AGAAGCAACAAAGAATAAGTTTAAAATTAAAATCAAACAAGTTAAACCTGTTCTCCATTATGTGATGGCAGAAGCAGGTCATATTGATATTTTTGAATACTCAGCAGAAGGAACAAGATTAGTTGCTCAAGTTGATAATGTTGAACAGTACATTAGAGACCAAATAGAGCAAAACACACTTTACGAAATTGAAAATAAAGTAATCATTGATGAACCAATAAAAGATAAGTTCACAAAAGAAGGACAAGAAAGATTCAAACCTCTCTATGCCCCTCCTAAAAAGATTGCTAAAAAATTATCTGCTCGCTTGTCTTTTTGATTCCAATAGAGAAAAATCTTTCTTTTTAGTTCCACCATCATATTCCCAAGCATATCCTTCATCAATCATCATTTGATTAACTGATTTCTTTTTATTGACTGCGGATACTTCAGCATCTCCAATAAACAAATGTCCCAGAATTCTTCCGTACTTTTCGGTAGAATCTGGGAGTTCTGTTTTAACAATAATATCAGTTTGTCCATCTAACTTTTTCTTGAGCCATTCTTTAACTTCAAGACCAAGTGCTTTTTCTTTTGCATCAGTTGTTCTGCTCTCTGGGGTATCGACACCAGCAAGACGAATTCTTTTTTCTAAACTTATATCAAACCCTAAATCTATTGACGCATCTATTGTATCACCATCTACAACTTTTAAAACTGATTTAATCCTATAAATGTATGGGTCTTTATCTGCCATTTATTTAATTTGATTTACTCTTACTATATATTCTTCCCTGAACCCATCCACATTCAGGAACTTCATTACGACCAAAAAGTCTTTCAACTTCACCATCATTCCACCACTTTCTCCCAGTCATATAATTTTTTCTTTTGTCCTTGAATTCTTGGGAACGAACTGCTCCTTTCTTATTTTGTGGTAGTTTTTCTATATGTTCCTTTGTTTTTTTCTTACCAGATAAAGCATTACTTATGTTTTCTCTATGAGATTTTGAAGCAGTCTTACCATAAAAAGGGTGATTTATACCACTCATCCTCAAACTATGAGATTTCTTTTGTTCTTCACTAATAATCTTACCAGAAGTTCCCTCACCACCATCAGTAAGGTTTCTCAAAATCCCAGTCCCATTATCTTTTCTACCATAAACAGCAATCATATAAATTTCGTGTTTGATTGCCTCTTGTTCTGTTAGATTTCTTTTTAGATATATTATTCTATCTTTACTTGGTAAAGGTACAATTCTTTTTTTAACATACAATCTAAACCCTTTACCTTTACCGATGTAATAAGGTGTTCCGTCTTCCCGCAAGTATGCGTAAGTATAATATTCCATCTGCTTTGTTTGTGGTTATAGTTATTTATACAAGAAAAGGAGCATTTCTGCTCCCAATCCTTTGCTTGAATAACCACAAACAAGCACTAATATTTATCATCCAAGAATAGAATCTCTCCACTCTTCACTCATATTCACCATAATTGCTTCTGCTGCTTCTGGTGTTTCAGCATATCCTTCATCAAGTAAGTGTGAGAGGATGATGTCGTAGAGGTCATATTGGTCAGAAAGTCCCTGCCTCTCAGCAGCATTTGACATTCTTCTTCTCATATCCTCTCTTTTTCTTTTTTTAATTTCTTCTGGACTTATCTTAGATGCTTTTTTTTCTTGTTGAGATTGATAATATTTCCCGTGAAAACCCGAACCTCCAATACTTCTTGCAGTGGGTTTTCCTTTACCTCTCCTTTGTTTATGTGCTTGCTGCCTATTTTGATTTACACTCGTATCACCGGATCTAACAATCATATCCAATCGTCTTCTGTTTTTTGGACTTAATCTATCAATATGTCTTTTGTCACGAACATTCATTTTCTTCCAATCATCCATAGTATCATCAACTTTTGCTTCATCAAGTTGCTGTTGATTTTCAACAACTTCCATATATGCTTCTTGAAGACTACGAAAATCTTGTGCGTCCATTTTTATGAATACTTTTTAGGTATTTATTAGAATGGCAACTTGAACTTCTCAGTATTTAGTTTAGGAATAGGTAGTTTCTCAAATGCTTTATTAACTTGATTCTCTACGACTTTACCAACAAACTCTTCTGGATTGTTGAGGATTGCTTCCGCTTTCTTATAAGTCACATAAGCACCGTAACAAAGTGCTCCACTAATTGCCAGACTCGTTGCTGACAGAATGATTGCTAGATTTTTCATCTTTCATTTCCTCGTGTGCTAATCGTAGTATGTAGTAAATTACATATGCAGTAAAGATAAGACCGCATCCCAATATTGTAACAACTCCCCACGGAAAATCCATCAATACTTACCCTCAGTGCAATACTCAACTTTCTTATTTGGATAATAAGGATACTTACCTTCTTGTGGTTTCATCCATCCACATCCAATTAACCAATCCATCGTCATTGGGGTAGGACGAATTTGTTCCCACAGAGGACCATTCGCACACATTTCTAACTTTTCTGCAGTCTGATTTGATTGCTCTTCTGCCCAGTTAGCATCTGCTTCCCAGGGAACAGCACGACTTTGCATCATTGATTCATAAGTTAATCTAGTTTGCTTCATTACCCATGCAGGTATTTCAGAATCCTGATGTACCTGAGCCATAAAAGAAGTTTGTAGTCCACCACCCATACAATCTTGTACAGCGTGCCACCCTTCATGTCTCATTGTTCCCAGAAACTCTCTAGGATCTTTGAGAAGTTGTTCATTCACGAAGAAACGATTATAGTTTGGCTTATATAATCCTACTGTTCTTGGAGTAAAGTATCTTTCCGGTGCAACATAAACAGGAACATTTACACCATCAAGAGCAGTAATAATTCTTTTTAGTTCTTCTCTGAACGGGTCAAAATCTGGATTCTTTAGTAGTTCAGAATCCACTGTGAGTTTCTCTATACCCTCAGTGCATTCTAGGAGAATCATGCAACCCATTGCCTCTGCACTATAAGGTCTTACTGTTGGTTGCTTTGGTTCCAGTGATGATGCAATAGCAGGAAATGCTAAGGATAAAACTAAACCAACTGAGGTGAACAACTTTTTCATTCGTTCCACCATCCTTCTTCTTTGTGTATCCAGACTTTCAAATCTTTTACATACTTTCTCAAGATCTGGGCCTGCTCTTCATGCCAAAAATCACCCGTCTCCATGTGAAGACGGGTGTGATTATCTATAGCTTTGAGTATTTGGTGGATGGGAGCATTCCAACACTCTCGTTTTGGAGTGTTCCATTCTCTTGGCATTGGTATGTAAATGTGTAAATTTGATTATCACTTAAAAAATCAGTTTGACATAAGTTAGGTCCAACTAACACATGACCAACAATAGTCAAAGTCATGAATTCAATCATTTTTTCTTTCCACCATTCTTTGCTTTTTTAGCGTTAGCATTACCAGAGTTTTGCTTTTTGTTGTTAGAAGATCCAGCACCGCCAGAACCTTTTTTACCTTTATTTGCAGACTTAGACATTATGCTCCACCTGTGCGAGGTTGTACTTGACCTTCCAGAACTTCTACTCTTTCTTCAAGAGTTGGTTCCGATGCGGAAACTTCGGGAGTAGGTAGTTCAGGAAGAGATTCTACAACCTCTTCTCTTTTTGTCTCATCCTTTTTTTCATCATCATCACCACCCTTCTTCATTGTGTTAATACCAAAGGTTGCAGCAGATGCGGTGAAAACAGTAGCAATGAAAGTGGGGTCCATCTTAGATAGAGCACCAGCATAACTAGCAGTAAGGAGAGCAGCAGACCAACCCAAAATCGCAATGCGTATAACAGTACTCATACACTTTTCCTTTTTAGTTTGTGTTTCCATTTGTTCCTTTGTGTGAGGTTAACCTTTTTTCCAAGCTTCACCTTCTGCTTTTCTTCTACGAGCAAGTCCTGCTTCTACATTTGAACCAGGATTACGATAGAGGAATAACGCATCAGGAACCAAGTCCCATTCTTTATTCTTCAAGCGTTTAGTAATAGTATTAAAGTTATCACCACCGTAAAAACCGGCACCAAGATTATAAGCAAAGCTGAGCAGAGCGCCTCTTTTTCCATCTGACATTTCACTCCAATAAGGGATTTTTCTTAATGCAGGAAGAAACTCTTTCTTACACTGCTCAATTAAAAGTTCATCTGCTTCCGCCTGAGTGAGTGTATCTCCCATATGGAACGCTGAACCATCTTTCTTACGGGTTGAACCCCAACCAATCGTGATTGGAAGTCCTCCAGTAAGAGGATCGGGATATGCTTTTAGATGACATCCCTCAAACTCTTTGATTAATTTGAGTCCCATCATTGGAACATCATCACCACCAACTACAGGTGCTGCAGCAGCGGGAGTGGATGCTGGTGCAGCACTAGTCTTTTTTCCTCTGTAAATCTCCGCCCAATCAATATTATCTTCTAGATATTTGACTGGGAGATTATCTTCCAACCACTGAACTGCTTTAACATGATTAGGATTCTTCTCGTCATAGAATTTGAAGAAGTTATGAAGATCGATTCTTGCCATTGTTGTCTCCGAAATACCGTTGATAAAGTTCGTTTGCTTCTAAATGCTTTCCGTTATTTGTAAGATCTTTAATCACCTTAAGCATCTTTCTTTTAAAATTAATCGAAGATTCTTCCCCATCCATCGTTGCCTCCTGGACACCAACGGTGCTTAAGAACTGCTTTAGTATAAATGGTTTTCTTTCCGTTAGTTACAGGACCAGTGTAATTATCATTTAGTGATCCATATGGGTCATTAACATAGTACCCTTTTCCATCTGGTGTCTTGCCGATTACAACACACATGTGCCCACCAGTAGGTGCAGAAAGAGAACCCCTATGGAGTATGCCAATAACAACGGGCTTCCCAGCGTCCAGACTTTTATCGATATCAGCAAAAGATAAATTGTAACTAAAGTGTGACTTAACACCATAACCTGCCAGAACCTTCGTCTGTACGGCATGGTCCGTTGTATCACCAATTGCGAATACTTTCTTAACATATTCATCGTCGCCTTTGATACTGCCTGGCTTGAGGAAAGCAAGGCACATAGCACACGATGAAGAGTTGCAAGTTCTATGTGCATCTCTGTAGTTGTCTACTTGGTTGAAGTATGGAACTGCTAGAACTGCTGGTGTAGGGGGCTTAGTTCTAAAAATTCCAATCCAATCAGTTTCCGCATCATCTAAAAACTGAGAGGGAAGATTATCTTCTAACCACTGGACCGCTGCAACATGATTTGAATTGCTATCATCATAAAACTTAAAAAAGTTATGAAGATCTAGGGTCATGGATTATCTCTATAAACACTGAGAATATTTATAAAAAAAGCGCCCCTTTGGGCGCTTTGATTATTTTCAAGCAGTAACAGTTTCTCGAACCGTAGATTTCACATAATCAAGAACCACTTCTGGAGTAGTCGCTTCGTAAGGGTCGGTTTCTGCATTATCCCGCTGCCCATCCTCAACGAATAGTTTTTCGATGATTCCGTTATCCACGACTGCAGCATAACGCCAAGAGCGATCACCGAAACCAAGGTTAGACTTAGTGACAAGCATTCCCATAGAGCGTGTGAAATATGCATTGCCGTCTGGAATGAGTTTTACATTCTTGATGTTCTGATCTTGTGCCCAAGCATTCATCACAAACCCATCATTAACAGAGATGCAGTAAATAGCGTCGATGCCACTACCAACAAAGTCGTCGTATTTCTCTTCGAATCCAGGTAGCTGATAGGCACTGCAAGTAGGAGTGAAAGCACCAGGCAGACTAAACAGGACCACACGCTTTCCATCGAAAAGTTCTGCAGTTGTACGATTTACAAACTCTCCGTTCTCACGAAATACAAATTCAACTTGAGGAACTTGATATTGTTCTTTACGCATTTTAACCTCCATCACCATACACCAGGAATGATTTGACCAGTAAGGGTATAAGAACCCATTGCGGCAACAATACCAATCATTGCTGCCCAACCATTAATGCGTTCTGCGCGTTCGTTCATTGTTTTTCTCCTTGATAAGAATGTTTTTGTTTAAGTTCAGGATTTGGTTGTGAAGGAACAACTGGGTTCCTTGATTTGTTTTTAATGACGATGAAAGCATCGTTTTGGTAAGATACAGTTCCAAATGGTTTTGCCCATTTTGGATTTGCATCTGGACTAGTAGGAGTTCCTGTGACTGCTACACCACCAATTTCAACTGAGATATCATCATCTTTATCCCATCCAAGTGTTTCAAGAGCAATAGCAAATTGCCCTAGCATACCAGCAGTACTCACAGATTTTCTTCCTGTTCAGTAAGGATCACACAATCACTTGTGGGATAAGCAACGCAAGTGAGAACCCAACCTTCTGCTTGTTGATCATCATCAAGGAACGATTGTTCTTCGTTGTCAACGGTGCCAGAGATGAGTTTTCCAGCGCAGGCACTACAAGCACCTGCTTTACACGATGAAGGGAGGTCAACACCTGCCTCTTCTGCTGCTTCAAGAATGTACTGGTCATCAGCACATTCAATAGTGGTTTCTGTGCCATCAGGGGATTGGAGAGTGACATTAAAAACGGTCATTAGTAAGTCTCGCAAATTTTTTCAACAGATGCTGCCAGTAATACAAAAAAGGCAACGGATGTTATTGTAAAGATAGTTGAAGTCATTGTCAACCCTCAGAAGATTCCGAAGAAGAGGTGCCCAGTGAGAGCATAAGAAATAGCGCCAGCAACAATGCCGACCATAGCCCAGCGTCCATTCATTTTCTCCGCTTTCTCTGCATAAGGTTCGATACCATAACGCTCAAGGGCTTCTTTGGTCATATACATCGCGGGTTCTTTGGCAAACATATTCATTTGCCCAAACTCGTTTTTTGTTACGGTCATTTTCGTTTATTACGAATTGTTACACAATTATATAGCAAAAATAAAGGGGTGTCAAGCACCCCTGGTAGTCATTTATACTTAGTTTTGTTAGGAAATCAGAACTTCCAAGCAAGTCCAACAGTAGGAACAACGGAAGTACCATCAGTCAGAGCAACTTTCACATCAGCAAACACAACTGCATGTTCCGCAAGTTGAGTTTCAGCACCTGCTTGAATATAACCAACTGTATCATTATCAAAGGTAAGAATACCAGCATCACCAAAAGCAGCACCACCACCCAGATAAACATTGGTGTTTTCTGCAACAGCGAGATCGTAGGTTGCGCCAATGGCACCTTCAACCTCGCTATTAATAGTCACTTGAGGACGGACAGAAAGAGGGAGATTACCTGCCTCTACACGACCAACAATAGTTGCTGCAGCACCTTGACCATCAGTGCCTACGGCAATACCAGGACCAACATAGGAACCTTCAAGACCACCAGCAAGTGCTGAACCACCAGCAAAAACAGCAGTAGTAGTAGCAAGAATAATAGATTTCATAGTTTGTTCAACCCATTTTAAAGTTTACTAGTCTCATTGTGCGAGACTTGATACATTTTACATTTGCTTCGGGATCATGTCAAGTATTTTGTTGTGCAACAGAGTTTTCGGTTATTCGACCCAAATATGGATCATAATTCATATATTCTCGAATATCAACATCTGCACCAGATTGTTGCCACCAGTTTAGCAATGCATCATGAGGACCTTTATGAAAAATATTAAGATGATCTGTATGGATTGTAGATCCCATATCCAAGTTATACAAGAATAGAGGAATTGTATATGTTTTACCGGTTTCCAAAATTGTATCTTCAGAAACTGCTCTTGGTTTTACACCATTATCAAGTTTATATTTACTACCGCGAATATGATGCTTCATAAGTTTTGCAGCATGATGTCTACTGATTAAGTAAATTGCTGCGGAAAAATCATTAATAAATTTCAAGTGCAATTTTACATGAATATCTCCAGTACAAATTGTAGTTAATTGCACGCAATCCCAATCATATGGAAGAAGTGAGAAAAATTCTGTCCAAGTAAAATTCCAATATCTGGCAATATCAAGATTTACATCATCTTCTAAAATTAAACAATATTCATCATTTGTATTTTCATAAAAATGTCGAATTGCTTTGAGATGAGACATACAACATCCCAACTCATTCTGAGATACATTATCAGGAATTCTTCCTTTTAAATGGGAAGATACATCATCAACCCTACCATCATAACCGGAAATGCGTGTATGATTTTCGATTTCCCAATACTTAAATTGATTTTCCATATACTCACGACGATGAGTATCTGCATCTAAATTTAACCAATAGATGTTAGGAAGATCTTTAAGTTTAAATACTGATTTGTTCTTATCCATCACTGAAAATACTTGACAATGTTTTCTCTATTTCCTTTAATATAACCGATACATTCTTTTAAATCATCTGGAAGATTATTCCATAAATTTGCCATTTCTTGTCCAGCTTCATCTTTGTTATAATTTGTTCCTTGTGCATGTTGGATTTGATGATCATAATCTCTGATCACTGGTCTCTTCATAATAAAAGAAATTGCATTCATTACAAGATCCCAACCCCACCCCATTTTCATAGTCTCGGGAGTCATAATCTTTAAAAGATCTCTCTTGTAAAAATCACCAATCACATCTTTATGAATAAACCATACTGTTTCATCAGTACACGCAACCATTTTAATATTAGAATCTTCAGATTCTAATCCTTCAATATCAGTCTGATCTGGAGTGTACCAAATGTTAGTTACATCCGGAGCATAAACTCCCCATTCATATAGATTATAATACTTTCTTGCATCATCAACAAGTTGTTTCCAATTAGTATATTGAGTATCTCCTTGGATATGAAGTAAAACTTTTTTATCATCTTTAAAGAGTTCCAGTGCTTTAGTAAATTGAGATGTAAAATAAGCAGAGTCTCCAAGATTAACCCAACCTTCTCTAGTATTATTATCATCACTATTGATAACAGTAACATCATCAAATACTTCTTTCAGTGCATCTTCAATGGCACAAGTTTTTTCAAACTGACGATTCCAATTAAAAATGAATGGTTGAATATCCTTTACTCTAATTTGAGGAAATCTTTCCAAGTAACCTCTACCATTAAGATCCGCATGATCTCCATGATCATTGCTAGTATTTAAATCCTGATAAAGAATCTCAACATAAGGATTTAAAATACGCGCATAGTTTGTAATGTTTGAAGACTTACCAATAATTGTTTTACACATTGACAAGGTAGTTGCATCAATCAAAACTTCATCACCAGCAAGAATTCTTTCGGCACTATTAGGTTCTGCTTGAATAGAATAATGAAGACCAGCAGTACTCATCGTGCGTTGATGATCATAATGATGAATTGTGATATCTAGGAAATAATTTTTAAATTCGTCAATTACATTACTTTGATCTGTCGTAAGAAATATACAATCATATCCACCAGAATTAAACTCTTCTTTGGCTACCTTTAAGTATTTTTCAATAGCAACAAATTCAGTATGACCAACTCCATCAGTTCCACGATAGTGAACACCCAAAGCATTTTTATATTTTTCTTTAGCAATACTATCAATTTTTGCTTGCATTCTTTCATTATAAGGCAAGTACTTGCGGTACTTATCCAAATCAAAGTCCCTAAAAGATGCCCAAGGATAGTCACAATCCCATCCATCTTGAGAATTAAACGCTTTATTGGCATCATCAGATACACGAGAGGAATCAAACCAATGATCTGGAGTTCCATACAACATAAACATTGATGGAGAAACGCAGACTTGATTAAGATCAACTCCTTTATTCTCAAGTGTTCTAAAACTTGTCAAAATAGTAAGATAGTTTGAGAGAAATCCGCGATGCATTCCCTCAACTAACTTAATCTCAAAACTCATTTCAATCTCCTTTAATTACACGATAACTATCTTCATCAAAATGTTGCGTTGAAAATTCAAAAAGTTCAGTATCTTCAAGAGCAATCATTTGATGTCTTAATCCACGATAAACATGAAACTTATCTCCTTTATTCAGGGTCAGTTCATGTGCTAAAGCAATATCATCTTCATCATAATATTTTAACAAAATTTTTCCAGATTGTAAATAGAAAACTTCATCTTTCAATTTATGAAAATGCCAGGAGCATCTTTTACCCTTAACAAAATATAAAAGTTTTCCACAGTACTCTTCTGAATTGACAATCCATTTTTCAAATCCCCATCCTTTAGGGACAAATTTAATTTCCGAAGAACTCATTTGCGTTAATTCCTTTGTCATCTATGTAGACATCACCAGCAGGTTTACCCATAAACAATTTGTGATATTTACAACCCCATTCTTTAAGTTGTAACTCTGTTATATATCTCAAATCTGACTCTGCTAGTTGTGCATTATTATCATATCTACCCATACCTCGTGCAGTAAGATAAACAATGTAATGTCCTTCATCATAAAGTTGATTGATTACTTTTATCCTATCTCTTTTTGGTGTAGATGATGAATAACTATCGCCATCAGATTTATCACAAATAGTTCCATCAATGTCAACAACGTATTTCATTAATGTCATCTCCACTTAAAACATAAGTCCCAAAGTTTTGAACTGCTATTGCAGCTGCCTTGTTAGCGTAAGGTATTGCTTTTTCTATCGTACCACACTCTAGGTAAAAGTAAACTAGTGCAGATAAAAAGGTGTCTCCCGCGCCACAAACATCAAATACACTTACTTTTTCTCCAGGGTAAGTTATACCATCATATTCTGCTCCACCAGAACCTCTAGTAATGATAATGTTGTCATGTTTACTTTTTAAGAGTTTCGATTCATTATCATTAATCTTAATAAAACAATTTGACTCTGGGAGAATTGTCTTTTTACTATCAACAAAAACAGGAATTCTAGAGTTAAAAACTACTTCAAATAATTTTTGTTGAGTAATAAATCCTTTGTCATAATCAGAAATAACCAATGCATCATATTTTTCATTTGGTATTTCATATTCCATTGGAGATAAAGGATCCTCAATATCTACGCGAAGAATTTGATGATTATATTTTTCATCAATATATCTTGTTTTATAAATTTTTTCTTTATTGGTTAGCATATAAACTTCCATACCGAATGCTTGGAGATTATCTCTAACATTCCACGCCATCCCATTCTTACTTTCTTTTCTATGAAACTTAAGAATTGGCACTGGTGCTTCTGGATTTAATCTTTCACAAGTTCCATAGACATATTCATCGACGCAACTATCTCCGATTAATAATATCTTGTATGGTTTTTGTTGTGGCATAATCTCCTATCCTATCAAAGAATATTAATTCAGCAGCATAATAAGAACCTATTACAGACTTACCTTTCCAGTCAGAACCAACAACCATTATATCAGGTTTAAAGGATTTTACCAAACCCTCAAGTTCTTCATCGCTAGAAAACAGTTTTACCTCATCCACTGCCTTTAGATTTTCTAGAAAAAATTTCCTTTCATCTTGATTATGTATGGGTCTTGTTGAACCCTTCTTTTCTTTTACTCTTTCATCAGTATCAATACCAACACACAAATAATCACCAAGACTTTTTGCATAATTCAAAAGTTCAAGGTGACCTCTATGTAGAATATCAAATGTTCCGTTTACAAAAATGTTCATAACAGTTTTTAATCTCTTTTTCTAATCCACTAAACTTTATTCCAAAAGTTTTTAACAATTCACCAGAACCACAATACGACTTGTCCATCCCTTCTTCCAAAACAGTTACGGGAACTTTATATTCCGATAGACTGTTTATAATCCTAGAAACATCAGACAATTTCGTTTTTGTTTCATAAACTAAATTAACTTCCTTTGGTAAATCTTTTCTCAATTCAAGATATAAATCAATAACTTTTTTTGTATCTTCTATTCCAAAAAAGTCCATAAACTTATCCTTAAAAATAACAATTTCTTTCTTAAGGATATAATTTTTTATATTCACAGAGGTAAACATATTATCTGGAGTTTCTGGTCCAAATACATTAAAGAACCTCAAGTTATAAACATGATCCAATTGACGACATCTTTGTGATATAAGACACTTTGCAAAACCATAATAATCTTCAGGAATTATTTCTCCCACTTGATTTTCTTTTGCAAGATAAATGTCTTTTTGTCTACCAAATGCAGCACCACTACAAAAATTAATCATTGGAACTTTTTGTGCTGCAAGGTTTTCAAACATTTTCATATTTACATAAAAATCGTCAGGAATATCCTGACGAATTCTACGACCACCTTTAATTGCAGCGTGGAGAATAAAATCAATATTATTCTCCTTTACAAACAAATCAACCAGACCTTTATTTGTATAATCAACATCAGGATAAAAAACATCATGAGTTTTAAGAAGATGCGGTATGACTTCTCTCCCTAAAAATCCACGATGTCCAGTAAAAAGAATATTCATCTACTTAGGTTAATATAGGAAGGAGAAGAACCATACAGAAATTCTTTAATATTAATGTCTTCTTTATCCTTTGGTCTAAAAGTTTTTATGTTTGGAAACAAAGAAAGAACTTGTTGGTCTTCACAAGCATAGTGAGAAAATCCACAAACTCCATAGTCATCATCTCTACCACTTCCCACAAGTTTAACAGGGATATTCTCGTGGTTTACATAGTTGCGAATAAACTCAAATGGACGATAAAGAACAAATGGAGTAATAGAGTAAACAACAGGAATAATACCTTCCATTGCCATACCAACTGCCATACCGATCATAAGTTGTTCAGAAGCACCAGGATTAATAACTCTATTCGGAAACTCTTTTCTCAAATCATCAAATAATCCATATCCAACATCACCAACCAAAAGAGAGATATTTTCATTCTCTCTCATTTCACTAGTTAGTAAATCTCTAAAAGTTCTTCTCATAGTGCCTCCAAAGCAGATTGATATTGTTCCTCACTAAAGTTTGTATAATGTGCATGAAGACCTTCTAAACCATAATGATTTACTGTTGTCCTTACAAAGTTTACATATGGATTAAATGCTTTAATCCTATTTTCAAGATAGTCTAAGTCAACAGCATCATAAGCAGCCCATCCATTTGCGTTCACATAAATCTTGAGATTGTGAAGATTGTTCTCATAAGCAAAACGAAGTGCTTCCCACACAGAACCTTCTGCTGATTCGCCATCAGAAATCATACAGTAAACATTACGATTAGGATTTGCAAGTGCTCTTCCAACAGCAACTGTAATGCCCATTCCAAGACTTCCTGTTGAGCAATGAAGTTTTACAGTCTCATCTCTTTTTGGATGCTCTCCATATTTTTCTAGAAGTTCTTCAGCATTAAATCCAAAGTACTTTTCAAGAACAACATATAAAGACACTACTGCGTGACCATTTGAAAGAATAAAAATATCATCTTCATTCATTTCACTATAGATCTTATCAATTAGGTCAAGACAAGAAAAGTAACTTCCTAGATGATGAAGTTGCTTTTCATAACAGATATCAAGAAGTCTCCTAGTCAGTTTTTCATCCGTCATAACCAAGAACTCCATCATAAGTAAGTTTCATTGTCTTTTTACCAAGTGATTCAAGTCTTTCAATAACTTTATTCACATTCTCTTCCATCTTACCAACACCCTCAAAATCATGAACCTCAACATAGATTGCATCAATTTCTTTAATAGCGTCTTCGAATGATGGATCATGCACAACTACATTTTCAAATCCTTCAATGTCCATCTTTACAAAATTCACTCTCTTTTTCACAGTATTTTTAATAAAATCGGCAAGAGTTGTAGTAGGAACCATGACACTATCAGTGCCACCAGGATCAATACCATGACGAAGAAAAGAATTCATAGTCGAATTGCTACTATTCAACTGAAACTCTTCTTCTCCATTTTTAGTATGAATAGCAACTTGATGTGGAAAAATATTTTTTACCTTAAGACTTTTTAAAATATCTCCCATAATTTCAATATGAGATGGAGTTGGTTCTACTGCATATACTTCTTTACAGATAGAACTCATATAAAGAGAAAACAATCCAATATTAGCACCAAGATCAACCATTACAACATCTTCATTGTCCTCAAGAAATGAATAAAAACCATCCTCAAATTGATCAAGAATTGCAATTGTTTTTGAATGAGGTGTATTATGGTGCTCCAAAAACTTTTTAGATTTGGAAAGATCATATGTTTCAAGATCTTTAATTGTTTTCAAAATAACAGACATTTTATTCTCCTAAAATTGTTTGAATGTAATCGCGTACTTCTGATTTAATTATACCATATAACCAGTTATAATGGTCACCATATTGTTTAATAGTTTCCATTGTACCTACTCCAGCGGCATGAAGTATGCTTGTTCTCAATGGTTCTCCCGTAATTGGGTGATCAATATAAACAGAGTTGTCTTTTATGTAAAGATTTTTCCAACTCTCACAATGATCTTTTTCTCCCCACTGATTAACTATACCATAAGTTACACCACTTCCCTCTCTATCAATTATTTCACTTGTATACTTATCTTTTGCATGAAATATATGATTCCAAGTATCTTGTTCATTACGAATTAAGGGCCATGGTTTATAGGTAAAAGTTCTTCCATCACTTTGCTCAGCAACAAACTTATTAAAGTCTCTCCACTCATACCAAAATTGCTTATCATTTGAAGCAATAAATCCCGCATTAAGAAACTCATTTACACCTATCATTCCACCATCGCCATATGGTTCATAAAAAGGACTTACACAAGGTTGTGCTGATCCTGCTTTACCAAAGAAGTTATTGTTTCTAACTCCTATCAATTCTGCATTTGAATCAATAACTTTATCAAGACTACCAATACAAAAAGAGTCTGCATCAATATGAATTACCATATCATAATCTTCAACTAAAGGAAGACATGTCACGACCATCATCCAATCAGAAAACCTAACATTTTCTGCACCAAGCCAAGGATATTCTTTTGTTATATTTTTTGTATCCTCTGTCCCAAAAATATGAAAGTCTATCTCCGGATGAAAATGATTGATGAGTTTTTGCAACTTATCTGGTCTTAGATAAGGTGCATAGTCATCAGTACACCATGTAGAAACTGCAATCTTTTTCATTTTATTTTTTTGAAGATAGATGTAAGTATATTTGGATATGAATGCTCGGTCTTACGAATAGAGTCTTCAATATTTGTATGGTTAACATATTCATAATTTTGAGACTCAACAAAACTCCTCAAAGATTTTTCATCAAAATGCCAGAGGTGTTCATCTGGTCTTCTATGCTTCCAATTTTCAAACCATTCATCATTAAAATTATGACACCAAGGAACACTTATACAAATATAATCACACTGCAGTTTATCTAAAAAGTAAATATCATCAAAATGTTCTAAAGAATCAAAGAAACTAATGACATCATAATGACTATCAAAGATATTATCTACAGTTTTAATTTTACTTGGCAAATTAACACCACTAACATCATACCCAAAACAATTTGGAATTATTTCACTACATGTTTTTAAAAAACTTCCATTCCCGTATCCAACATCAAGAATAGAATTTGGAACTTTACCTAGAGAACCTATAACAAATCCAAGTCTTAGATAAGACATATAGTTTGTCAATTCGCCATAAGAGTTATATCTAGTATCGACATATTTTTGATCATATGTAATTGGTTTGCATATAATCTGTTTTATTACGCCATTATCATCTTTTTGATAGTTTTTCATATTTTTTGATCATATTCAACGATAACCCAACGATTATCATTTAAATGGGAATTTACCAACAGCAATCCATTATCAGCTCTTAGATCATGAAAATAAAGATCTGCTTTTAAGTCTAAAGGTAAAGAATCAACTAGACAAAATACAGAACTTGGGGAAACATGAATCTCTGTAGCATTTTCAATGACTTTAATCCAATCTAATAGATTATCTGTTATATTATCTTTTATTTTTATGATTGTCAAGTCAGAGTTTTTGCCATTTCTCCAACCAAACATATCAAATTCATATTCATCGCTTGCACTTGATGAATCGTGTACAAGAATATAATTTTTTACATTCCCAACTACTTTTTCGTAAAGATCATCCGCTCCCTTTATTTGTTTTGGTAATTTGAAATTACTATATCTTTCCGAATAAAGAACTTCTGCTTGTTCATAAAACTGTCTCTCAAAATTTATTCCAACCCATTTTGGGGGGCATTGTTCTCTTTCCAGATAAGTATAAATGACTTTATCATAACCTATTTTAAGGTAATCAAATTTAGTTTCAGAAGACCAATCAGAAACTTCTTTTTCAAGATTATCCCAATCATTATCAAATGCTTTTGGAATAATATTTGGGAAATCTTGATAGAGACAATCTATTGTGTTATAAAACTTTTTTCTGCATGGTAAATATAAAGTCTCATACTTTTGTGCATAATGATGCACCATACCATTACAAAGAAAATGATCACCCAAACCAGGATGATGATGAAGAATTAAATTTTTTTTCATTACATTAAATGAGAGTATCTAACTATGTTCCAGCGATTAAATCCTGTTGCTAAACAATTTATTTGCTGCATAGTGTTATATCGAATATCATGATAAAAAAGTTTGGCATTAATTTTAGTACATACACTATCAACAAGATGAAAAAATCCACTGTTTACACAATGTATCTCTCTTGCATTTTCAATTAGTTTCATATAAGAAAGAACATTATTAGTTTGCCCCTTTTTAATTTCAATTACTTTGCTTGGAATTTTTTCATCAGGTCTCCAAGATGAAATTTCTATGGGATATTCATTTCTAAAACTTGAATTTTTATGAACTACAATGTAGTCATTATTATCACCAACTAATTTTTCATAGACTTCATCAACATCAGGAATTTTTTTAGGCAAAACAAACTTTTCATATCTATCTTTATAAAACATATTTGCTTGTTCATAAAACTGTCTTTCAAAGTTTGGAGCAAACTTTTCTGGATATGCTTCACCTTCTCCTCTTGGAGTATTTTTCCTCATCATTTCTCGATAATTTAAGTTCTCAAACCCAAGTCTTATAATTGGGTATCCCATCTGTTGAGCCCAAGGAAACATTTCTCTTTCAAGAGTTGCCCAATCATCATGAAAAGAATGAACAATAATATTTGGATAATCACTATACAAACATTCTAAAGTTTCAAAATACCTATGATGAGTAGGGATATGCAAACGATCGGTCATTTTTACATATTCATGAACAATTGCATTACAAATGAAATGATCACCAAGTCCAGTATGATGATGAAAAACTAAATCAGAATATTTTTGCATATTAGTTTAGATTACCAAATTCATCAAATTGAAAAACATTATTGACACTTCCTCGATAAAGATTCATCCATAAACCACAATTGCCCGTATGATTGACGACATATGAACATTCAGAAACACACCTAAGTGCAGAATCAAACCACTGCATCCAATCCATAGTATCTTTCCCTTCGTTCTCCATTACAGTGTTCATTGCATCTGTACCGTAAGTCGAAGGAGTTTCTTCAAAGTGAATAACCATATCTCCAAGTTCATTTTTAAAATAATCTATAACTTGTGTCTGATCACTTTGAACTAAAACTTTTTTAGCAGAAGTTGCTTGTAAAAGTTGCTTAACCGCTATCAAATAATTTGAAGGATGCGATAAACGAACTTCAGTCCACTTATCAGTTCCTCTATAAAGAACAGAAATTGTTTCTGTAGGATTAATATTATATTTTTGCATTAAAAAATTTTTTCTTTCCAAAATTAAATCACTTGGATTAAAAAACTTATTAATTACTTGATTATAATATTCAAAATCATAAAGTCCAAATTGCTTTTTATTTTCGTCAGGCAAAGCAACTTTTTTAAACAACTTTACTTTTTTATTAAAATCAATTTTATAAAAATCTGGGAAAATATCACGATTCTCATCTTTTTTGAATCTCTTGAATCCCATTGAATAATTAATTACATCAGGTTCTATACCATGACTTAATAAGATTAAGAGAGAAAGAAATGCTTGTGTTTGATTAGAATAAAACCCACAGTTCCACATGCAATCCAGCTGATTCATTTCTGGATGATTAATCGAACTGCACCCCCCAGTAGATGCAGTATATTTACAATGTCGTAACTTCATTTTAATTCAATTTGAGTTTTAATCCAGTTATAAGTTTTACGAATACCCTCTTCAAGAGTTTGAGAGTAATCCCAACCTAGTTTTTCGCGAATAAGATCATTGTTAGAATTTCGACCACGAACACCTAGAGGACCATCAATATGATTTTTTTCTACAACTTTACCTGCGACTTTAGCAGCAGTATCTACTAGTTGATTAATAGTAACCATTTCTTCAGAACCAATATTCACAGGTCCAATAAAATCACTATCCATCAATCTGCGGGTTGCTTCGATACATTCATCAATATACAAGAAGGAACGAGTTTGTAACCCGTCTCCCCACACCTCGATAGTTCCACCTTCCTCTGAAAGGTAGGCAACTTTACGGCAAATTGCTGCAGGAGATTTTTCCCTTCCCCCTTCCCAGGTTCCTTCAGGTCCAAAGATATTATGATACCGAGCAACCCGAACAGGGATCCCGTGATTACGAGAATAAGCGAAAAACAACCGCTCTGAGAAGAGTTTTTCCCAACCATATTCAGAATCTGGTGCTGCGGGATATGCTGATTCTTCACGGCAATCTGGATTATTGGGATCAAGTTGATTATGTTCTGGATACATGCAAGCAGAACTAGAATAAAAGATTTTAGTCTGATAGTCTAGAACAGGTCGAACACATTCAGTACCATTATCTACACCATTAAAAGTTTCATTAAACTGACGCTGTGCTTCAAGAACATTAAGATTAATGGTTGCAGAGTTATGCATGATGTCTGCATCATTTTCGCCAGTGAAAACAAATCCAGCACCACCCATATCTGCAGCAAACTGATAAATCTCATGGAAAGGGCGAATGTAACGATAAGGGACTGAATTATAAAAATTACCCTGTTCGCCTTTGAATTCAAGGGTACATCGAACAAAACCCATGTCCCTCAAGTCTCCCAAAACAAATTCATCTGCTTCGGAAATTGAAAACTCGGGATACTTAATATCAACTCCACGGACCCAATATCCCTCAGACTTTAATCTCTTTACCATGTGACTTCCAATGAATCCACCAGCACCTAATACAAGTGCAGTTTTCTTATAATCACTCATAGATCAATAAATTTCTCTTAGTATATATTATACAAAAAAAGAGGGGTTATGTAAACCCCTCTTTTGAAAATTCAGGCTCGCCACCAATTCTTTGACTGGAAATTGGAAACCAGGCGGAGAAAGAATTCCCCATCCGCACCACTTGCTCTTGAGAGAAGCAAGAAACTCATAGGGGTCATTTGACTCCACCACTTAGTTTTGAGAAACTAAGAAAAGTTGGGTTAACTTTGATATCTCGGTAATACCAAAGAATGCACATAAGAATAATACATCCCAAAGTTTTAGTTTAATAGCAAAAGGTATTGTGAGTAGTCCCCCAATAACTTTTATCATTAAACCGTATTTAAATTCTCCCCACAACATAGTTTGATAACCAATTATAAGGAGAATGTTTCCAATCCACCGAAGCAAATCAGATTTAGACATAAGGGGTTTTGCTCCCGACCAGTGCTGTTAAAGTCCATCCGTGACTATTTACTCATCATCATCTCTCACATAACAAGGAACACGATCTGGATCTAACCATTTCGCATATTCAATATCTTCCATTGCAGTAGAACATTGTAAAACATTATCAAAAAGATAAATGTCATTCCAGCGTTTGGTATACTCGTTTTGTTTTTGCATACGGTAATCAGGTTTACCGTTGATTTCAAGGATACCCGCCTCAATAAAGCGATATCCTTCTCGTTCAAGAAGAACTTTTGTCTTCATGCCACCTCTACAGATTCGAGATCAGCAAGAACATATTCCATAAGCATTTCATAGTCATCTAGAGGATCACCAGAGAATACTACACCTTCGTTCTCATAGTACCGACGAACCTTTTTGTAGAGTTTCGGATTCTTTACATCAAGGTAGAAGTCACCGTTTGCTGCTCCACGAAGAGTTTGGATGTCTTTCTTGAATTTTGCTGTGAGAGTCATTGTTTTGAATGTTGACCTTAGTATTATAAGGGGTTGACTTGAAGAAGTCAAGGTGGACAGTAGAGTTTCTGTCCTATGCTCGTCAGGGGAATCTAACCCCTCTTCGGCGCTTTATGAGAACGCTGCATTCGACAGATTGCTAGACGAGCGTTTGTAAAAATTGATTCCAAGAATTTCCATTATGGAGTTCTTGATGACAATTATGACATAAAAGATCACACTTGTCTATTTCTTCTTTTAGAGTTTCATACTTTGTATTTCCAAATCTTCTAGCATCAAGATTTAGTTCTTTTTGTGATGGATCTCTATGATGAAAGCACAGCATTGCTGGTCTGTTTTCACCACACTGTTGACATTTTCCACCTTTATTTTGAATTGCTTCCCATTTTCTTTCATAAGAAACTCTTTTTTGTCTTTCGTAAGTGTTTCTTTGTACTTGTTTAGGTTTATAGTTTGTGTCGTTTTTATAACGCCATCTTTGTCTACAAGCATTGCTACACCATTTTTTTAGTCGTCCTTTTGTGACTCTTTCATTTAATATATCACAACCACAATTATGACAGGTAGATATTAAAGTAAACATATTGGTGTTATGAATATATACATAATTATTTATAAAAATTATGTAATGGGAATACTGGGAGTTGAACCCAGACTAAGCCCTTATAAGGAGCCCGCTCTAACCATTAAGCTATACTCCCCTGAATCCAGATCTATAATAGCGGATCTGGAACGCTTTGTCAAGAACCTTCTTCGTGGTCGGTGTGTATTCGTATCACATCGTCGTCCACATCAGATTCTACTGCAAACTTTATGGTTTCGTTGTATGGAACAATCACTGCGCTTCTTTCTCCATCAGTAATAATAAACGATTCACCATTTTCTACTCTTTGTATTAGATTGTCAAAATCTGCTTGAAACTCTTCAACCGTAAATTTTTGGAGATCTGAAAGTTCTGGATACATTTTCATAAAGTGAAGTTTTATGAGTCGGGGTGACAGGATTCGAACCTGCGACCCTCTGCTCCCAAAGCAGATGCGCTACCAAGCTGCGCTACACCCCGTTACTTGTTTTTGTGTATGTACATAATACCAGCAAAAGGTACAACTGTCAATCCCATTCCACAAAGAAAAAGAAAGAAAGGACTTGCTGCTAGGGTTTCAACCAAGTGGAAAATCATCTTCCTCTCCAGTTCTTGTATTCATAATACATGTATTGGTCAACTTCGTCAAGTCCTTGTAAAGGGGCGTTAACATTCCAAATAGACCATTCTTTGCAAAACTGTTTAATATCTATATTGTTTACAATATTGTGCCCATACATTCTCACAAAAGAAGACATTGCAAAATTGTATCTTTGTTTATTTGACATATGCATAATTAAGTCCCCAATAAATCCACAAACTAATTGTAGAAAAATATATTAAGGATAATACAAAAAGTGTTTTAGTCATCTTCTTCGTCCTCGTAAGTTGATGGTTCTTCAAAGAGTTCATCCATTTTCTGTTGAAAAACTCTTTGGTATAGTTCTTGTAAGTCTTCTTCGGTGAATCTTACCATTCTCTCTATAAGGATATTTTTAACCAGGGTAATAGAGGAGGAATAACACCAACTAATCTTAAAAGTCCCTCAGCAAATAAAGCAAGAACCACCCAACCGACGCACATACTAATGATAGAAGCATTACGGTTGTGTCTTCTGATAGCATCATCGATCATCTCCTGAACTTCAGAACGGGTAATAAACTCTTCTTGTTCGTGCATCATTTCTCGTCTCCAAGAAACTTTGCAAGAGGATCTTTGCGGGTTTTTAAAATCTCACATGCTCTATAATAAAACATATTATTGGTGTTACCAGAGGCTTCAAAAGTTGCCTTGATCTTCACCCAATTTTCATAGGTGTGTTGATCCATAGGTTTGTCCCTGTGATACTATTATATACTAATCACAGACACTTCAAAGTCAACTTTTTGTGTTCATATCGTAACACTGTTGAAGAAATTATTAAATTTGTAAGTTATCTTAACGGAAAGAACAGGAATCGAACCTGCGAGGGCGTTAACCCCAGCCGCTTTCAAGGCGGTGTCCTCGACCAACCGGACTCTTTCCAGTAATAGGTTCAACGAACCTCAAAATCCAAACGCTTTACTTTGCGTTGGCGTCTTGCCTCTTGCCAGGCAATATCTTGTGAAGTCAGAACATTTGATTTTTGTTCTTTCTGAATAGAGTTTAGCATAACAATACGAGATAAGTCAACTGCTGAAACTTTATCTCCACGGATCGTTGCCATATTAGGACATCCACAAGTGACTGTTTTTGATGGGTGTCCTGTTAATTCTTTATTGCAATCTTTGCATCTTATTGAAATCATTATTCTTCATCCTATTCATTGTAAGTGAGACCTTAACATCCAAATAAACTTACCGTGAGACTCCATCAAATCTTGAACTAGATTAGCAGTTGCATATTGCTTTTGTGCTTCGGATTCCTCTGAAATCTCTTGCATCATTTCACAAAACTTTTCATTATTTTCAAGAAGTTCTTGAAGCATTTCTCTTGCTCCAGATGAACTTGCTGCTTCTTTGATTTGAGTTACCTCAAGCATTCTCGAAAGAGAACTGAGAGGTTTTACATTCAAATAACGCATATGTTCTGAGAGACGATCGATCTCTTCAAACATAGTCTCATACTGACCACCAAAAAGTTGATGGAGTTGAGTAAAGTCTTCACCTACAACATTCCAGTGAAATGCCCAAGTTTTATGGAATAAAACAAAAAGCGATGACTGTGCATCACTCAAGAGTTTATAAAGTTTTTCCATTATACTCTTTTTTTATTTTTATTTATCAAGTGGGAGCAGAGGGATTCGAACCCCCGACATTCTGCGTGTAAAGCAGACGCTGCTACCGCTGAGCTATGCTCCCGTATTTAGGATGCCCACCGTTTTTATATCTTCCACCTCTACTCTTATTTGGAGGTTGAGTTTTAAGAGAGTGGCAATTTGGACAGAGAACCTGCAAATTGCTTGGCGAATGATTAAATGGGTCATCGTCAATATGGTCGATTTCTAATGGAACTTTACCAGTATGGATATTAGTTCCAGACCAACCACATTTAGAGCACTTGTGTAGTGCTTCCTCCAAAAGATAGTTTCTTACATATTGCGATAAATTGTAAGAAGAACCACCTGAAACTAAACCTTGTTTCCATTCAGTAATATACTGATTTCTTGTGTGTTCTTGTTGACATTTGTTGTTACAATACTTACCTCTTTTATGATAAGGATTGTAAGTAAATATCGTAGAACAATTTAAACAAGTAGCGGTTTGTTTCATCAGTTTAGTAGAACACTTTATTATTTATAAGGTATTCTACTAACTCCCCCGACAAGATTCGAACTTGTGACCTGGAAATTAACAGTTTCTCGCGCTACCGCTGCGCCACAGGGGAATAAGTGTAGGTGAACCAACCTACAGTTTAGAGATTGCTCTCAAGGTCTTTTATGTGCCTCTGGCTGGGAATCGAACCCAGTATCCAACTCCTTTGTCAGGGTGTCCTTACCAATAGACTACGCAGAGGAAATGGGAAGTATTAGAGGACTTCCCAGCAAGGGTGATCAATCCCTTGACCTATGAGAGTCCCATAGGATTTAGTTGGCGTCTTTCTATGCTATCTGCATAACGACTACCAAGAGCGAAAGACGAGATTCGAACTCGCAACAACCTGCTTGGAAGGCAGGGACTCTACCGTTGAGTTACTTTCGCAATGAGACAATCATAAACTATTTAAGTTAGATTGTCAAGTGTCGATGAAAGGACTTGAACCTTCATGGATTGCTCCACTGGAACCTAAACCCAGCGCGTATACCAATTCCGCCACATCGACTAGATGGAGTAAGCGTAATATACCTCAAGGATATAACAGAGGCTTACCCTCTATCTTGCTACGGCATTCTGGTTTATCTTTCCAGCGCAAGTAGCAACGACTCAGGAGGGACTTGAACCCCCGACCAACTGCTTAGAAGGCAGATGCTCTATCCAACTGAGCTACTGAGTCATTTGTTTACCTGTATATTGTATCACTCCTTAGGGCAGGTGTCAACCCATGGAGCACATAACCTCATTTCACCTCCTAATAATTTTTGAGCTTCAGAGTTATCTGGAGCTTTCTCGATCAACCGTGGCAAAGGTACTCTAGGTGGATCTGAGTCTCTTGTCAAGCGTTCATAGTCACGAATCGCTTTATCCACATCACGCTCAACCCTTCTATCCACTACACCAGGATCCTGAAGCAGTACATCGTTGATTATGGTGCCTGGGAACAGAGTCCTCTGAACCTCGTCTAGAAGGTCCCAGAGACGCTCCTGAGGCGCTCCAGTGCATTGGGAGAGGGTTGCTACGATAGCACTGAGTATGACGCTTATAAGGAGTATCTGCTTCTTATCTGGTTTCTTTTTTCCGAAGTTAAAATTGAACATAAAAAAAGAGGAGTAGCAACCACTCTCCTCTATTTATTATTCAGTTGTCATATTCTATATTTTATTGTATCAAACTTCTACCGTGATCAGTTTGGAAGCATACTCATGAGCATACGAAGTGCGGGCACCATGATGCCCCCAACCAATCCAACTATACGCATAGTCCATGTAACGATTGATAGACTTGCCAGGAGTTTTCATCCTGTCTTCAATTCGTTGCCATTGAACCTCAGTCATTAGATAACGAAGTTGCGTGTGAAGTGATGATGGAGAACCACCATACCTCTTAGCAAAATCACCCAATCCATAATATCTGTCGGCAGATGTCCATTGAATCAGTCCATAACCGCGACCGCAGTTATGCCAACTGGTTCTGCTACCACCTTCGCAAATGTTAGGAATAAAAGTTGATTCCTGACGGATATTGCCCATAATGGTAGCAAGGGCGTTTCTGTCTTTAATACCACGATCCTGGAAAAAATCCAAGGTAGCATTCTCATATTCATTACACCCTTTACAAATTAGCCTTTTCTCTTTTGGCTTTATTGGTGCAACCTCGCGGATTGCTGTCGTCTCTGGTTCAAACTCTTTAATAATTGAGTAAGGTTTTTCTTCCACTGGGGGAGGCGGACCTTGCAGTTTATAACTAGAGAAAGGCAGTGATGCCGTATTGGTTGTAACCATTGCCATAAGGGGAACGGCTACAGTAAAGAAGTTAAGCATTAAAATTAATTGAACTCTACATCCGTATAGAAAGGGGGTACACCCTTTTCTCAAAGGGCACTTTCCACGGCTCTAAATGTCACTCAAAGTCTCATTATAAGAAAACCCACCTTATGGTGGGTTATTAACATTATAAGTTTTTATTTAGATTTTGTCAATTGGTTGGATTACCGAACATCAACTTCTTGCTCATCTGTCCAATCATCATCCTCCAAACAAAGATAATTCAGTTCTTGCATTCCTTCTGGGATATTAATCCACTCATCAAATTCGGAAGCAATTGCAAGAGCATTAAGTTGATCCTCCATTCCACCATGATCTGCAAGGTGACGAATCCGATCAATAGACCAATTCCTCACATAAGGAACTGGTTCAATCTGAGTTTCCATAATAATCTTTTCGGAAGTACCTGTTGAGGATGTTGCTATTGTAGTAGGCGGGTGTTCCGTTGTCAAGTGATTCTGTGAGAACTCCGTTGACGAATAACTGTCTCGTTTCTTCGAAGTTTGTTTTGCCCTTTGTTTTATGTAATGATAAGATAGTTCGACTAAAATTTTCTCTGCCCAATTTGTCAATGTCTTCTTTAAGTTCCGGACAAGACCCATAGTATTCTTTCCAATTAGATTCTGATTTTACTTTTCGTTTTTTACCTTTTGGTGTTCTAAATTGCCAAAGGTATTTTCTACCAATATATCTCTTACCGTTTAGTTTATTTTCAATCAAATAAACAAATCCATAATGGTCTCCGATATCTTCACTTGTGAAAGGATTCCCATTATAGATCCAAGGATTATCATAGTCAATATCTATACTCATCAATAATATCTAAAACCTCATTCAGATATTTATGAGCAAGTCCTTTCATATCCATTTCTGGTCGAATATGATCTTTGTGTAATTTATCTTTTAATTTTAAAACACGAACTTTAAGTTCGTCTTTGTTTATTTGATTTTTTGGCATAAAAAAGAGGAGTGTGACCTCCCCTATCTATCAGATATCATTTAACCATTCTTTACAAAAGTCATAATCTCCAAACATAAACTCATCACATTCTGCCGCTTCTTTGTATGCGTTCAGAATTTCCTGTTCACACCATTCATCATAGTTTGAATCCTGAGAAAGTATTTTTGGTAACATCTTGTTTGATTCCACCAACTACATATGATTCTACTTCCGTTTCCTGGGGAGCAACCTGGAGACCTTTAGAAGAAATCCAGTGCTGTGTCCAAGGAAGTGGGTTGTTGTTTGCTGAAATATCGTATTGGGGTTTTAATCCAATTGCTTTAAGTCTTCTATTTGCAATCCACTCTACATATTGCTGAAGAAGTTTATCATTGAGTCCAATCATACTGCCATCTTTGAACAGATAGTCTGCCCAACGCTTTTCTTCATTAACAGCACGATCAAACATCTTATAAGTCCATTCTTCCTCTTCTTTCATAATCTTTTGCATTTCAGGATCATCACCATCTCTCCACTTATTCAGAATGTTTTGAGTAAGTGCTAGATGTTGATTTTCGTCTCTTGCGATGAGAGAGATAATCTTAGCTGATCCCTCCATAAGCTTAAGTTCACCAAAGGCGAAACTACAAGCAAAACTAACGTAGAAGCGAATACCCTCAAGAATATTAACATTTGCGACTGCTCTATAGAGTTTTCGTTTAACATCATTGATTGTTTCCTTTGCGTATGAGACTCCTTCAAGATTATGCATCCAAGCATTGGATGTACCATAAGTTTGGGCTGATTGAATGAAATCATCATATGATTTTGTAACGGTCTTAGCGCGTTCCAGAATACGCTCATCGCCAATAATAGTATCAAAAACTTCAGATGGGTCTGAATAAATGTTTTTAATAATATAAGTGTATGAACGACTATGAATCATTTCCATAAATCCCCATACTTCCATACATGCTTCCAATTCAGGTAGTGAGCAGTAAGGAATGAATGCCATACCAGGACCACGACCCTGAACAGAGTCAAGCATAATCTGATACTTCAGATTAGAAGTATAGATATGCTTTTGTTCGGGACGAAGTGTTTGATAATCTCCACGATCTTTTTGGAGAGATACCTCTTCGGGTCTCCAGAAGTATCCAAGTTGCTGAGTAGTTAATTTGTCAAAGATGGGATACTTGTATGAGTCATATCTCTGAATCCCAAGAGGTTTACCAAAAAACATTGGTTGCTTCTTGGTATCTACTTTTTCAGTATTAAAAACGGTCATTCCTTTAATTTCGGTGGTTTCTTCGGTTGAAGAAATTTTAAACTGCACAGGATTCACACTCTCCCTCCTCTACTGTACTTAACTCACTTAGCAAATCTTGAAGATTGGGTTTTTCTTCTACTACTTCATCAGTCTTAATATCATAAGTATTTTGATAGTAAGAAGTTTTCCACCCGTACTTGTATGTAGTCAAAAAGTCATTTGCCATTACAGAAACTGGAACTTCATTGTCATCATAGTTCTCTGGATTGTAACTCCAGTTTCCAGAAATTGCCTGATCAAAGAATTTTTGCATCACAGCAACAACATTAATATAACCACGATTGGACTCCATATCCCAAAGAAGCGTATAGTTATTCTTAAGAGCATGATATTGTGGAACAATTTGTTTGAGTGGTCCCTTTTTACTTTTCTTAACGGACAAGAATCCGCGAGGTGGTTCGATTCCATTTGTTGCGTTTGACACAACGGAACTGCTCTCCGATGGCATTTGTGCGGACAGTGTTGAGTGCCTGAGACCGTGTTCCAAGATAGATGCTCTAAGATTTTCCCAATCATGCTGAAGGTTTATGGATGAAATTTCGTCTACATCTTTTTTATAAGTGTCGATTGGAAGAATGCCATCTGCATACTTGGTGCGTCCAAAATATTCACAATAACCCTTTTCTTTAGCAAGTTGGTTTGATGACTTCAAAAGGTAATACTGGAAAGATTCTGACAAACCATGAACAGCATCCCATGCTTCCTGAGAATCATAATCGAATCCAAGTTTTGCCAAATAGTGTGCAAGACCAATAAACCCTATACCAAGAGAACGACGCGCCTTGGTGGCGATTTCTGCCGCCTCTACGGGGTACTTTTGATAGTCAATCAACTCATCCAAACCACGAACAGAAAGATCACAAAGTTCTTCAAGTTCTTCATCAGACTTTACCTTTCCAACATTGATAGCTGAAAGAATACAAAGAGCAATCTCACCCATCTTATCATCAATATGATGAATTGGATCAGTAGGAAGAGTAATCTCTTGGCAGAGATTGGACATATTCACCTTATCTTTAAATGAAGAATGAGAGTTGCAATGATCAATATTCATAATATAGATCCTACCCGTCTCAGCTCTTTCTTTAAGGAGATTGAGAATGAGTTCTTGTGCTTTAACAGTTTTTTTCGGAATGGACGAATCCTTTTCATATGCACAGTAGAGCTCATCAAAACCAGCGAGTCCAAAGCAATCATAAAGTCCAGGTACATCATGTGGGGAGAAAAGCGTGATCTCACCATCTTGAATGAACCTCTCATAGAAGAGTTTGCTGATTTGAATGCTGTAATCAAGTTTGCGAACACGATTATCCTCCGTACCCTTATTGTTTTTAAGAACAAGAATATCTTCTATTTCTTGGTGCCAGATTGGGAAGTGGACTGTCGCGGATCCACCTCGTATGCCATTCTGCGTGCAACATCTGACAGTTGCTTCAAACTTCTTGAGAAATGGTACAACACCCGTGTGTTGAACTTCTCCCCCTCTGATTTTGCTGTTGATGCCACGGATCCTACCAGCGTTGATGCCGATTCCCGCCCTCTGTGCAACATATCTACCAATAGCCATATCAGAGCTAAAGATAGAATCGAGGGTGTCATCAACATCAACAAGAACACAACTAGCAAATTGTCTAAGTGGCGTTCGCACTCCTGCCATGATGGGAGTTGGGATGTTGATTTTGTGCTTGGAGATTGCGTCATAATACCTCTTAACATATGACATTCTAGTTTCTTTTGGGTACTCTGCGAAGATAGTGAGAGCAATCATCATATACATGAATTGCGGAGTTTCATATACTCCACCACCGCTTCTATCTTGCACGAGGTACTTATCAACGACTTGACGTAGACCTGCATAAGTGAACAAATAGTCGCGGTCATGATCAATATATGAATCAACTTTATCAATTTCTTCTTTTGAATACTTGTTAAAAATATCATTATCATATACTTCTCGATTTACACAATTGTAAATATGGTGCTCAAGAGAAGGCAATTCTTTCATCTTTCCATAAAGTTGCTTACGGACTGCAAAAAGAAGCAGACGAGCAGCAACATATTGATAGTTAGGATGCTCCAAATCGATTAAATCCGATGCAGAACGAATCAAGATTTCTTGAATTTCTGCGGTAGTAATTCCATCATAAAACTGAATACCCGAAGTCATCTCAACTTGACTCGCAGAGACCCCCGCAAGACCCCTACATGCCTCCTCAACCATCAAATGCATCTTATCTAGGTCAAGAGATTCAATTCGACCATCACGCTTTTTAACCTTTGTACCGTTGCTCATATTTTCTTCCAGGTAGTAAATTTAAGTTTTGCTTCTAATCCAGAGTAAGTATTTGATTCTATCACATTTTGAACGTTAAGTCCAGATAAAACCATATCATTGATGTCTTTTTCTTTTATTGTTGAAGGCCAGATGACAACTTTTTGTCCATCTTCGATAACACGGGAAATTCTTGATAAGATTTCTGAATTACGTGGTTCGTTATCGTATATCCAAACACAATCACAAATACCCCACTTAGCAACATCACCATCAGCTCCGCAAAGAGCAATCGCGTTGCGAATGAAAGTTGAGTCGAATGGACCTTCGGTGATGTAGACAGTTTCACTTTTTTGGACTTCATCAAGACCATAGATTTTTGGTGCATCGTCACTGAGCATTATAGTAATGTATTTAATCTTGCTGGAACTTAAAGATCTTCCTTGAAATCCAACAAGAGTATTTTGATAGAACAAAGGAATAACAATCCTAGGTTCATCTTTAGAAGTATCATCGAAGACTTCTTTTAGGGAATTAGTCCACGATTTAAACTGATCTGTGTAATAAAATTTATCCGGGTTTAGTTTTCTATTCTCTAGATACTTTTTTGCATCAGAATTTTCGGATGCTTTTGGTAAGTTTATCTTTGATTTAAACTTTGGCGCTTCAAATTTAAATACAGGTTCATCGACAACAAAGTTTTTACCCGTATTTCCCGATTTAAATTTTTCGAAAGTATATTGTTTATAGATTACGGAATCAATTTGCTTTAAAAAATTATTAAAAGAAATATTAATACCACAGTTATGACACTTAAAGTTTGTATTAGTTTTTACTTGGTATAAATATCCTCTTGCTTTGGTTTTATTTTTTTGAGAATCGCCACAAATAGGACAACGAAAGTTGTAAAGATTATGCTTTACTCTTTTAAATTTTTGAAATCTAGAAGAAATCAAATTGATGTATTTAACATCAATAAAATCCATGACAATACACTGTGTGGAGTCTGTTTATTCTACTAGGTTATCGTGTTTTGTCAAGACACAAAACAGTTATAAGACCTGTCCACTTTATAACTGAGTTTGTAATCTTTTGAAGAGAATATATGGTTGTTTTATTTTTAGTTTTCATTGGCACCAGTGCCAACACTTGATTATTTAGTTTTAACTTGTTCGGTTAAAGAATTTATTGAAGAATTTATAAAATCTGTTACAAATGGAACAAACAACAAAGCAAGTGCTACAACACCTGCTGCCATCCATTTGAACTTAGAAAGTTCGTCTACTTTTACTTCAAGTTTACCCATTTTTTCATTGATATCCACATCACTTCTTGCACAATTAAAAATTCTTTCATCATGAACTGCAAGCATTTTACAAATATTCTGATTTGTTTCACTGAGAGTTTGAATGGCAGCGTCTACACGCTCTACCATTTCCTCATGAATTTTCACTCTTTCTTCAAGAACCGCAACTTTAATCTTTGAGTCTTGTCCGAACATTGTCTTTAAGTTGATTGTTTTTTAGGATCCCAACGATTTCTGGAATTTTTTCCTAATCCAATTATCTTTTTTCTTCTAGTCATTCCCATAACAGGATCAAAACCAGCAGTTGGACCCTTTGCTTGAGCGGATCCAGAAAAACCACCAGATCCTCCTGGAGCATTTGCGACCATTTGCTCTCTTATTATTTCAATTATCCTGTCCAGTTTCTTCTTTTCCATTGTAGATTTTATACAGTTCGGACAAACAATACATATCAACCTGAATGTTACTCACACTAGACTTTGGATACTCTGGTAACTTACCCAAAAAAATAATAAAAGATTTAACTACATTCCACAAATCTTTTTCAAGTTTAAAAAATAACATTGGAGTTGCCGCTTCACCAAATATATTATAGAGAATAATAAAGTGATTTAAAATCAAGTGAGTTTTCAATTCACCTGATTTTTTATATCGCTTCAATAATCTTTTAATGTACTTAAAATGATTTAAATCTTTATCAAAATCTTCTTTGGTTACCGCTTGAGGATTTTCATAGTTTTTTATTGCAAATAAAAGAAAATTATCATCATTCAATTCAGTAAATAACATAGACTATTAAATTCAAGCAGGTGGATAAAGTGGAGTATTACCAGTAGTAATTCCAGACATTGCAACAAGAACTTCGGTCTTGACTCTCATTTCACCTTCAACTCCCATGTAAGTTGTAACCCCAACCCATCCCTCATGAGTTAAAGCGTATGAAGTTCCTTGTGCTACTTCAATTCCAGCATCAGCAACACCATAAACTGATCTAGCATATCCATCAGCAAGTCTTGCGAATCTTAATATATCACCTGTACTAATTCCAGCACTAATTGTTGAAGCAAGAGAAATTGTCGTTGCTCCAATGCTATTAATAACAACATTATTACCATTGTTTACTAGAGCATCACCAACAACTACTCCAGTTGCCCCATTTAAAACACTTGACGAAATAACATTTGTTCCAATTCCAGCAGATGCTGTTGCAGTTCCAGTATATGTAATTGGTGAAAAACTTCTAGCGGCAATATTTGCTGCACTGAATGTACTATCGAGAACAGTATACTTAGGTAATTCGCTAATATCAAATTGAACTCCAGAAATAGTAGCACCGCTTAAATTGGAGGTAGAAGCAATTGAAAGTTGTGTTGCACTTGTAATTCCCACAATTACAGCATCACCATAATAAGTACCCGTTCTAGATCCAAAACGAATAACATCACCAACTGCTGCAGCACCTGCATTGCCAAAAGTAGTACCACTACCGGTCACAGTCAAAGTTTGATAGTCTAAAGATACTGTACCACCAGAACCTTTAGCATCATTATTTCCCCAGAGTGCCATGTTCTTTCTTCCGTAAAAGTTATTTGCTAAAAATTATTTATAAAAAAAAGAGACCTTACTTTTTGGTCTCTTTATGTAAAACAACCCTCAAAAAATTAGTTGTCAGATCAAGTAATCCATTTTCCTCAAATCTTTTTGTTTTTGCTAACCACTCGGAAGTGGTTAGCAGTAGACCGAGAACAATGGTAACTCCCCAGTTGGTCACAAAACAAGTAATCATGCTTGTGGCGTAAAGAGTTTATCCTTTACAAGATCATAAACTACATTATCAATGCTATTATCTGTACTATCAACATACTTTTTAAGTAAGTCAAGAACAAGATTTTTAACTGCTGGATGTGTCGCGATTTGAATTAAAAGTGGTTTTACCACTGCAACTACTGCGCCCATGATGTTCCTCCGTAAGAGAGTATCCTATCTTATTTAGGATTACATTAAAGATCCTTTACCATGTTTGGAAATCATTTGTTGTCTCACAAAATCTAACGCTCTTTGGGAGGTCTCTTTATGTCTTTTCATTCTTGCTTCTCTTTCTGCTGGAGTTTCTGGTTTTGATGCAGATTGTTTTGCAGGAGATGTTGAAGAACGAGCACCCATTCCACCACGCTCAAGTTGTCTATCCTTCATTCGATCAGAATCTTCTTCAGAAACAGTTTCTGGTTTTCTTTGCTTCATTAATGCTTGTTTTCTAAGAGTAGCAATCCTAGTGTCAAGAGAAGCTCTTTGTTTTTGAACTTGAAGTTCTTGAGGGGTTAATGCAGTAGAATCTGCGACTGCTTCTTCAACTTTTTTAGGAATTCTTTCATGTTTTGTTTTTGCAAAATCACGAATTTTTTTCTCACTCATATCATCAACAATTTTAAGAACAGCATCACTTACTTCAGATCTTGGAGTCTGACCTCTTTTTACCGAAAGAGCAAGTCCAAATATTTTTTGCTGCTGCTCACTAGCAGCTTTTTCATTGATTACTTCCTCAGATACTGCTTTTTTAATTTTTTTAGCAGCAGTAACAGTTCCAGTAACACCAGATTTTACGCCTTTACCAAATTCAGATGCTCCTTTTGCAGCAACTCTTAGTGCTTTTCCTGCAGTTTGAGTTGCTGCACGATGCCTTTCCATTCCAGATTGGTATGCTTTTACTGCGCCAAAAATTCCTTTTGCAATTGCATCTCTTACTGGTTTCTTAGATGGTTGCTTTTCAACAGCTTTTTTAATAGCAACTGATTTTTTTCTGACAGTTGACGATGCAGGACTTGACTTAAATCTTCGAGTAGTTCCATACTTTTGAACTGCTGCCTTTGTTGCTTGAGACGGTGCAGTTCCTTTTGGAAGTTTTTGAGGACTTTTCTTTTTACCAAGTAAAGTTCTTGCTTCGTTTAATGTATATTCTTCCGAAATTTCAAAAACAAAATTTACAAATTCCTCAAGCCCAAGTTCTTCAATAAGAATATCTAAACCTTCTTCATTTAAACCCTGTTCATAAAAATATTCAGTCGCAATATCAACAGTTTCAGTAAGAACTTCTTCATCAAGTTCTACCATTTCAATCAATGTTCCACCAAGATTTTCAACTGATTCACCTATTTTAATACCAGACCCAATTGCACTTGTTTTTATTTTATTTTTTACTTGCTTTTCAACAATTTTTTGATTTTCCTTATTATCAACTTTATCGGTAATTTCAACCAAATCTTCTCTCCAATTGGAGAATCCTTCTTTTGCAACTTTTTTGCTTCCACCCATTTCATCCTTACCCAACCTACCCGCAATTACATCACCTCTAGTTACTTTGTCATATGGAGGATAATTATTTGCAAGATTGCCATCATTTGTTTTCTTCGCTTCTTCCATTTTTTGCTTCGCTTTATCTCTCAAAGCCTTCTTCATGGATTCTTTTTCATTACCATCCTTGTCAAAATCCAAGTAATCTGGTTTTGCTGCTTCCTTGATACCTTTCTTTTCTCTCATTGCCTTTGCTTTTGCAAGTGTTCTTTCTCTGGCAGCATCTTGCTCACTTTTAGGAATAGCAGTCACTGCACCAAGTCTTTCTGCAGGTTTACCAGGAACTGCAGATTCAGAAACTTGCTCCAGATATACTCTGGAAATATCATTCAGAGGATTGGTTGACATCTTAATAAGTACTTACTTTTTTGCCTTATACTTATTTATGAAATTGGTTCCATATGACTTTCCTCCAAATTGGAGATATTGTTTATTAGTTCCAACCGATCCTGGAGTCATTTTTGCATAGTGTTTAAATGCACCAAGAGTTCCAACAAGAGTATTTGGATGTACTTTATCTCTCATTGGACTATTCATTTCTACTTCAGAATATTCCATCAAATCTTTGATCCAAGATTTAAACATATATCCTTCTTCCGTCACACATATCAAATGATTAGTTCCTCTACGCATTACTTCACCAATTAATCCTGTATTTAAATTTTGAATTTTATCGCCTATTTTAAATATTTTTCCCTTTACATAATTTTCACGAAGATTTTTCATATCATACTTAGGGGCAATATCCCATAGAGAATAACTTTCCTTTTTAACCTTAGATTTCTTAACTTTCATTCCCTGTCGAACAGCATCAAAAAGTGTTTGTGTTTCTCCATCATCTAATGTTTTTGGTGTTCCTCTACGGAAAGAATTAAAATCATTATCTAATACTGCTTTTCTCATTTTAGATGCAGACATTCCCTCGATACCTTCTGCATCAGCATCTCTTACTCCAGCAGATACAACTCGAATTAAATCAAAATTATATAGTTCTCCATTATATTTTTGGGCAAGGTTTTCAAATTCTGCCTGACGATCAGAACCCACAACAATATTCACACTAGTATATCCTTCTTCTTGTGCTGCAACAAGAACATCAAAGATTGTTCTCATATATGGGTCATTAATAATGTTCTCCTCAAAATCTGGGAACATTTTTTTCATGTAAGAAATTTTGATATCAGGATCTAGTGGATTTTTCTTTGGATCTTGAGTTCTTGAAGGATAAATCTTAATATCTCCACCAACAGAAATCCTCTTTGCCGACTTAAGAAGTTTATCATGACCAATTGTTGGTGGGTTAAAGCGACCAAAAACAATAGTAAGTGGTGATAGTTCTTCTTCAGGTTGCTCTTCTGGTGCTTGTCCTGATACCGCTTGAGGTTGTGGTGCAGGTGCTTGTGTTGCTTGAGTTGCTTGAGGTAATTGAGTTTTTGCTTGTTTATTTACTGGTTGCTTTTCTCCCTTTGTCGGTCTACCATCAGTGAATTTAAGTTTCCCTTCTTCTGTTCTTGCAACTGTTTTGCCAGATCTATCTACCCATCCACCATGACCATCTCCACGCAATCCAAGTTTTTTCGCCTGCATAGATGCTTGCGATTGCGTTGCTTCTGATAAAAATTGGAAGAAACTCTTCATATTGTTTATTTTTATACTTTTATTTATTTTTTTCTGCTTTTATATTTATGGAGAATAGGAGACTCGAACTCCTGACATCCTGCTTGCAAAGCAGGCGCTCTACCAGACTGAGCTAATTCCCCAAGTTTAGACATTATAAAACCCCTCAACTAAAAAGTCAAGGGGTTAAAGCAACCTTCCGATTTATTTATCAGATAGTTTCAGTAACCATAATTTTCAATGCTTCTTCTCTAGTGTTACCTTGCTCCATCAATTCGGCAAGAGTTGTATCAAATACATCAACTTCTTCAGTTGCCATTCTTGAAGCAAGTTTTGAAGCACCAGAAGCAACTCCAGATGCAGCTGCTCCTACTGCTTTTTTAACACCTCTCTTTGTTCTTGCTGCAGTGTACTTAGCACTTTGCTTTGCTTTTCCAGCAACATCAGATGCTGCTTGTCCTGCTTTTCTTGCAGCACTATAAGCACCTACTTGCGCTTGAGCGATTTTCTTCTTAATTCTACCTTTAATATCAGCAGCAACTTTTGCTCTCAGTCCTCTTCTCTTTTCAGGATCCTTCGATCTTGCAGCCATTCCTGCAGCAGGGTGAAGACCTCTCTTTGTTGCATATGCAGCTGCTGGTCTATCAACAGCACGGAACTTTGCTTCTTTTCCAGCTTCCTTTGCTTTTGCAACTGCTGCTTTACCAGCAGACTTTGCTTTTCCAAGTGCAGACTTAACAGCACCTTTTACTTTAGCAATTTTTTCTGCTCTCTTTTCCTTTCTGACTACAGATGCGCCTGCCTTTCTTGCTTGACTTGCCGCTTTTTCTGAAGATTGTGCATACTGCTTTCTTGCCGCAGCACGAGCACTCATATCAACTCTTGCTTCCGAAAGAACTTCTTCAAAGATTTCTTCCACTTCATCAAAATCATATCCTTCTTCAAGCATTTCATCAATTGTTTCTTCTACAATTGTATCAATTTCTTCGTCAGTAAGATCTTCAATGCCAGCAAACTCATCTGACATTTCTTCCAACTCATCTCTAAGATCTTCATCATAAATTGCACTATATGCTTCACACAAACCTCTAAGTTCTTTAGAATCCATTTGAAAGTTTTTAGTAATTCTGTATATTTATTTATAAAAAAAGACCCCGAAGGATCAAATACCAAGAACAGCACCAATATTATCGTCAAGTTGTTGAATTACTTCACGAATATCAATTACACGCGGAGGAACACTCACTTCATCATAAGTATATCCTTTTTGTGCATCAAACAAAACTTGACGAACTGCTGCTGCTGCACGAGCATCCATTTTAATTGTTACTTGTTTTTCTTTAGTCATAGATCTCCATTTTTACGATTTTCAGAACGCTCAATACTGAAAGCACCTTCAGGATAACGAGCATTTAATTTCTCAAAGTTCATTTGAATAACTTCTTCAAGAGAAATATCAAGTCCAATACATGCCTGAGAAACATACCACATAATGTCCCCAAGTTCACGCTTCAAGTGAAACAAGTTTTCTTGATTTACAGGTTTACCTTGAAAGACAATCTTCTTTACAATTTCAGTAAATTCACCTGCTTCGGCAGACATTCCTACAGCAGCAGTAAGCAGTCTTTCGGTAGGAAACTCCTGTTCCCTTAGTTCCATAAGACTGTTGATGAAAGATGCGTGGTCTTTACTAGGATTAGAAGTAGTGGTATTAACGAACTCGACATACTTATTAAGATCAATAGTCATCAGAATTTAAATCCCTCAAATGATTTTTTAGGTTTCTTTTCTTCATAATCATACTCTTCATCCTTTCCGTTGTCAAGAATATCTTGCTGAGCAGATTGTTCACAATCATAAAGTCTCATCTTGGCACGATCAATACCAACAACAAAACGCTTATGAATTGTTGGATCATTATAACGATTCTTAAGTTGTTTCACAAGAATTTGACCAAGACCTTCAAGTTCTTCTGTAGAAATTAACGCAAACATCAAGTCAGCAGTTGCAGGGAGACCGAAAGACTCAGAAGTATCTGTTAGTTCCACATCAGAAGAACCATAACCAGAACGAGTAGTCTGAGTAGCACTTACAATGGGAACATTAAATTCCACAGCAAGACCACGAAGTTCTTCTGCAATTGCTTTTACAAAAGTATAAGAGTTGATATTACTATTACCCTTATACCTTGAAGATGAACAAATGTTTAGATAATCAATAAAGATAATATCTGGTTTGAACGATTTCTTAAGAGCAAGTTCATTCAGAAGAGACTTAAAATGTCCAGAGTGTGCAGAAGCAGTTGGATACTCTTTAATGATTAAAGTACCTTGAGTTTTCTTTGCAAGGTTTGTAACCTTATTCTCAAACATTTGCTTTGGTAGATCTACAATATCCTGAATAGGAACATTCAGGAGGTTTGCGTCAATTCTTTCAGCAATGCGTTCTTCTGCCATTTCCAGCGTAATGTACAGAACGTTCCGTCCCTGGAGCAAGACGGAGCTAGCCATATGGCACATGAATAAAGACTTCCCGACGCCCGTACCAGCAAGAGCGATGTTAAGAGTTTTGTTAGGGAGACCACCTTTCGTGATTTTATTAAAGTATTCGAGATCAAATTCAATTTTATCCTCCTTTTTATGATATGATTCGTATCTTTGTTCATAGTCTTGTAGATAATCATGTCCGATATGAGTATCAAAACTTACAGCAAGAGCATCAGAAAGAATAGAAGGAATACTGTCACGATTTTTCTTTTCATCTTTACCGTCTGTAATATGAATTGATTCCATAAGTGCCAAATAAATGGCACGATCACGACACCATTTTTCAGTGGTATTAACTAACCAATCAAACTCAACAGGCACATCATCCAAACAAGAAATTACTTGCACAATTTCCTTAAAAGACTGTTCATTAATGTCTGTTCTTTTTTCTATCTCGATACAAAGAACCTCTTTAGTTGTTGGTTGATTGTATTGTTGTACAAAAGACTGAATTTCTTCAAATATAATTTTTTGATTAAGGTCTTCAAAATATTCAGATTTAATAAAAGGAATTACTTTCCTAATGTATTGTTCATTGTATAAAAGGTTTCTAAGAATTAGAAACTCAACTTTCTCCATAACTAAATTCCTTTCGTGCGATTTGGTCTAATTGTTCCATTACTTCTTCTGTGAAGTATACTTCAGGTTCTTTTAGAATCTGTTTAGCATAAATTTTCTTACCATCAATTTCATAGCGTCCTGCTACATTCTTCCAGAGTCCACCAATCTCACCAAGTTCCAGAAGACCATAGTAACGATCAAGGCCGCGCTCATCATAATACAGACGGATCTCAACATCTTTATTCTCCTTACTCAAACGCGATTTAGCAGTCTTAGCTTTGATAATATTGCCGACCACTTCTGTTCCATCCTTTTCTTTCTTTTTGCTGAGATAAATGATCGTACTTGCTGCGTATTTGAGTCCAGAACCTCCCCCCATTTCTTTCGTTGGTACATAAGCTCCGATGACATCGTATGTATGATTTGTGACAAGGAGTGGAACATTTGCTTGACCTAATTTAAGTGTGAGCATTCGGAATGCACCTTTGACAAGTTGAGATTTAGTCATATCACGAACTTGTTTATCATTGAGTGCATCAGTGATTTCTTTTTCAGTGGAAAGCATTCCTAAAGAGTCTAGCACAAACATGCAAGGTTTGCGTTCTTCTACAGGTTTTTTTAAGTATAGGTCTACTGCTTTTAATGCTTTTCCACGAAATTCTTCAATAGTAACAACATTAACAACCACAAGGCGAGAAGTATCAATTCCACGGGATTCTACAAGTGATTTAGTAATAGCAGCCTCAGTATCAAAATAGAGACAATAACCATCGGGATTGGTATCAAGAAAATTCTTAACAACGGCGAGCGAGAAGAAAGTTTTTCCAGTACTAGACTCTCCAGCAATAGCAGTAATCTTGTTCCCAGATACACCACCAAATATACTACCTGAAACCAGTGCATTAAAAATGTACGAACCAGTGTCAACATATTTTTCAGTCTCATCAATGTCTGCGGCAAGTTGCGTATACTCACCACCAATTTCTTTTACAATATCTTTTAAGAAATCCATAATTTATTTTTCCTGTTTATGTTAAAAGTCCACAATTTATTATAAAGATCTTTTTGATTAGAATTTTTAAGAATCTCTATAATTATTTTAAATTCTTTTTCTGTTATAGGTATGTCCATTAAGAAAAAAATGATTCTAAACTTACAGTTTTTTCAACATTCCAACCAATAGAATCAAGAATAATTTTAAGTGGTTCTAAAAATGCCTTCTCAAATTGTAAATCATAGTCTATGTATCTGTCAAGATTAAGCTCTTTAGGAAAATCTTGAATAAATGAGATTACATTCTCGTGGATAATATTGGGTTTTTTGAGGTAGATAAACTTAATTTTTTCTCCATTCTGTATAAGAGAATATTTGTTAGTTAATTTATTACTCTTTATGTAATGATTAAACAAGAGAGCTCCGCGAACATGAATTGGAGTTCCTTTGATGTAAATATCGGAAGAAGATTGATATTTAGTTACATCAGAAGCTGATCGTGGGAAAGAGATAGATTCTGGAGAAAGTGTCCTGAATTCAAGGCGACAATTATCAATAAAATTAATTATATCATCCTCCGTCCCATTCATCAAAATTTTAAAGGAATCTTTTAGCATTTTACGACATGGCGCAGGAGTGGAAGATTTAATTGCCTCAATCCCTTTAATTTTTAATTTAGGTTCCTCATAACGAACTCCCTCACTATCCCAAACACTGAGAATATATCGCTTCTTCGCAGTCCAAATACCACGCTCAGCAATACATTCACGCTTCATAAACATCTTCTGTTCATAAGCATTCACATAGTCCGCCAATTCTTGATAAGAACTTTCAATATACTTTTCAAATTCCACAGAACAGACCTTATCAAGGAACGAAACAATGCCTTGAGTAGTTTTCTCTCTTCCTTGGAATACACTTTCAACCAAAGGGCCCATATTAATATACAGAGAGTCGGTATCAGAAGCAATAACATAATCAAAATCCCCACTTTTAAGAATTTTATTCAAATAAGAATTCACCTTATTCATAATCCACTGAATAGCAACTTGACCAGAGAGAGTGATTGCTTCAGCGTTTGCCAGTTTGTAATAACGGAAATACTGATTCCCAATGGCACCATAAGCAGAGTTCAATTGAATCTTTCTCGCCATCTGAATATTATTGCAGCGAGATATCTCCTTAATCAACTCTTTGTTCTTTGTCTTTTCATATTCCTGTTCTGCAGCAAGCATCTTCTTCTTAAAGACTACCCGTTCATTATAAATTTTTTCCATCAGTTCCGGAAGAAACCCACGAACCTCTTTAAGAAACATTGCACCATTTGCACATACTGCATAATCTTTATACATCTCAAAGTTAAGACTTTGATCCAAAATCTTATCGACAGAAACTGTTGGATGTTTTTCTTCTAAAAGAGTTTCTGGTGAGATGTTATACATCATAATCAAGTGTGGGTACAGTGAGTTCAAGTCAAAACTCACAACCCAATCATACATTCCAGGAACAGGTTCTTTTACATAGGCACCAGCATACTTTTCATCCTTCTGTGTTTTATTTTTTGGAGGAATGACAATGTTTCTTTTCTTGAGATATGTGTAGATAATGTTATCCCACATACGAACTTGGTAGAACACATCAGCATAGTTCACTTTAGCGTCATATGCCATTGTCAACGCAAGTTCAATCAATTTCATCTTGTCTTCCAGTCGGTCAACAAGTTCCACATCCTTGATGTTGTACTCTACGAATTTCTGCCATCCTTTAGTGTAGAAATCTTTAAAAGTGTCAAACTCTGAGTGATCCAGTTTCTTCTGACCCAGTTCTACTTCGGCAATGTAATCTAGTCGATAAGATTCTTGTGCTTTATATGTAAATTTTTTATAAAGATCAAGGTAATCAAGTTGAGTCAATCCACCAACATCAAATGTTGTATGCTTACGACCATTAATATAAATCTCACCTTCAGTTACAAGTCCCCAATTGGAAAATCGTTTCATTAGTTTTTCACCAAGAACACGATTCAATCTTTTACAGATATATGGAATGTCATATAACTGAATGTTCCAACCAGTCACAACATCGGGAACATCGACCATCCAATAATTAATGAAACTATTAAGAAGTTCATATTCACTTGGGCAGTAATGATAAGTTACATTACTCTGTTTATTATTAAATGGTTTAACTCCCCAAGTAATAATTTCTTTAGTTGTATAGTCCTGAATTGTAATTGCAAGAATTTCTTCAGAGCAAGATTCTACATCAGGGAATCCTTGCTCTGATGCAACCTCAATATCCAAAGTTACAAGTTTGATTTTACTAATGTCAAACTTGATTTCATCTTCCGAATATTTTTCCGAAATATATTGATAGATATAACGATCATTTCCATAGATCTCGAACCCATCGATTTCATCATATTTTTTATAGAACTCCCGACAATCTTTAACTGTACCTGGATTGATTGGTTCTACTGCTTCTCCACTTAATGTCCTATACTTAGAATCTTTTTTAGTTTTTACAAAAAGAGTAGGAAAAAACTCATCTCTTGTTTCAAATCTTTTACCATTTTCTACGCCACGAACCAAAAATTGATTTCCAATCAACTGAACATTAGTGTAAAATCTCATTCTTTAATCAAGTCCTCATATTTTTCAAGTAAAGTTGGAGTTGGATCCACAAGCGTAAGAATCTTTTCCGAACTCATCATAAAAGTTTTTTCTTTTGTGAACCCACAAAGGAATGGTTCCATAGTGTGATCATTTTTCACGACGAATGGATTAATCAGTTTACAATCTGGTTCTCCAATGTCTGCACCGACTTCTTCAATTTCACTTATAAGAATTAAACTATTCGTTAATGCTAATATTTTGATCATTTTTTTCATTTTTTAAAATGTCCTCTTGATACATGTTTGATAATTGATCTATGGGATCGACTAGAGTAATTACCCAATCTAAAGATACAGGAACTCTAGTATCTTTAGTAAGAAGAATCCAAGGAACCAATCTTATTTTAACAGAATTTGTTTCAACAGATTCCTTTTCTTCACTTGATTTCATTTTAATACTGCATGGTTTATTGAAGATATAACCAACTACTTTATCTTCAACCACCATTTCTTGTATATCCGCGATAATGTCTTCGCCAGATTTTAAAATTGCAAGTTTTACAGTCATCGTTGCTCCATACCTCTTAGCATTCTACCAATAAAAAAAGGAGGAGTCAACCTGGATTTTGCCAGGTGCTCCTCGCGCCGACGATATTCAATTACTATTTATTCTCCACCATCTCCACCATCCCCATTGCCACCCGCACTTGATCGACTTCTTACCGGAACTGCTTTTCCTTTTGGAATGTTTTTTTGCTTTCCTCCAGAATAAACAGTGTGAGGAATAGAATTCTTATATGCGATTGTTTTGAACTCGTCGAAAGATTTCATTTTTTATTTTTATTTAGAGATAATCCTTTCGTTTATGATGGTCAGGAACAATTCTACCAAGAGTAATATTCAAAAGCCCATCCTCAAAATCAACTGATCTAACTTCCGTATCATCAGAGAGCGTCCACGCTCTCTTAAAACTCCGTTGAGCCAAACCTTTGTGGAGATAGTTGGACTCCGTTTCTTTATCTTCTTTTTGGCCTTCAACAAAGAGTTTACCATCTTGTGTGTAGACATAAACCTCCTTCTTTCTAAATCCAGCAAGAGCAAGTTCAAGTCGTGATTCTACATTGCTGACTTGAACTAAGTTGTATGGTGGATAGTTAGTAGTGGTTTCATGAAGATTGAATAGACGATCAAAATATTCATCCATTCCAATACTATTGCGTGCGATTCTATCCATCAAAGCAGGAAGATCTGCATGTGTAAACCGTGAAGTTACAAGGTTAGTCATTATGGTAGCTCCTTTAAAAGCGAGTTTGTATTGTGTGGACCCTTTCGGCATCCATTACTAATTATACAAGAAACGAAAAAAAGAGGTATCGGTAAAACCGAACCTCTTTTTAGGGTGTTCCGACTTTTGTAGAGTGCCGCACGAATGGCACTCAACTATTTATTCGGTTTCTACTGCTTTTCCTTTTTTACCGATGTTATACTTTTGTTCTAGAATCCAATCACCTTTATCCTTATATGCAAGAACTTTAATTTGGTTCAGAGGTGCAATATCAGAAACTTTATCTTGATTTAGAACGGTAATAAGTCCCCAATCGGCAAGTAAACGAACAATACGATTTCGTCTCTGAACATCATTTACGGTAAGATTTGCATGTTTACCGTCCAGTGCAAATAGTTCTTTAAAATGAACAATGTAATATTTGCCTTGTTTATGTAAAATATGGCAAGACTGATAGAGTTTTTTCTCTTTGCGCGATGCAACTCCAATTCTGGTCAAAGTCTCACGAACCTTGAGGAAATCGTCTGGTTCATTAAGAATTACCTCCACCATTTGGTCTTGCGACCAATCAACCGTAGGTTCTACCGTAGTAGTCATTTTGATCCTCCAATGTCAAGTCTTTTTTTAATAAAATTAATTTGTTCTTTTGTCAGGATTTTTAGAGCTTGAAATGCTTTTTCATTACTATAACCATAGTATTGTTTTATACATTCTAAGTCCGTGACCTTATCCTTTCGGAGCCAAGGAGAAAATCTCTTCTTTTTCCTCAAACTATTTAGATAAAAAGAATATTGCAGATCTTTATCTAGGTGATGGTTCATATTCATTTCATTTACAAATAGAACACAATCTATATGACCAGATAAACATCTATTAATAATGTAAGGAGAATACTCTTTTACTATTGATGGATCATCCATCAAATTTTCTTTTGTAAAATTAATTGAGTTTAACCAGTCCTTCAATTCCATAATTAAAAAGCAGAAGTTCTTTACGTTGTTTTTGTTCACGCATATATTCACCAACTGAACGCATAGTATAAGTAAGATCAAACTCGGCAGCGTTCCAATTCTTGAATCGGTTTTTTACAAGTTGGTCTGAGTTGTAACTAATCAGTTGATGCATAGGATAATGAAAATCACAATCAGCAGCAAACTTATCGTGATCAAATCCTTTGTGCATTGATCCCTTTCTCCCATAGAGATTATCCTTAATGTCATAAGGAGGATCGAGATACACAAAAGCAGTAGTGTCTCCATCCAGAAGATAATCGTATGAGTAATTAGTTATACGCCATTTAGAAATTAACGAAGAATACGCAAGCAGTTTTTCGATACCTCGCATAGAGAAATTGGAATTAGATGCTTGCTGCGAAAATGATGAACTCTCTGTGAGACCACTGAAAGAACACTTATTGACAACATAGAAAGCCACAGCACGATCAAAATTTGACACGGTTTTGTCATTGATCCGTTCCTTTGATTGAAGGAAAAGTTCTCTTGCTTTGTCTGGGGTATTATTTGCGTTTTTTAAATCAACAAGTTCACTTTTTAAATCATATCCAAACATCTGGAGTTGTTGCCAGAAGTTTACCAGAGGTTCATAAAGATCATTCACCCAAATATCTAGGTTGGGATACTTCTTCGTGATATAAATCGCAACACTTCCACCACCAAGAAATGGTTCACGAAATTCACTATAGTCACGAAGGTCTGGAAAATATGATCCAATCTTTTCACAGGCACGAGACTTACCTCCTGGGTAGCGCAATGGCGTCTTAAGAGATTTCATTTTAAATCAAACTTTATACGATTTTTAAATTTTTCAATTTCAATAGGACTGAAAGAAGATCCATATAGTTTACCATATTTAAAGTCAACTTTTCTAACTTTATCAATTTGACCATTTGGTAAGTTTCTATCAGTAACTGGAAACTTTAAAATATCATTTTTCCAAGCAATAGCAAACTTGGTTAGATTATTATTAAACCACACCATTCCAAATTCAGGATATTCAAGATACTTAGATTTTCTATCCAAAAAACTTAAGCATCTCCAATTAGATGGCCAATCATCTTTCCAAGTTTTGCACCTTTCAAGATCAAAAGCACATTTAAGTTGGTTATCAAAATAAACACCAATATCTACACCATACTTACCAAAAGGTTTTGTGACAATTTTACATTGGTCGGGATATTTATTGCGAAGAAATTTTACAAATATTTCGCTTTCATTATTGTCATCAAAAGAATCAATTCTGTCTTGAAAAGTTCCATATTCAAAAATTGTATCTTTAGTGACTGTTTTCATTTGAATTCACACTCACACATAATTTCAGTTAATGCAGCAAGAAGATTTACTTCTTGGTCAGCCACGAACGCACATTGGTATTGATACTTAGCAATAACAAGAACGGCAGCAGGGATAGATGCGGGAACAAGGCAATCGTAAGAGGCGTCATAAATCCTGCGAAGAAGACTAGAAGCATCGTTGTCCAAGTTGGAGACCACCCACTTTCGGACTTCAGGAAAGTTTTTATCCTTGAGATTTTTAATAAGTTCATTTACAGAGATGTCTGAGAAAGATGCAAGAATGCCCGAGTCGATTTTTCCTCCTGTAGAATATCTCTGGCATTCGTTGAGGACCCTACGAAAGTCTGGGAAGTGTTTTGATACAAGTTCCGCAACGACTTTTTGATCATATTCAATCTTTTCCGCATCCAAGATTGATTGAAGTCGTTGGAAGAAACTACCTGCAAGTTGAACTCTTTGCTTCCCTTTGATGGTGAAGTCGATGACGGCACATCGGGAGTGAAGAGGTTCAATAATCTTGTTCTTGTAGTTACAGGTGAAGATGAATCGACAGTTATTATAAAATGCCTCAATATTCGCCCGTAGTAGGAGTTGTACATCGTTCCCTGTGTTATCAGCTTCATCGATGATAATGACTTTGTGTTTAGCAGATCCCGTAAGTGAGACGGTCGAAGCAAAGTTCTTTGCTTGGTTCCGTACAGTATCCAGGAAACGCCCTTCGTCGGATCCATTGATGACATAATAATCTGCCCCCAATTCATTACATAATGCTTTTGCGATTGTAGTTTTACCAATACCAGGAGGTCCTGCAAGAAGGAGATTTGGAATCTCACCTTTCGCTACAAACTCCTTAAATGTTTTTTTAGTGTCATCGGGCAAAATACAGTCATCAATCACTTGAGGACGATATTTTTCCACAAAAAGAAATTCACTTGCCATAATCAAATCCAATTAGGTTTTCTTTCTGGCATACGGAGATAGTTATCAGCAACCCAAGGTTTGGATGCAATGTATCTTTTGTATGCTTCAAATGTATCAATAGTGTCGTCAAACTTCCATTCCTCAGGCATAGCACGAGCAAATGGAGTCACTTCTGTAATCTTACCCTTAGGAAACAAGTAGTATGCATCCACAAGGGTTTTGTAGCAGGAGTGAGTTTTATTATACCGCAGGCAGTATTCATCAGACAAGTTCAATCCCCACTTGATTAACCAGTAGGCATTATGGATACTCTCCAGTGCCCACTTGGTGCAGGGATGATTGCGGAATGCTCCTTTCTCGGTCTTGTAGGGGGTTCCATCTGCTTTAGGGAGAGTGCCGTAACCGTATCCCCATTTTTCTGACGCAACGATAGAGAGCATCTGACAGCACTCTAGGGGCATCTTGACAATGTGTTTGTCGGGGAGGCAAATAGCACTCTCAGCGGGCCAAGGAGAAGTAACGAAGATATTCATCAACCAAAGGTAGAATCGGGTTCCATAGCAATATAATAAGTCACATCAAACCCAGTATTCTTGAACCGTGACAAAAGTTTAGAAGAAATCACCACCTCATAAGAACCAGGGATAATCTTGATGTTTTCTACTTTGAAATTAAAAGTGAATACCTCATCTGTTTCACCGACCACCACAGAGAAATCATTGGAAGTATCGTTCTTTTTATCGCGAACAACCAATTTTACAACACCTGCTTCACCAACCACAGACAGGTCAGGAAGTTGATACACAGCAGCAGCTTTAAGCAGTTTATCAAGTTCTTTGGTATCAAGAATGAAACAAACATCTTCTGAGGGTAGAGAGATAGATTTGTCTGGAGGAGTAACAATTACATTAGGATCTGCAAAAAAATATTTGGAACGAGAACGACCTTCTTTAATGACTACATAACCGTCATTCTGAAAATCAAGTTCAGCATTTTGATGGAGGTTGAGTCCATTCAGAAATTGGTTTAGATCATAGATACCAAAATCCTTAGGCAGTTCTTCTTCAATTGTTGCCTCTGCGAGAATATTTTTCATCACAGAAATTGTGCGAAGATTGCTTCCTTCTTTAAACAGAATGGACTGATTAATAGAAGAAAAGTTCTTGAGCAGAGTCAAAGTTTTGTCAGAGAGTTTCATAATCAATAGTTGTAAGTGTTAGTGGTGTTTTTATGAAGTCCAGCGAAATGATAAAGAAGAACGCAATAATGAATTGCCTTCAAAATGTCCATTTTGGACTTACCATTCTTCTTACCAAACCGCGAGAGATACTTGATAGCGTTGGAACGAGTGAATGGTTCACCATCTCCAATACTCTCAATCAAATCGAGAGTTTGAGTTTTAGATTGTTCTGAAGTGTAGTGAGAATGATAAGTACTTGCAATATACTCTTCTACTGCTTTCAGAGTTTTATCTTCTTCATATTTCCAGAAACCATTTTTGTTTGTATCTTCAGGCATTTTCAAATTAAAAGTAGAAGGTAGATTCAGAGATAGATGATCATCACCAAGTCCACCAGAAAGTCGGGAACTAAGGACAAACATATCGGGAGAAGGACACGGATTTCCAGTTAGACTAATACCATCTTCTTCCCAGAAATCTTGATTAGGGATTGAACTTTCGTAAGTGCTCTCAAAGTTTTCGGACATTGTATTTCATAGTAAAGGACAAAAAGAGGAGGCACATTGACCTCCTTATATCCTATCAGTTTGACTGCTGTTCGTCAACAGGAAGTTGAAAGTCAGCATCAACCTTGTCATAAAGTTCAAGGAATGCTTGCTTGGTTTCATCATCAAAGCGGTTAACGCACACTTGGATTGCCTTTGCTTTATCTTGGAAAATGCTGTAAGCACGGATGATGTGAACCAGACGGCGGGTGCTGATGATCTCCTCAATACCACCATCGTAGAAAGTCTTACGGATGATGTCTGCCCAATCGACCAGGCGCTTACAGAAATTACGATCTTCAATACCCAGATCCAAAGCAATACCTTCCAGAATCTTCTGCTCAGTTGCAGGGGCGGGATAGGACTGCTCAAAGGTCACAGGGAAACGCTCAAGGAATGCTTCGTTGAGAACATTGGTGCCGATGAAGCGACCATCATCAGAACCCTTACCCTTGGTGTTGGCGGTGGCGATCACATTGAAACCAGAGGCAGGTTTCACGAAGCGACCGATCTTTTTGAGGAACACACCTTTACCTTCCAGAATGGATTGCAGGCACAGGATCTTATTAGAAGCAAGGTCAATCTCATCCAGCAGCAGCACTGCACCACGCTCAAGTGCTTCCACTACAGGACCATTGTGCCATACAGTCTCACCATTGACAAGACGGAAACCACCAATCAGGTCATCTTCATCAGTCTCGATGGTAATGTTGACACGAATCAATTCACGCTTCAGTTGAGCACATGCTTGCTCAACGCTGAAAGTTTTACCATTACCAGACAGACCAGTGACGAACACAGGATAAAAGATATTGGACTGAATAACTTTTTTAATATCACCAAAGTTACCAAACTTGACGAAGGTATCATCTTTATCGGGAATGAGGTTTTGTTCGATAGGGGGAACCACTGCAGGTGCTTGGAAAGTGCGTTCGATTTCTTGTACTTTTTGTTGCGTCACTTCAAGATTCCATTTACCACGACCAACTTTAAATTGATCAAGTTTTTTAGTAACAGTTTGATAGTTAGCATCGTTCAGATTACACCAGGCACGGATATCAGCACCAGTGATGGTGTTTCCATACAGGTTCTGTAGAGAAGTGCGGATGTAGTCGGAGGAGAGTGCCATTAGTTTGCTTTGTTTCAACCTAGTCATTATAGAGCAAAAAGAGGTCCTCCTGGGACCTCGGTGGTCAGTTTGCCAACTGGTTCTTGAGTTCTCTTAGGTACTCTTCACTTGCAATATGACCTGTATATCCTGGATAGTACTTATTTACTAAAGAGTCAATGCCCATAGCAGTTGTACTGCTATTACATTTAATCCATACTTCTTTTGTATTGTATTCTACCACATGTTCGAATGGAAATTTTTGTTTCATGCAACTAAAGAAATGAACTCACCAAGAACTTTTTTATTTAGTTTTTTAGTCTTAAGGGACTTAACGAACGCAGATTTAATTTGGGATTTAGTTGCATCTTCGGAAACTTCAAACTCAGTTTCTTGAGAAAGTGCAGTTGCAGACATTCCAAAGTACGCATCATATCCAGACTTTGTAATTGTGAAACTCTTCAGTTTCTTCCAATCATTTTGAATTTTCTCATATTCTTTTTCAAGTTGAGAATGATACATTTGAACAAAGCGACTGAAGTTGCGACTTTCAAGAACACGAATACCAATAAAGTTCATGGAAGTAAACTTATCTTTCAGGTTCCTAAGAAGAACATCAGTAAATTCATGATAACCATATCCAATCTTATAGGTAGTTCCAAGTTTACGATCACGAAGGAATGTCGTATGTGGATTAATATACCCAGTTCCAAGAAATGGTTTCTTTTCCCACTGGCGTTTAACTTCTTTGTGGTGGACAAGTTGATTTGCTTCACCATCAGTAAGAACAATACATTGAACTTTTTGAAGTTTGTTTTCCTTTTGGAACTTAGGAAGAATCTGATGAAGAGTAATCAGAGATTCATTCAAAGGAGTTCCTGAGAGAGAAAGACGATTTGGATAAGTATAGGGAGAACTATAAGTCCTACCAAAACAATAAGCAAGACGCCAAATATTCAACATTTGATGCTCAAGAACACTACCAGAAACTTTACTAGTGAGAATATTCATCATGGAGAAAGTTTCATCTACAACCAGAAGACCATCTTTCTTTTGGTAATGTGGAGTGCGGTCTGCAGCAAGATAACGATCATTTTCATAATCATACTCACCACGACGCCACTCACTAGTAAAAGCATAAACCTCAAAAGGAATGGATACTTTCTTACAGAACCAAACAAGATTGAAGAGTTGCTTACATGTATCAAGCATCACATCACACATAGAACCACTCCAGTCCAAAACAAATACAAGACCATGATTCTTGCCATCAGGAATCACAGATACTTTCTTGAACAAGTCTTCATTGTACTTGTAAGTATGAAGACGAGATGTATCGAGAACACCAGTGCGAGCAGTTGATGCACGAGCATACTGATCTGCAGCCTTACGACATTCAAATTCTTTTACCAAGTAGTTGACTTCTTTTTGAGCAGAAGATTTAAACTTTTTAAAGTCAAGATCAGATTCTTTATAGAGATTTGTAGGAGTATAACTTTGTCTTTCCGCATGTTCATTATGGATTTTTTGTTGATGAGCAAAAGAATCATCAATATCTTTATGAACTTCAGAGTTCTTACCAATAACAGTATCAAGATTTACTTGAGGAACCTCAATATAAACATTTTCATATCCATCGTTACCCACAAGGTCACGAATCTTATCTTCCAAAGACTCTGCAGTGCGAACTTCAGGTTCTTCTTTTTCCCCAGAAGATTTTACGGGAGTTTCATCACCTTGAGCAGTGCCACCATAGGACTCTGAAGACTCTTTTTCAGAGGAGTTATCACTCTCACCTTCTTGCTCAGAAGAGGAGTCATTAGTCTCCACAAAATCACTTGCAGGAGACTGTGAATTTCCTTGAGTTTCGTGAGAATCAAAGTCAGCAACCTTCTGCTGTTGTTCCTTTTCTTTTTTACAATAATTATAAAGTTCTTCAGCAGCAATCAGTGTATCTGCAAAACTTTCACAAGCATCAATGATATTAATGATTTCTTTTTCCTCTGGAGTAAAATCAAGAGTCAAAAAGTTGCCAACTTTAAAATAAAGGTTAGCGCGGTCAGCAAGATTAAAAGTAGAAATATCTTCTTCTTTGAGTTGAAAGAAATCTTCTTCGTTCAGTTCCTTATATCCATTAAAGAAAGTCTTAGCAAGACCAGCATACTTACGCTTCATCAGTTTTTCAATGCGAGCATCCTCAACCACATTCACAAACTGCTGAGGAACTTTTGCAGTTTCGCTCCAATCCTCATCAGGAGTAAAGAGTGCGTGACCCACCTCATGACCAACCAGAAGGTCATATACAAGGTTACTTGCCTTTTCCCACAAAGGCAGAGTCAGAACACGAGTATGAACATTGAAACAAGCAGTAGGAACCTTCTTGTGTTCCACCACAAGGTCTTCAGTAGCAAGAAGTTTGGCAAGTTGAGATTTGATTTCGTGAGAGACTGCCATGAGGTTTGTTTCGTATGAGACCATCATAAAACGAAAGGTCGCCTTTTGGGCGACCCATGTGACGCTTTTTGAACTGGGCGAGTCGTGCTTTTGCTTGCCTCAGTGCTTGCGGTTTAAGTTTTCGTTTCTGTTCTTTCTTTGAATGGTGTTTCCAGTTTGGGACTTGCATTGTTATTAAGTGGATCAGACCACCATATGCGAAAAACCTTTTACTTTTTCAAACTTTATGACACTTTCAAATCTGTCCTCAAGACCTGTCTTATGAGAGATAACAAAAATGTTTGCGTCTTTAATTACATAACGAATGATTTTAAGAAACTCTTCGGTTCCAGTGGAATCCAAAGAACTATCAAAAATTTCATCAAGAATCATTAGATTAGTATTCACCGAGTTCTTCATTCTTGCAACTTCTCTCCAAGTAAAAAGAAGTGCTAGGTCGATTCTTTGTTTTTCTCCTTCACTAAAAGAAGCATAGGAGAAATCTTCGTGAATGGGTGACTGGACGGTTTCGTTAAACTCCTCATCAAGAGTAAAGTTAATATAGAAGTCCATCATTTGCAGATAACGATTGACCTGCTGATTGATGAGTGGCAAATACTTCTTAATAATTTTGGATTTTACTCCACCGTCTTTGAGCAAACTATACGAAAAATCGTAATAGTTGATTGTGTCTTTTTTAGAAGCGAGTTCGTCGTATGTAATTTTTAAGTTGTCTTTGAAGGATTCTAACTTCTCATGTTCAGAATTTCGGTTTGCAAGGTTCTCGGTAAGAACTTGAATTTCTTTTTCAAGATTTCGGATTTGTCTTTGTAATCCGTTAATCTTAATATTGTTTTGAGAAATGCCATTCGTTAATTTTGAAATCTCCTTCGACAGAGTATTGAATTGACGCTCTCGCTCTTCTTCCTCTTTAATTGCCTCCTCTAGTTCTTTATAACCAGATTGCAACTCTTTTGCTTTATTTTGAGCGTCGTTAATTCTATTTATTCTGAAGATCTCTTCGATAGACTGTGTGCAGGTGGGGCATACCGTATTCTCTGTAAAGAACTTATGCTCTTTAGTAATGGTAGATACTTTTTGAGAAATCTTACCCTTTAAGTTTCCAAGTTTGCGTAGTTTTTCTGCATATCCAACCAACTTATCTTGCTCTCGAATATACTCATAAAGAGGTTCTTCTAAAGTACTATTCTCATTCATATATTGTTGGATTTCTTTATCCAAATCGGAAATTTTCCGATTACTATTATCAATACTTTCTTTTCCGCGATTCTCAAGTTCTTCAATGAACTCCTGTTGCATTTTGACTTTATCAAGAAGAGATTCTTTCTTCAGTTCATAAACTTTGATTTCTTCTTTTGTTTGACGAATCTTTTCTTTGATAACCATATTCATTGAAGAAAAAATCTTGATATCAAGCAAATCCTCAATGACTTCTCTACGATGTGCAGCAGAGAGTTGCATAAAAGGAACAAAAGTACTAGAACCCAGAATTACAATCTGAGTGAAGGACTTGTAGTTCATTTTAAGAACATTTTGCTCCAACCACTTCTGCTGATCTAAAGCAGCGGCAGATTGATCCAAAGAAGTATCATTTCTCCAAATCTCAAAAAGTGCAGGTTTAATTCCCCTTACAACTTTCCAATCAGCATTTCCAATCGAAAACTCTACTTCAACTCTACAGTCCTTTTCATTTACAGAGTTAATAAGTTGAGGTTTATTAATCTTACGAAATGGTTTTCCAAACAAAGCAAATGTAAGTGCATCCAGAACAGTACTTTTTCCTGCTCCATTTGTACCGACAATGAGATTAGTTTTATTTTTTGTAAAATCAACTTCAGTGTACTGATTGCCAGTGCTTAAAAAGTTTTTCCAACGAATAGTTTTAAATAAAATCATGATCAGTGTTTGGAGGAATTACAATGTCATTTGGAGTAATCACTGCATATTGATACCCATGCAGTTCACAAGTTTTTATCATTACTTCATCTTCAATTTCAATTACATGCATTTCTGGATATCCTTCTTCTTCTAACATCATAGCATACCGAACAGCATCATCCTCTTCCTGAAAAAGATACAAAATATGTTCTCCCTCATCATCAATTACGGAATATGCTCCTTCAGTTTCTCTGCCATTGATTGTTAGAATAAACATTTAAACTAATTCACATGCCTCTTGATAAATTTCTTGCATCATTTTTTGAATGACTGATTTATCAAGACTAATTTCTGCCTCCTCAATATATCTATTCAGGATAGAAATAGTGTCTTCGCTTTCAAATGCTTCAAACTCTTCATGTTCTTGAATGTCAAAATTCTCAATGATTTTGAGTTCTGCAATGTTGGAAGAATAAAGTTTATCAATAAACTTTTCAAACTTTTTAGTGTCAGACTTTTTACGAACAACAACCTTTACGATCTTGTTTTCGTACTCACGAGTATCAAATGTTTGATAGTTAGTGTCCTCATAATAAATGTTATGGAACATCTTATAAGGATTGTTTACATGCTCGTGAGTTATCGTTTCAGTATCAAAAATAGTGAATCCACGAGTATCACCAACATCAGTCCAGTAGATCTCATAGGGATTTCCTAAGTAAAAGACCGTTCCATCATTCGATCTAGTGTGATAGTGTCCCGAGTAGACTCTAGTGAACTTATCAAATAGTTTGCCCTCCAGACCGTGCTCCATGACGATTTGCTTATTAACTCTAAATCCCTGGAGTTCAAGGTGCCCCATCGCGCACGGGCAAGTTGTCTTTTTAATAAGTTTGAGAGTACTTTCCTCATTTTCTTGATTAATCCAGGGTATAAAAAGTGTTCGGAGATTATCGAGAATAACTTCAGTTGGTTCCGAATATACCGTCACATTATCATACTCACGCAAAAGTAAATCAACTGCATTTACATTATTAGTGTTCTTATAATAAGCCGTATGATTTCCTACAATTGTATGGACCCTTACACCCATTTCTTGAAGACGGTCATAGTAATTATTTTTTGCCCAAGATAAAGCAGAGAAATCAATTCCCTTACGACTATCAAAAGTATCTCCCATATCTACAACAGTAGTAATCCCTTGCTCTTCGAGTGTAGGGAAAAATACATTGTCGTAGAAATTTAGAAAATAATCATGAAAGAGTTTGGAATTCTTTCTCGCACCAAAATGTTGGTCTGTAATAATTGCTACTTTCATTCAATACCGCAGTTTGCTGTGAACTCCGTCCTTGATAGAATTATAATCGGAATAGTTCCCGCCGTCAATAGTGTTGTCGTCTGTGAAGACTTCCGAAAATCCAGACCTTTCAAGGATTTTATTTTTGATTTCCAATTGACGCTTTTCTCTTTGGATGCGACGAAGGAAAGCGTAGTGAATGATTTGAGTGAAGTATGCGAAAGGATTTTGTGACTTCTCCGGATTGAAATTGTGAATGTACTGAACACAATTTTCAATACCATCAGAAATCATATCTTCCTTGAACATGTAGTTCACGAAGTTTGGTTTAAAGGAAAGGTGATTCGCAATCTTTAAGAAACACTCTCCAATGTAGCGGGGAATAGGAGGTTTTGTATCCCAAGTCTTTGCACGGTCTTCTTTCGTTAATTCTCTGCCAAACTTTTTAATAAAAGTTATTTCAACATCTTCACGATATTTGATGATAGCAGCAAGGAACTCTTTATTATTGACATAATGCTCTGACCTTTTTCTTTTGGCCATGACTGCTGTGGTAATCATAAGTTTTTATCATTATTATGTATAGATTATACCACTTATACAAATGCTTGACAAGGTATTCAAAAGTTGATACAATTACCTTTGTGGAGGTTGATAAGATAAGCTTTAACTATTTTTATAGAGTTTCTCTAATATCTCTTTAGCATCATTGACATTAGAGATATAACCCATTTTACGACTGATTTTTGATTGATTTATACTTTTTTTATCAGATTGTCGTACATAATTTTGATACATCATTATTATTTTTATATCTGAAGATTCGGAAAGAGTTAATACATCTTCAAGATTTATTAAAAACATATCTTCCTTTGTTGTTTTTAACCAAGGTTCTATTTTATATCCAACAACTCCCATTCTAGTAGTAACTTCGCTTAAAACAATGGGATTTGAAATAATCAATATTGTTCGATCTTCTTCTTCAGAGGCAGCAACTTTAGCAAATATTTCTTCCCCTGTTTTTAATTTTATTGTTGCATAAAAATCGTCTTCTATCATTTTTTTAAATTAATTGTAATTATATCGTAATTAAAATTCTCTTCATTATAGATCTTAATTCTTTCAATGAGATGATTTAGAGTATAATTTTTTCTTGCGTTATATGTACAGTCATCAGCGATATCATAAAGTGTTGCTTTTACTTTGTCTTTTCCTTTTCTAAGAACTCGTCCAATGCTTTGAAGATTACGAATTCTTGATTTGCTTGGTGAGGCAAAAATAACATTATGTAAATTTTTGATGTTGATTCCGGTAGAAAAAGTTCCATAAGATGCAACAATAATTGCATTATTTTCTCTTTCTGTAATTTCTCTAACCAATTCTCTTTCTTCAGCGTCAACTCCACCATGAATAAAAAATACTTTACGATCATTTCGCTTATTAGTATTTATCTTTTCAAATAAGATAGCTCCATGCGCTTCTACTCTTGAAAATAAAATAAGGGTATTTCCTTTTAAATCTAATGCAAGATTTGTAATAAATTTATTTCTTTGTTCATGAGAAATTAAATATTGAATCTCATCTTCATAAGTTTCAAATTTTTGTGGATTATGTTTTAAAACAATACACTGAATATCTAATTGTGATAAATGACCTTGCCTCATCAATTCATCTGTTTTGGTAACTTTATAAGATGGACCAAATAACCCCTCTAAAACCCATTTATGTGTTTGTGTTCCATCAAGAGTTCCAGTAAAACCAAAACGATATTTTGCATGATGAAGTTTGGTCATAATTTCTATCAAGGATTTGCTCTTGAAAAGATGAGCTTCATCGCCTATAATTACATTATATTCTTCAAAAAAAGATCTCTCTAGTTTATAAACAGACTGCCAAGTTGTGATCGTTACAGAATATTCATTTGTTTTTTCTTTACCCGAATAAATACGGTGACAATATGAATCAGCATCCCAACCATAGTCTTGGAAATCCTTGTACATCTGCTCTACCAAAGATGTCGTTGGAACAACTAGAAGAATTTTTTGTCCTTTATCTACATAATACCTTACGAGGGAATAAATCATCAAGGATTTTCCTGAGGCTGTGGGTGATATCAATAATTTTCGGTTATGTCGTAGAGCATCGTATACTCCCTCTACTTGATACTCCCGTGGAGAATGAGCACAAATAGATTTCATATAGTCTTTTACACCTTCATATGAAATATTTTGATTTATTTCGAAAGGTTGTCCGTAAAATTTGTTATCTTCAAACTTATAAGAATATCCGTATTGATTGCAAAAATTTACAATTTTATCTAAGAGACCAACATATATTTGTTTCGATCTCATATCATATAAATGAATTTCTCCATTCCAATTTCTACCTCTATACTGAGGCATAAATTTTGCATTAGGAACCTCAAACTTAAAGTGATCTCTAAGTTCATACTCAATATGAGGTTCTGTATTGATTTTTAAAAATACTTCGTTTGATTTAGAAATAATAAGATCGGTTGTGTTCACGATGATTCATTCATCTGTGAATATTTATTTACCCTAGTCCAGCGTTAAATCTCATAAATTCAATTGCATTCTTGATTTGATATGTTCTATTTTGAATCATTTTTAAAATGCTTTCAATATAAACAAGCATAGTGTCATAATAATCTATTTTCAAACAAACAGTTGACAATTTTTCATCGGCATCCAAATATTTTTGCATAGTGTCTTTATCCCTGATTTTTTTGGGAAATGGATTTTCCACATAAACATCAGGATCTGCCTTCCCAGAATAGTATTCATATCTTTCATGTCTAATATTTCTTTTTTGTTGTTCTGCTTTTTTTCTCAACAAAAAAATGGTATTGTATAGATCAAAATATTTTGCGTGAAGGATGGGAATATTTGTAGATTCCGTATGAAGATTATCCATGTCAATTTTGGAGTCCTGCTCCCACATTTTTTGAATAGTATCAAGATCAAAACTCATAAAGGATCGCCATTCAAATCTGTAATATTAAACATAGTATACTTGAAAGATACTTCTGCTGTAAAGTATTGAATGTCTGTTTCTGTAGCATCAAATTGTAATGTAGTCAAATTATAAGGAAACAAGTCTCTAAATTTTATTTTAAAGTTTGCATTTTGGCTGCTTGTTAAAACAGTTAAAGTTCCATCCGAATACAGATTCATCAATCCTTTTCTTGGTTGATTCATATTTGGATTTGAAGTTTGTAATTCGTATATTTCTTCCAAGGATTCGGGAAATCCAAGACCACGAATCCAGTTTGAAATTTCAGTGTAATTCGTCAAATCCTCATCAACTAAAAACCTAAGAGTGAAATCTTCAAACTCTATCTTTTCCCCAGGTTGAGGTATGTCTCTCAAATATGATGGTTGATTGGCAATTCCTAAAGTTAATCCAGGTATATTTGCAGAATTACTAAAAAAGGCAACTTTAGGTGCTCTATTTAAAATAAATTTAAATCCAACAGGTGCTAGAAAATTTCTATTCTGTATTTGATTCTTAAATGAGTTGGTCGTCATTTTTTTAAATATTTAGATAAAAAAAGAGACCCTTTTGGGGTCTCTCGATAATCTTATGTGATATTGATCACATGAGGTTCTTAACAGCAACTCTTCTGTAGTAGCGGTTCTGGTTGGTCTGAAGACGACCGAGACCCTGATTGGTTCCTTCTGCAAATGGGTTAGCAACAAGACCATAACGGGTCTTAAAGCCAATCTTAGGCTGGAAGGAGTTCTCACCAACGGCACGAACCATTTGGAGAGGAACATAAGGACAATAGAAGAGTCCAGCGTCATAAGGGGAAGCACCCTTATAACCAACAACATAATACTGGTTACCTGGTGAGGTGTTACCCGCAGTGAGGTTAGCAGAATATGGGTCAATGTAGACGCGGAATTTGCCCATTAGAGTACCAGCAAAAGTATTGCCGGTGTCATCAACAGACAGATTAGCGTTAAGTGCAGGGGTGTAGTCTAGAACACCAGCCATGGTTAGTGCTGAAGCAACATCAGCAGAACACATGATGATGTTACCCTTTCCGCGACGAGTTCTTTGTGCGATTGCGTTAGCATCACGCTCGATTTGGAATAGGAGACCCTTGAACTTCTCAACTGACCAACGACCGTTGGAGTCAACATCGAGGTCGAAGATACCAGCTGTTGCAGTGTTTTGAACAGCACCCTGTTCAGCAACCTTATAGATGGTTCTGATAACTTCGCGGTTGATTTCAGCAAGAATCTCAGTTGAGAGAATGTTTGCTAATTCCGCTTCAGCATTCAGACCATGGATTGCCTTGAGGTCTTGAGCGAGTTCTAATGAGTACTCAGCTTTCAGAGCGCGTGACTTTGCAGTAACAGTGACTTTCTCGATTGAGAATGCCATCTGGTTGAATGCATCACCAGCTGTACCATCAAGGTTTTCTGCGTCGCCAGTAACCATACCCTGACCTACATTGTAGGCGGTTGAGGTTGCGCTACCAACTGGGTTTAGAACTGATGGGTTGCTTCCTGCTTGTGCAGTAGTACCCATACCAACGCCAACTTCAGTAAATCCTGCAGCCTCATCAAAACCTGCGTCTTGACCGGAGAATGCAGTATCTACTTCATTGAAGAAGGTTTCAGTTCCGCTTTGGTTGGTATAGCGGGAACGCATTGCGAAGATAAGTCCAGTAGGACCACTCATTGGTTGAACGCCAGCCAGGTCATAAGCGACCAGGTTGGGCATTGAACGACGAATGAGTGAAATCAGAACTGGATCAAAACCTGCAGTAGGACCACCAGCAGCGGAACCGCCACCGAAAGCACCACTAGCACCAGCAGCATTACCGCTGTTGGTTGGTGACTCCATGAGCATACTCATGGAACCGTTGTCGAAAGCAGATTGCTCTCTTAAAAATTTTTCTTGGTTTTCGAGCAGGACAGCGGTTACAGCTCTACGATGAGAATCTTTGATAGGGTCGATACCCTGATAATCTAGTAGAGGTGCCCACTTTTCCTGCAGATGCTCAGAATGGAACATTTGCGTTTACCTTTTTTACTAAAGTGATTTTTGGGTTTGATTAATATTAAGTTCAGTTTTTGGCGACTGCCTGAAGAGTTCTTAGGTAGGTAGCCATTTGACCGGAAATTACTTCAGGTGCTGGATCCATACCATCCGACAAAGTTTCAGTTCTGGCCTGTGGAGAAACTACTCTTGAAGGAAAATATGATTCCTTCAAAGTCTCCAGCTTTTCACGATATTTTGCTTCACTTTCAAACTCAACACTTTCGGCAAGTGAAGCGAGCTTGTCTTTCTGAGTGTCTGCTAGACCTTCAGCGACTTCTTCAAAGATTCCATCAGCAACCGACTCTGCGAGACGCTTGTTAAGTGAAATGTTCTTCTCAATTTGCTCGTTGAGTTTTGTCTCCATTTCATCAAGTTTTTCTACCATGCTTTCAAGCACATTATATTTATCTTCAGGGATTGATACATAATGTTCTTCAAAAAGACCCTTCATTCCTGCAAGGAATGATTCGGTCATTTCGGTCTTAAGACCGCTTTCAACTGCAAGAATATTTTCTTGCATCCACTCTTCAGATACATACTCAAGGTATGCATCTACGCGCTCCGAAAGTTCAGTTTTAATTTCTTGAACTTCTTCTGCAAGAGCAGCAACATACTGCTCTTCAAGTGCTTCTTTAATATCAGAAACTTTGGAACGAAGAGCAGCTTCAAAAATGGTTCTTGCTTTTTCTTGGAACTCTTCGGAGAGTTCTTCGCCAGCAAGCAGAGCATTAACATCTTCTTCGATGCTAAACTCTTCTTCCATTTCTTCTTCTTCTTCTCCTTCCTCTTCTTCCTTCTTTTTGCCTTTCTTACCGCCTTCTTCTTCCTCTTCTCCTTCCTCTTCTTCCTTAGCGGCTTCTAGGAGCTCTTCATCTTCATCATACTCAAGTTCTTCATCTTCCTTAACACCTTTCATTGCTTCCGCAGGTTTAGCACCTTTGTTGACAACATCCTTAACTTGCTTAAGGGTTCCTCCAGGTGTTTTAAGTTTTGCAGAATCATCATCTGGACGGTAGTTGGAAGGATCTGGACCTCCAAGATCTTCCCATCCGCCCGTTTGTCCATCAGGAATATTGCCTGATAGGTTTGGCATTGCTTCTCCAGCCTTTGCATTTGCATTAACGGCGGTTTTGGATTGCTTAGTGCCTACTTCCATTTCTTGTAAATCTCCACGAGACATTTGAACTCTCCGATTAACCTTAGTAATTTAATCTATATTTATTTATAAATTAATAAATTACAATGAATTTAAAAACTCATTGAATAATTTAATTTTATGTTCTTCTAGTATTCTTTGATCAACTAGAGCATTAATTTTTCTTTTGGTATTCTCTGCTAATTTCTCTCGCAAAATACCACCATCCCAAATCCACTCTTTACCTTCCATAATTCCCTGAACAAAAGCGTCAGGTGCAGAAGGATCTGCAACAATATCTGCTGCAGTTGCAAGCATAAAATCTTCACCAACTTCTTTAAATCCTTTAGTATTTTCTCTTAAAGAACCAATTCCACGAGATGAAACACCAAGAGTCACTCCATCTTTGAGAAGTGATTCGGCAATTTTACCCATTGGAGTGGATAAAATTTGTGCCTTACCAATAAAGTTATTACCACTTTGCTTGAGTTCTGTAATTTTATGAGAAACTCTATCAAGATTTACAGTAGGTCCATCTGGATGACCTAATTCGCCAAGTGCTCTACCTTTTTGAACATAATTTTCATTATAACGGTTAACTTCTCTTTCCATAATTTGGAAAGGATACATTCTACCATTACGATTAACACATTCACTTTGGAGGAAAACTCCCTGAATATAAAGTTGTTTTTTACCACCTACAGTTTCGGTGATAACTTCTACTTTTTCTACTTCTTCTCTGATAAGTTTCATCATGCTTGTCCTGAGATTTGTACTTGTTGGTAATAAAGAGTTCCTGAACCGACACCATATGCAGAAACTTTATTTGAAATCGAAACACTAGCATCTGTTGGGGCAAATGCAGTTAAAATTCCACTAGAGTTATTATCTACGGTCATTCTTGTTTGATAATAACCATTTATACCGGCACTCGTATCAACTGACAAAACTTGTTTATGAGTGAAATCATAATATGACTGACCACCAACTGTTAAAGATACATAATCACCAACCCCAAATGGAACTTGAGTTCCTTCTGGAACAATAATAGTTGTTGTTGTACCTGTAGTAACTCCAACAACTTTATTTGATGCTTTAGTCAATGCAAGAGTTTCTGATCCACCAGAAGAAATATAATAATCAGTGGAAGTTGCTGAAGGATTTCCTCCCACAGAAATATGAGCTGCTCCTCCAACAGCAACCACTCTCAAAACACTTGATTGTACTGAAAATGCAGATGATGTTGTTGCAGCACCTGCAGTAAATGTAAATGAGGAACCTGCCCCAACTGGTCTGTGAGCCATTATTTTTAATAATACACTTTTAGTTATTTATTATTTAATCAAGTTAAGTCATAAAAACTCAAAGCACCAATACAATTTCCACTTCCAGAAATTGCTCTAACTGCTAATGTAAATGTGTCACTAACTTTTGCTTGAGTTCTTCCAAGTTGTAAATCCCAATTATATTCTGTATTTTCGTTTAAAGCAGTTGATGCTTTATTTGCAGATGAAATATATTCTGCTCTAACAACTGTTCCACCAGACATAGAAGTTGCAGTTGTATTTTGCTCCACATTTGGAGATGAAGAATTTACCCAACTTCCGCCACTGAGAGTTGCATTTTTAATGAGAGCGACTTCATAATAAACTGATGTTGCACTATCTGGAAGTGCATTAATTTGATTCGGAAGAATAACTGCATCTTCTCTTCCTGCTTTGAGACGAATACTTACAAGAGGAATAAAAGTTGTAGATGCTACTGAAACTAGTGCATCTTGTCTTGCTACATCTGATGCAACCCTTTTTTCATAACCACCATTAGATTGAATAGAAACGCATATCTGTTTCATTGTTGATGTAGATGTTGTGACTCCAGTGTTTAATATTTCATATCTAACTGGAAGTGTAGCAGTTGTCATATATGTACTATTAATTGTATTTGCATGATTAAAGATATGAGTAATATGAAAATTACCATCCTTATTTACAAATCCGCAACGAACTGCACCAACACCTAACCACTCATATTCGGTGAACATAATTTGTGCCATTGATAAATCCAATCTATGTCCACTTGAATTTTTAGATGTTGTTCCCACTCCAACACCATCATAAGTATCAATATTCCATTCGGATTGTGGAACTTTAATTTCTGTGCTAATACCAGATCTTTCAGTTCTCATTACCCAGTATACTGTGGTAATTCCAGTAGAATCAGTTGCTTGTTCTAAAACTACGCCATTTGTTGATGATGCATAACCAACTCTTTGAGTAAGATTTGCTTTTGGTGATGCCATTACAAATGTTTGAAAAACTTGTAATGCTTTACCAGGTTGATATGAAAATACTCTTTTACTTTCTCTTACAATAGAACAACCTGCAGTAGTACCAATTCCTAATGTTGCAGTACTTTGATGTGTTATAATTCCAACAGTAGATCCTGCTCCAAGAATTACATCATCAAAATCACCATCTTGAGAATATCTATGAGTTGAGTCAAAAAGAGTAAATGGTTGTGATACTTTTAATCTACCAAAAAGATCTCCTGAAAATCCTTGACCTAATGGATCAAAAATATTTCCAAATTTATCTGCTTGTAAAAAAACCTCAAAAAGACTTCTTTCTTGGTTCAAATAATCTTGAGTATTCTTATTCCACTGAGCCATTTATCAATCAATCCATTCTAATTTTGATGGGTGGTATCTGCTTGCTTTTTTAATATTGCAGTTCTTTTCTGCAATTGGATAAATCTGGTGAACAATTGCACCTGGATATTCTGCTTGCAATTCTTCACCTAAAGATTGTTTTGATGGAATACCAGTTCTGCTGGTCAATTCCATCCTATAAAGACTTCCATTCCATACTACATCTGCAACATATCCTTCACCAACTGATTGTTGTTCTGGTTGAGAAGAATTGATGTAAAGATTTCCGTTAAAATCTCCGGAAATATTTACTGATTCTGAGATGAATTGTTGAAATGATTTCATTGTTCCTCTTCTACTTCTCCAGAAAACATTGAAACTGCAACAGAAGGTCGGAAAGAATCTATTTTTTCTGCTGATTTTGTGAATAAAAGTTCTTTAATTTTGTCGCTAATCTGAGAAGGTGATTCGTCAGAGACAATCATATCCATAAGATCATCCATTTTTAATAAACTCATAAGTAATCTCTAGTATTTATTAAATTTCTCCACCCTTAGGCATTTCTGCAATTTTACCACTTGCTTCGGTGGCAGCACCTTGAGCATCTAAATTTGGTTCCATCACTGGTTGTCCCAAATTCATTCCTGCAGGTTGTTGTCCAGGTTCTAATGGCATACCTGTCATTGGATCTATTGGTGCATTTGGATCTGGAATAATACCATCTTTAATTTCTTTTTTCATAATTTTATCCTGCTCAAGAATTTCTTCATCAGTTTGACGAAGAATCTTTCTTCTCAAATAATCTTGAGAAAAATACTTTCCAACATAAGGTTCTGCAATCTGAACCATATTCAATCTTTCATTGAGTAACTCAGCATCCTTGAGTTCAGCAAAGTGATTATCATATAAGAAGTCATATTGAATATGCTCACTCATAATTTCCCAGTCTTCTGGAGTGATAATATTTTTGAGAATCAATTGCGTTCTCAACATATCATGGAACATGTATGAGAATCTTTTTCTCAAACGAGCAACAAACTTGCTAAACTTAACTTCATCTCTCAGAATTTCTGATGACCGACCAAGATTAAATCCACCTTCTCCATCCATTCTTGATGGTGGGACATTTAGTGAACGATAAAGTTTCTTCTTAAAATATTCAATATCTGTAATCTCTCCAAGGTTTTGACCACCAGGAAGTGTAGAGATTTCAGTTCCTCTACCACCTTCTCTTCTTGGGAGCCAGAAGTCCTCAAGCATTGCCATGAATTTTTTATCATCGCGAATTTCTCCGGTGCTTGCATCATATACCAGTTTATTGCGATAACGCATCATAACATCACGAAGATATTGTTCCGCCTTAACCTTTGGTAGATTACCTACATCAATATAAAAAATTCTTCTTTCTGGCGCACGAGACAGACGATAAATTACCAGTGAGTCTTCAATCATTCGCAGTTGATTGAGGGACTTGATTGCTTTATGAAGATATGAAAGTGTTGATCCCTTATTCCTATCTACAAGACCTGAGGTGCAATATGTGATAGAATCCTTTGACATTTTAATTCCAGTATTTCCACCTAAAGAAGATGGATTTGTGGTTGGATATGTCATCTTTGGATTATAGATGAAATATTCCTCAATTTCAGGAAACTCATAATCCATTGGATTATCAGCATTTATATTAGACAGTCTATATCTGTTGTTATCTTTCTCATTCTTTTTATGTTGTCTCACATAACGCATTTTAATTGCGTCTATGTAACGAAGTTCTTGAATTCCTTCTTGTGGATTCTTTAGATCAATTACTTTGTGATAAAATAACCTTCCATCAATATACCAATTCCTATAAATTTCGTGAGATTTTTTATCAAAATCTAAAAGTGATAAAATATGTTTGAATTCTTGTCGTATTTTATTCTTAATACCATCACTAGCGTTCAGATTTGAAAGTTCAATTTCTACTGGACTGTCATTTGTATCCGACACTATGGCTTCATTTACAATATCTTCAATGGCACTATCACACTCTGGATGAAGTGCCATTTCACGATATCTTTTAATTAAATCAAATTCAGTTCTATAAACACCTTCAATATCTACATATGAACCAAAAAAACCACTACTCAAGTAGTGGTCTGACCCATCCTCATTATTTGGAGGAACGGGAGAGACCGTACTTGGAGATAGTGGTTCATTATCCTCAATAGAGAATCCAAATAATTTTGACATGATTTATTGAAATTGGTTTCTGACTATTTATCAGCTAATTTGAACACCAGTTGCATCATTTCTAGCTGGACCTTTTCCTGCACTCCAGTATTGAACTTGGAACTCTACAGTATATTCTTCAATTGCATCTGAAGAATCATATGAAAGATCAATTGCAGAAATTGCAGTTGGGAAAATTCCATCAAATTTGTAAGTTCTTAATGGAGTAACATCAACAGAAGGTTGTGCAGCACCACCATTATTTGTGGTAGAAAATCTTCCCTTATCATATCCTCTGCCAAGTTGGTGTACAAAGGCATCGGTCATATAGGAACTTGGATTAGTAGCACCGCTATTATTATCAAGTTTGCTGATATTATTCATCCACAATTCAAAAGCACTTCTTAATTGGAAATCTTCATCATTGATGATAGTGACTGTCCAAACATCGAAGGTTCTATCACCCGCAACTTTCAAAATTCTACCTCTAAAAGGTACATCAATTGAAGCAATATTTGAAGCAGGAAGAGCAGCTGCTTTACATAGAAACTTAAATGTTTCTATTTGATTGCTACTACCAGTTTTCCAAAAATTTGTTAATGGAGCTGGGAAAGATGGTATTTCAACTTCAAATAGATTAGGTCTTGCGCCACCTCCAGCAAGTCTTTCTTTAAAACCTGTGATTGTTCTGAGAGTAGACATTTTTTAGTTCCTCCTTTTGATTAATTTAAATTAATTAAACTCTACCAGCAACTTCTTCAAAACTTACGCCTGTGCGCGTCGCTACAAATGTTAGAGTAACATAGTTAATTGATTTTGATGGTTTGAGGAAGATGTCTGCCCTAAACTCATTGTTGTCAATGACATCTGGAGTGTTGTTTGTTTCGTCGCAAATCACTAAGAAGTCGTAAATACCTCTCTTTGCTTGTACATCGCGAAGATATGGTTCAACAATATTTACAAAGTTTGCCCTTGTAACTTGATCGTTGATTTCAAATAGTTGTGCTTGAGAAGCTTTTTCTAGAGATTGTTCAATGGTTAGGAACAATCTTCTAACATTAATTCTATCAAATGCTGAGGCATATGCTAGAGCAGTTTTATCGCCAAAGAGGTAAATGCCGATACCAGGTTGACTGATAATTGAGTTAACTCTGGAAGTGTAAAGCAGATCTCTTTGTGGTTTATTTGGATTATATGCAAGTTTAATTGCATTATTTAATACACCTCTTTGCTGACCAGCTGGTGAATACCATGGGAAGGAATTGATATTCGTTCTCATCATTAGACCAGCAATGTCTGCATTGCATGGTACATATCGGAAAAGGTTATTAAACCTATCATAAGTGTACTTATATCCACTATCAAATACTGCATAAGATGAAGAGGAAAGTGCGCTGAAGAATCTAACTATGTTTGTTGTTTGTGTAGTAGTATTTGATAAATTAACTACGCCATCTCTGTGAGGAGAAATTACAGCAATACAATCTTTTCTACCTTCAGCAATTGATATTAACTTATTAGCTTTTGCTTGAGACTCGGATTCATTTGTAAGTCCAGGACCGTTGATCAGAAAATCAACCTGAACATCATCTTTGTTGGCAAAAAGATCATATGCAGTAGAAATATTTGATAAAGTCGCTTGCATACCACCAGTAGAAGAATAATCAACACCACCAACAAGAGTGTAGGTTACATTTCCAATTGCACTATAAACTATGTTTTGTGCATCTTGTCCCCAAAGACCTTGTGATGTTGTATATGGGGTGTAACCCGAAGAGAATCCAGTTGCTTTTGGAGAGGTTCCATGATAAGAATCCGCACCATTAGATGGATTATATCCAGCATAAATGTAGGATGAGAAATTTGATAAGAAATTTTTATACCAAATTTTCTGGGGGGAGTTTACGGAAGATACCGAATCTGCCGCTTTTGAAAGACTTAAATGCTTTTCAAGAACATTTCCCTGAACTCCAGTAATTGCGCCAGTATCATCAACGATTGCGATATGCATCGCATCATTCTTACCATTTCTCTGAATTGAATAATTATTTGAAATTGGCTTTGGAGCTATGGACTTCCAGTAAATTATAGAGTTTGTTAAACCAAGAGTTTGCTGATCATACCAATCTAATGCAGTAGCAACTGTAGATGTACCAGCAGTGGAACCTGAATTATTGACAAAAGTGAGAGTGTCTGATGCTTGGAAAGAATCTATTTCACTTCCTTGAGCATATGTTGTTGCAGTCTCCGTATTAGCGGCGGATACTCTGGATAGAATCTTTACATCTATACTACTGTTACCATTTGTTGCATCAGTAGTTACTCCAGTAATAATACCTTTTAAGTAACCATTAAATACGGATGTTGAACCTGCTCCAGCAAGAACTGCATTGCTAATTGGGGTTGTTATACCATATCCAACAATTGCTCCAATTGAACCTGGATTAGTTGATGCAATGGTAATTCTCTGATCTGCTAGATCGTCAATTAAACAAACTTTTAATTTGTTTCCCCATGATCCTGGGTTTTTTGCGGAAAATGTGAAATTTGTTGCTGTTGCCCAGTTAGCATTATAATCTTCATAATTTTTAATCTTTGCCGAAGAAGTAGAAGCTGCGCCAACTCCAGCATTTGCATTATTTAAAGTAGCACCATCTGTTCTCACAACTTTCAAGATACCACCGTATGAAAGATAAGATGAAGCACTCATCCAATATTCATATTGAGCATCAGTTGAAATTGGTTTGCCGAAAGTACTAATTAACTCCTGTTCGGTATTAATATCAATTGCTTGCTCAACTGGTCCGATTGCAAAGGGTCCAGCAATTGCACCAATATTATCTAATACATTTTCAGCTCTCCCGACTGTTAAATCAACTTCCCTAGTAATTACACCGGGAGACAATTGAGGAGTCGCCATGTTTTTCTCCGTAATCTCAGTTTATCTAAAAAATATTTATTAAAAAATTGATTTACATATACTCCCACATGTAAGATCTATCCCCATATTCATCTACGAACCATCGATCGCCATCCGAGTCAACAAAACTTTCATTATCTAGACCATCAGATATAAACCCAAAAGGCGACATATCCTGTTCAATTTGATTTTTTTGTTCTTCATATAGTCTTTTTCTTACATCTTGATCCGTAAGTTCTTTAAAATAGTCTTGAGCAACCAACCAGGCATAAATGACCAAACACATTGCAAGGTCATCATTGCATCCTTCTTCTGCTTCAAATGAATTATGTTTTTGAATAAAAGTGGTTAGCTCACTAATTATTTCATAGTCATTTAAATATAATTTATTTTCTTCAATCATAGTCTTTAAATTAAGACATCCAACTTTTTTTACAGTTTTAGACATCTTAACGCCTAGTTGAGTTTTCTTTCCAGAAAAACCTTGCCCTACAATTTGACCCGCTCTACCTCTCATAGAGCACATAAGCAAATTATTATATTCTAAATCGTATTGAAGAATACTTGCAACTTGATCTCCAACATCATTTACTTCACATAAAATATATGCACTATTATATGCCACTGCTGTTTCCTGAATGATGCTTGGGAAGAGCATTGGTTTTATTTCATTGTTTCTATATTTTGCAACAACTTTATGTGGAAATTGTGTTATATCAACTACGGTGAAGGCAGAATAATCATTTCCAACACCTCTAGCAACATCAACAGTAATTAAATAATCATGATTTTCTTCTGGATCAACATAAACATCCAACCCAGCACTACGTGTTTTGGGATGATCATAAACTAAAGATCTCAGTTTGCTTGGTGCAATAAGAGTATCAACAGACCCTAAAAATTCACATTCAAACTCAACTTTGAATTGTTGTTCACTTGTATTTGCAATAGTCTGGGCTTTCCATGCTTCGTCTCTACCTGGAACTTCCGACCAATGAACATCAGTGAAAACATATTCATTTTTACCTTTCTCTGCATCGTGCCACATTCGGTAGAAATGATTCATACCATGTGGAGTAGAAACTATAATAACTTTAGTTTGTTTACCAGAAGTAATTGTTGGATATACCGAGGCAAAGAATGAGTCTGCAATATGATTTGGAACGAACGCAAATTCGTCCAAGAATAGAATGTTAAATGACATTCCTCGAACAGCAGAAGCTGATGTAGATGCTGCTAAAATCTTGGAACCATTCTCAAGTTCTAGAGAACCTTTATTCCAAGATATAATTCCTTGCTGCATCCACTTGGGTAAGTTTTCATAAGCGGTCTGTAACCTATCTAGGAGCTCCCTGGCAGTCGCTGCTTTGTTTGCAAGGATACCTATGTTAACATTGTCGTTAAACACCGCATAGTGGAGCAGGAAAGACACTACGGTAGTTGACTTACCTGTTTGCCTAGGCATCTTACAGATATTAAATCTGTGGTTATGGAAATTATTAATTAATTTCTCTTGGAAGTGATATGGTTTAAAAGTTTGTAAACCATGATCCAAGGTCACAATTTTTACATAATTATTTGCAAAATAAACTGGGTCATCCTTACACTTAACAAATTCAAGAATTTGTTCTTGGGTAAATTCAATTGGCGTATTTGCTTTTTTTAGAAGCGGATTACCAAGATAAACATCATTTGACATAATAAACTCTACTTATTAGTTACAATTCCAACGACGAAGTGCTTTATTGATCCTTGAATCTGGATCCCTTGCGGTTTCTGCTGAGGTTAATCTTTTTTTCATTCCAGACATACGACTGCAAAAATTTTTTCTCCTCTGCGCTCTTTTTCCTGTTGGATTTTTTTCAGTTACTGCAGTTTGAAGTTTTGAACCTGGATTCTCACGACGATAAGCATTTACTGCTTTTTGACTAAGACCATCAGTTTTATCTTTACGATTTACTGATTGCCAATCTTCATCAATTTCAACTTCTTCTCCCATAGTTTTTACATAATTTTTACTTGGACCTGGTTTTGCTGCACTGCCTCCCTGAGGTCCAAATGCTTGAATTAATGGTTGTCCTGGTTGAATCTCGGAAACTGAATGGTAAACAACCATTGATCCCGGATAAACTTTTTGAAGTTCGCTATTAATTTCTTTTCTTGAAGGAATTTTTACCTGGGGGAAAAACATCTTCATTGCATAATATTTACCTCTCCAAGAAAGAGTGACTGCAATCACATTGCCAGTTTGCGCCTGAAGTCTTGTTGCTTCATCTATTTCTATTTGAGTCTTAAAACCTTTAATTGGTTCTGGTTGAATTAAATCAACAACTTCCGCAAAAGTATTCCCTTCAGCATCCTCTATGGTTACATCTTCCGCCTTTACGCAGTTTGGATAACGCTTTCCAAACATTGTTTTCATACCTTTCTTTTTATAACCAGGCCAACATTTTTCTACCACAAATTCATTTGTAATTTTATCAACTAAGGTTTGTTCTTTAATTTTTGGAAGTTCTGGAGTTGGACCCAATTTTTTAGAAGCAACTTCCTTTTCTCCTCCAACACCGCTTTTTGCTAAAGACCTTATTTTTTCTCTTTTTCTTGCAGTTTTATGTGATGACGGATCAATGGTAAATCCAAAAGATTCTTCCATTTCTCCACTTGCAACATAATCTGCTGCAGTATCAATATAATCTGCTGCTTTGGTAATCTTTGATTGAACCCATGCTTCTAAAGATCCTTCACCTTTACCTACCTTCTTTTCAAGTCTTTTAGCAGCATCAATAATATTTTTAAGTTCAGATCTAGCCATTGAATATTCTTGATCTTTTACAGAAACCTTATCCCATGCTTTTTCGCCATAAGAACATTCAGATCTTGTTTCTCTTTTATCACATAAAGGACAATATCTTTCTTCTTCATGTGCAGTTTCTTCTGATTTAGTCCCCCAATTTGCAGCACCAACTTTACGGCATTTTACTAATGCTCCAGATGCATATGCACTAGGCCAAACATCATATCTAGATTTTACTTTATGATAACAAGCGTCCTTTTTTCCACTACCTTTTCCTTTTTTATCAGATTCTTCATTCATTTTTTTCTTCCTTCCTTGACAATGAGCTCTCTGAGAAAATCCTTTAGGGTTGTCACAATCTATAGATTTTTTATATTTATCGGACCAATCTTCTTTAACAGATTTTTCTGGTTTATCTGTAGAAACATATGTTGGTTTTGCAGCTCCTGTTTTTTGCTGCTGACCTGGATCTGCTGCTTTTTTTCTTCTTGCTGCAGAAAGTCTTTGTGCTTTAGTCATACTTGCTCTTTTTGATGAAGAAACACATTTTGGTGTTCCCTCACCTGGTTCATCGCTTGCACAAGTTCCACCAGTTACAACATTTACCCATCCAGATTTTCCATCCTTTGATTTGGATTTGCCAAACCAATCGCGAAGACCTTCTTCAGTAACATCTTTAAATTTTTTGTGGTGCTTTTTAGCATCTGCTTCCATTTTTTTCAAACGAGTATAATAATCTGGAATTTCGTCGAGATGTTGTAAAGCAATATCACGGGCAAGATCGTGGTCTTTAGTATGCTCATGCTCAATTGGTTCTCCCATATCAAGTTGTCTTTGTATAAAAGAAACATCAAGACGATGTTTCTTTGCAATTTGCTCAACTGTTTTATGGGACTTAAATTTAGACATCGACCGATAGTATTTTTTCTATTTATTGGTCTAGAGACCCTTCAGAACTTTGTTGTTTTAATAACTTTGCTAATTCTGCAGTAGAACCGACAAAAAGTGCATTATTTACTGTAGTTGGACCTTTTGGTTTGTCTTCTTCAATATCTTTTATCTTCTTTTGCAAGTCCATTAATTTGTCTGTTGCATCAGCAACATTTTTAATTAACTGTCCCGCAACTTCATATGCTCTAGGCATTTCACTTTCTTGAGCTAATTCTAAAATACCATTAATTGCTTCTTGACCTTTCTCAATCAATGAATACAAGTTACCTCTAGTGTATTCATAATCTTTTTTTATGTCGTTATTTGCATTATTAATGGTTTCTATTTTTTCTTCAACTACTTCTGGATTTTTTACTATCTCAGTAGAAACATTAAAAGTTTCATTTAAGTCTTTAAATTTTTTTGTCATTTTCATGATATTGTACCACTAAATCCAAAATCATCTCCCACTTGTATTAGAGCGTCATCAGCATCTGTTATCTTTTTAACTGGAGAACCTAAAACATGAGCAGATGCAACAGTTTTATCAGCACCTCTTACAACGGTTAAAACATTACCAGTTTTTGATTTCACTAACATTTCTTCCTCATCAATGTAGATGTAAGTATTACTACTAATATTTGATGAGTCATTAACCGAAATTGATGTATCTGTTGCGGATACATCAACAGATAAATTAGTAGTTATTTGGCCAGTATAATTTTTAGTTGCTCTAGGTTCAACACTGTAAACAATTTCTCTTGTTGGAGTTTTTGTAGTATCTCCAGAAATAAGTCCAATAGAAACTCTTCTGATAACATCCGAAGAAGCAGAAGAAATAGGACCAAAAAGATATGTTTTTGCAGTAAATCTCAAAGTATAAATTAATGATCTTCTAGTAGAAAAGTCACCCTCATAATCATCGGACATTGAAATACTATTCAATACAACGGGAATATCTCTTTTTTCCCCAATTTGTTCTACTAAGTCAATTGTCATCGTATAAGCTGGTTGAAAATATGGTAAAATTTGCTCAATAATTTGAAGCATATCATCATTCAACTTAGTGAATATACTAACTTCAAAATCTAAATTATATGGAACTGGTAAATATGACTTTTTTTGTTGGGTTTTATCGGTTACTGAAGTTGTTAAAAATGTTTGAGTAGTTGTCGCTTTTCTTGATGAATCGTATGACAATCCAACCAATTCAAATGACATTCTAGGTAAACTTATTTGAATTGGTTTATTGAGGTCTGGTGATTGCTCAATTCTTGCTAAAAATTTCTGTGTTGGTCCATATGCCAAAGGAACTTTAATAACACTAACCGTGTTATCATTGTTATTTGTGTGTTTGATAGAAATATTGTTAAAAAGAGACCCAAAGGAAACTACAGTTCTTCTTAATATTTCGTGATAAAAATACTCAAACATTTTAAAAAAATCTATTTGGTAAATTCAATTTAGATATGAATTTAATTATTTATGGATTTCCGAATGGATTACTTTCAGTAAAGTCTATTATTAAATCAGATTCACCTTCTATCTCTTCATTTTGAGCATATGGATCTGTTTTATTATAAGAATCTTCAATTCTTAATTGATAAGAAGCTCCACTTTTTGCGCCAACTATTCTTTCTCCTGTTTTGAAGGTTCCAGATATTTTATGTACTTTTAATTCTTTAGTGACTGCGTTCCAAGAATTTACTTTTGCTGTTGTATTAGTAATAGATCCAGTTACCAATTCATTAAAAATATAAGTTCCGATTCCGGAAGTTGGTGAAGATTCGATAGTTATTGTTGGATTTGATGTATAACCTATTCCAGCATCTATGAGTCTTATCTGAGTTATTGATCCACTTGAGTTTATTACTGCATAACCTTTGGCAGTTGTTCCTATACCAGGACCACTAAAGGTGACTGATGGTGAAGTAGTGTATCCAGACCCACCACTTGTTACTGTAACTACTCCAACTATACCATTACCAATGACTGCTGTTGCTGCTGCTCCCGCACCGCCACCTCCGACAAACACAACACTTGGTGCCACTGTGTAACCAGCTCCAGAATTGCTAAGTTGAACTCCTTGAACTTTTAAGGAACTAGTTCCATTACAATCTATTAATCCACCAATCATTGTTGCAATACCAACTGCCGTAGTTCCTCCTGATGGCGCTGATGATATTGCAACTTTTGGTACGGATGTATAACCATTACCTCTATTTGTAATTCTTACAAATCTAATTCCACCATTTACTATAGTAGCAGCTGCTGTTGCAGTTGATGCAGATCCAACCAAAGTTAGTGTTTGAATGTATCCTTGATCTTGTATATTATCGTCTATTTGTTCTATAGTAGTATCAACAACTTCATCTTCATATCTAAACAATTCACATCTTAATTCGTATACATAATTTTTTTGAAGTTGATAGAATGGTTGTTCATGTTCAACATATTTAATTTCGAATAATCTATCCCCTAACGGAAAATAAATCAAATCTCCTTCTTTTGGTCTGGTTGATAATTTTACATCTGTCATATTTTTTATGAGAGGAGATATGTAATTCTCAAATCTCTCTTTAGAAATAATCAAATTTAAATCATCTAATTCTTGAATTCCAAATTTTGATAGTATAGTTCCTGCGCCACTATACCCTTCATAGCTATTAAGATATGCCTCTAAAGGAAAAGCATTTTGAAATTTTGATTCTATAACTTCCTTTATTATTGTTTTTTCTGTGATATATGCTCTTGGTAAATAATAAATTTCAACACCATACATCCTTAATTGTTCATTTATTAGATCTTGGATAAGATCTTGCTCTGTTCTAGATCCTTGAAGAAAAAATGGATTGAGCATATCTTATCCTATCATATCTAATGGTGGAAGTTCATAAGTGTTAGACATTTTTTCCATTAAAATGTCAATTTCTCTTTGAGCGTCATCGTACATTTGTCTGCCATTTAATTCAACTCCACCTGGAAGTTTGACTCCAGTAAATTTCATCATATTTTGTCCCCACTGTCTCTTGATTAATGATGTTAAATATGGTTTCACAAAAGAATCATTCCAAACTCTACTGTAATCATTTGGATCTAAAACTGAATAGCAATCAATGACAATGTATTGATTATTAGTTACAGTTGACCAATCAATATCTAAATATAATCTATCTTGTCTTTTGTTAAATCTAATTTGTTTTTGTGTATTGAGAAGAAAATCTAAATCTTCAAGGTAAGTTTTTACCATTGCATAAGATAATAGTTCTGTGCTACCCCAATAGTAAATATCATTTAAAAATAATTGATACTTTACGCTAAACATATTATGGGTAATAGTGTTAGCACTATCAAAAAGAAATATTTTATTTACACCTAATACTGATGGTGGAATTTGGAGATAATTACTATTTTCTTCATATGTAAAAGTCGTTGTTACCCCAACTATAGTTGTTGTAACACTTGTTGATGCTATTCCTACTGCAGGTCCGGTTCCACCTCTTGCTCGGCCCCTATTAATATCATTTTGATTTATCTTGTACTTATAAAATGTAGGATATACACCATCAAAATGTCTTTCTTGAAAAAACTGAATGGCGTCATCTACTAGATCATCAATTTGCTCATCCGCAACATTAATTTCTAAAACTGGTGCCCCCAGTTTTCTTTTACAATAATCTATTAGTTCTTGTCTAGTAGATGGTTGCGACATTTATCTTCTCTTTTAAAATATTTATGATTTAGATATTAAAAGTTGAGATACAACCTCTTGTTGCTTTAAATATAACTTATAATAACATTTAGCAATATTTTTTGCATCTTCAATATTAGATATACTATCTATTTCTGAAGCAACTTTAAAGTATTCAAAACTTTTGCTTAAATTTTCAAGTTCTATACTATCTGGATTCATTTAACAAACTCCTTAGTAAACTTTTTATTTCATCAAGATCACTTTTCATATTAGCAACATTTTCTTCAAGGGATTGTATTTTTAGATTCTCTTTTTCTTTTAATTTCTTTTGCAAAATATACGCATTGTAATCTGACATACTAGTATTAACTACCGCTTGAGTTTTATCGTCTCTTATTAAATTTGAATGGCCTGTAATTTTTGAATGACTCATAGTTTATCATGCTAAAGCAATAACTCTTAAATCTTTAACTCTAGGTGGATATGCTTGATTTGTTGAAGTTCCAACAAATTTAATACCAAAATATCTAAATGGTGGAAGATTATCAATTGTGAATTCATACTCCCTAAAGTCTAAAATATCACCATCAAATCCAATGACATCTGTTTTTGATACCATTTTATCTGGAGATCCATCATTGTTTGCTAAATTAATAATTTCTCCAGTTGAAGTTAAGTTTTTATATCCTGGGAATGGATAATAAATCATCTCCGAGTTTGGATCATCTGTAATTGAATAAAAACATCTGATATCATTTTGGGTATTAATATAAGCATTCATATAAACTTTAATAGATGATGCCGGAGTCTCTAGTGATATTGGTTTAGTTGCATAAACAAATGATGATGGATCTCCTTCTAAAGTTGATGTTCTATTGTCAGTTATATAGTTTGATATTGGATTATTTACTCTGTTTGAAATAAACATCACAGCAACTCTATCCAAATCAATCACTGGAGAAATATATGCATTTGTTGTGGATAGATTTAAGTTAAGAGTGAATGATTTGTTTGCTGGTAAATTTGTAAGTTTTGAAGATTCATTTACTTTTGAAGAAACGACTCTTGGGGTTGAAAAATAATTAGTCGCATTCAAGTTAATTTGCTCAAAACCTTGATCTATGAATGAAATTTCATTTCCACCTATGCTACTTCCTGAAACTGATCTGATTGATGCATTGACATTAGTTCCTCTTAATGTCATAGTTTGAACTATTGGTTTTGCAAGTTCAAAAGGAATATTTTGTGTGGCGTTTATAGAACTTCCGCCAGTTGATTTAGTTTCATTTAAAAATAGTTTTGGATGTCCCGTGGATGTAGATCTATTCGTCATTGTAGAATTTTGATCGGACATATCAAGTTTTATATGATAGTAATCCAAATCAAGTGGATTAGAAACAGTGGCGTTCGATAAATCATGAGTTTTGTTAATTCTTCTTAAAGAAACTCCAGACAACTCATACTTATAAATTAAACTCCCTGCATCATGAATAAATGATTTAGTTTGATCAACACCCCTTGTAATTCCTGTTAATTTTGGTGGAGATGTTGTCGAATTTACGCCTGTATAAGAAATAATTTCATCTTCAATTTTAATATATCCTGGATTCGTAGCTCCTACCGATACATTTTCAAAAGTTTGAAAGTTTGCGATTGTTACACTTTCTACTTGAATATCATCATTTGATGTTGCTGAATAATTTGCAAATAATTTAGTTGGTTTTAAGTCTGATACTACATTTGAAACGGCAACCAAATTATTTGCAGAGTTCATTCCATGATTCTTATGATTAACTTTTAAATGTAGTCCATCAGATAAAGTTATTATACCATCTGTGGGTATAGTAACATTTCCACCAGTTCCATTTAAATCAGTAGTAATTCCTAAATTATTAATAAATCTAATAGTTTTTCCTATTCCGGTTAAATATTCTCCTTGCACTTGATCTATTATTAATTCATTTACGCCAGAAATTTGAGATACCGACAATCTTAAATTTCTACCTAAGTTTTTAGATCCAATAGTAGTAATACCAAGAACATCTCCAACAGAATAACCAGTTCCTCCATTTGAAATTGTTGCTGCGACAGCAACACCATTGGATATTGTTATATCTGCTGCGGCATCTCTTCCAGAACCTGTTATACTATTCAATGAAACATTTGTAAAAAGATAACTGCCTGATGATGGAGTATAACCTATACCAGAATTAATAATTCCTAAAGTGCTAAATGCAGAACCAGCTGATCCAACAAAATTGCCAGTTGCATTGCTATTTTGTTGAATTATCGTATTACCTGGAGATGGTAGTTTTGAATCTGCAATAGTTGTTCCTATACCTACTTTAATTTTTTTAGATGCAATTTCTAAAGAATCCTTGACTAAAGTTGCAACCTGACCATTTCCAACACTTAGATCTGGATTATAGAAATTTATATTTCCACTTCCAACGAAATTTGCTCTGTATAATTTAAACTTTAAATCTTCCAATTGGCTTGGAGTCCAAGTAGATCCATTTTGCGATTTAAATAAAGATCCACTCAGAGGTTGCTTCGAAACTAGTACTTGTTGATCTTCTGTAAGATTTGAAGTACTAACTTCAACTTCTGATAATCTAGCAATCCATACATTATATACACTAGAATTTGAAAGTATGGCTAAAGCATGAAATTGTTTTCCCGCCAAATAAATTGGCGAATCAAATGTAACTCTAGTTGGAACTGATGCGTCCGCAGAAATGTTTACATTTTTTGGATCAATAACAACCTCTCCAAATGGATAAACTTCATTTGTAGGTACACCCAACTGCATTGGTCTCAATTGAACTGTAACTGGAAGTTCCGCATCTCTGGAGTAAAAATATAAATCAACAGAAGTTACAAAAATACCGCTGTCAGGTTCTACATAAAAAGATTGTGCTAAAGGATCTATTATTTTCATTTTAATTGTTAATTGTTGGACGATAACTCCACTATGATATATTTATTTCTCATTTTACTTAGTTATTTTTTACCTTTTTTCTTATTATTTACTGGTGAAACTGTGATTGCGTTTGGTATTACAGTGGTAAGACCGTTTGGACCTGTTACTCTTACATCTCTTACAAAATCTTTTTGTATTTGCTTAGCTGGTTGTCCTAATGATGGACTATTTTGTGTTGTAGGAATCATGCCTTTTGCTTGATTACTTTCTTTTAGTTGAGTAGATAATGCTGCATAATTTTTATCGGTTGGAGTAACTTTTGCACCTTGTGCATTAAACGCTTGTTCTGCTTTATTGGCACCAATTTTCTTCTTGAGTTCTCCATAAGTAACTTCTTTACCATTATATTTAATTGTTGTTAGAGGAACCGAATAATATGGTTGATTGCTACCTTGAAGTTTCTTACCAAAAAGACCTGCTACAAATTTATCCCCACCAATACCACGCTGACCATATACTAATCCACCTGCATTTACATTTAAGAATTTGATACCAGCAGTTGATTTTGGTTCAACAGGTTTCACTGGACCTGGATCTGTCGTTGGTCCTGGAATATCATCGAGTGGTGGTGGTTGTGTCGTTGGTCCTGGATCAGGTGTCCACGATGGAGTGGGTTGATTATCAATTGGCGATGGGAACACCGGTGTTGGTGTTGGTTGTGGTTGTGGTTGAGGTTCTGGTTGTGGTTGTGGTTGTGGTTCTGGTAAAGTATTTCCAACAATAGTTGTTGCGACCACTGCAACCGGTCCAGTAGAAACCTCAGATCTACTTTCTATTATGGTTTGAGTTTCAGTTCTAGCAGTTCTGACAGATAATATATTTTCTTGTACCCTATTAATTTTACCTTCAGAATAAAATCTTTCTTCCGCACTTGTAATTGTAGAATCAATTAAAGAATTAGTTGAGCTACTTGTTATTCTGAAAAGTTTTGTGCCTGTTTGGAAACTTGGATTTCCGAAAACATTTGGATTTGGGATAAAGAAAGATCCTATTATTACACCATTGACATCAGTAATTAATCTAATATTCGTTATTACTGCTTCTGCGCCACTTGTATTTCCTCTAAGTCTCATTCCAGTTTGAATAAATCCAAAGAAATCGCCAAGAGCTTGTTGTGAAAGACTAAAGGTATCAATATTTAAAATCGTTGAAGTTGATGAATAATTTGTTGGAATGTCTTGTACTGAGTTATATGGATCTTTTGTAAAGATTTCTGTTGGTGAATTGTAAGGTCCATATTTATGATTTGAATTTGCCACTCTAAAAGTAATCTTTGGTGTAGAAGATTGAACTCCTAAAATCTCAGCTCCATCACTAACAACACCCTGTACAGTTTCACCCACTTGGAATGTTCCTGAAACCATGCTAATTTCTAATAGTTTTGGAACTATAAATTTATTAACATCAAGACCACTAAAGAATGTGTAAACTCTTGTTAGTGGTTTTAATCTCTTGGCAACAAATTCAATATTCCTAGACCTCATGAAAGGACTTATATCAGAACTTAGAACAGTATCACCTAAAGAAACATACTTAGTATCTTCTTTAGTAATTTTTCTAATACCACTTCTTGTACTTGTGCCAGTTTTAGTTATTGTCTCTAAATCTTCTTTAATGATGTAATATCCAACATTAACTGTTCTTGAATCTTTTGCTGTAGTTGAACCTGTCCAGACAGTTTCCCAAGATCCCCAAGTTACTGGTCCAAATCCAGTTTGTTTATCTAATTCTGAAGCAGTAATTTGAGATTCTGACTGAATATAATTTGTTGCCACTTCTGTTGAATTTGCAACAAGTCTTACGACATCAACCCAAACATCTGAAGATGGGGCAAGATTGATTGTTCCGCCATAATAACCAACTCTGTATGGAGCAACACTTTCTACTCTAGTTGCATATGGTTGATTTATTTCTTCCACTTCCAAATAATCTAAGGTAATTATATCATTTGTTTTTTTGATGTTAGTTCCTATTAAGTCTGTAACATACCTAGAATCTACTTGAGAATTTGAAGTTACACCTAATCCAATAAGAGAATTTGACCCTAAAACTAAATCAACTAATGTATTATATGGTGAAGGTCTTAGTTCCGAGTTAGCAACATCAATACTGTTCTTTACTATTGTTACTTTTTTCTGTGAAGATGTTGTAGAAAAGTCATCAACAAAAAATCCAGATTTAAAACGATTTAAACCATTGACATCTCTAATAAAAAGATTTGAAGTATCTGTTTCTAATAAAGAAAGTGAAGTATAATACTCTAAATTTTTAATTCTATTCTCAAGAGAATAGATATCTTTCATTCTATATCTCTTGTGTTCGGCAAGATTTAGACTTGCATCGTTTATGTCGCACAAATATGCTGGTAATGTAATAGTTGCTATATCTAAAGCATCTTCAATTCCAATTGGTGGTTGTGGATTATCTGCAGGTTCCCCTTTATTTAACTGGAATATTCCATCTTTAGTTAAATAAATTTTATCTACTCTTGGTAAATAATAAGAATAATTTAATAAAATAGATTCATCGGAAGCCAAAACATTAGATGCAGAATTTCCACTAGAAGTAAAACTTCTAGATCTAAATTCAAATGGAGATAATGAAGATGTTGTAACTGTAAATTCAGAAACTCTTGGTCTAATATCTAAAATATCACTATTCCTAATACCATTGACGGAAGGTATGTCACAATAATCAAATTGGTTATAAGAATTTGCAGTTGTTATATTGCCATCATCAGAAGACAAAAAACTTGCAGACTCAAATACAATTTTTAATTTTCTAATTGGTTCTTTTGCTGCAGATTTTCTAGTTATTCTAGAATAATCATATATCGTGTTTCTTTGACCATTATCAAAAATATAATTTGTGGTGACATTATTATCACCTGCATCAGAAGAAGTTATAACTGCTGTTATTCCGGATTCTTTGAAAGTGATTGTTTCGTCAATTCTGAATCTATTAGAATTTCTAGAGATATATGATATTTTTATTGAATTTAATTTTTCTGCATAAACACCAACAGCACCACTTATAGATCCAACAAATTCTTCTCCAATTAATAAATCATCTGTCTTATTAGTTGGGCCCTCGATAGTTGTTAATGTTAAATTTGGTAGTTCTGGTTCTGAAGTATCATTAGATTCGTATATTCCGTATAATTTAGTTACATCAGGTTCTAATAAACAAATATCCTCATCCTGAACTCTTGTTCCATATGGATAAGTTCCATATGTTAAACCATCATTGTTTGTAGTTGCTCCAACTCCAGAATATTGATATTTTGACTTGTCTACAATAATTGTTTTAATTCTATTTTTATTTTTAACTTTCGATTTAATATCAATTTTTCTTAAAGTACCTATTAGTCTTCCGGTGCCAGAACTTGTTTGGAGCCCATTTATTGTCAATTCTCTTCCACCATTACCAAAGACAAGTTTATCTGAGCTTAAACTTTCAGTTAATCCAGAATCTGTAATTAAAACATATCTTTCTTCATCAAATGGTAAGAAAGTTTCATCTGATTCTGCAGATACTGTGTTTGTTGAATTTGATGTAATTGTCACATTATATTGATTTCTCACCGTCAATGAAGATTCGGTTAAATCTACGGAAGCAACATTTCTATTTGGTAATGTTGTATATAAATTATTATCTAAAGAAGATTGGAAATTAGAATATAATATTCTAAAATCACTTGGATTTATATCTGAAGTCGGTAAACCACCATCACAGACTCCACTGACAGTAGTAACGCCAGATATTGTAATAGAACTTTGAGATACTGAATTAATTTTTGCAAAAGTATTTACAGAAAGTCCTGGATTTGAAAAAGCTACAATGTTTCCTACTGTAGCAATTCCAGTAAAAATATAATTAGATGATGTTACCGTGCTTATTCCACCACCAGTAGCAGTAATTTTAACTTGACCAACATCTGAGATTGTAGATAATTTTATATCAGATGTGAATGTAGATCCGCTTCCAACAATACCATAAAGGGATTTAACATCATTTGTTGAATATGCCGTGATTGCTGTAGAAACTCTAGTATTTTCTATACCATCAAAAATTAATCTTTCACCAATTACAAAAGTACCTTTTGTATTATATGCGGTGATAATTCCCGAATTAGATGCGTCATATCTTAAAAATCCAACAGCACCACTAGACTTACCCTTAATATAAGTGGGTGTAGTTAAACTAATAGGTTCATTTAATGAAATTTCTGTATAAGTTTGTATATCATACAAAGAAATATCCCATTCATTAGAATCTGGTTGAGAAGTATTATATGATCCAGATTCTAATGCAAAATCATAAACTCTTGCAAGACCTATTTCTTTTCCCGAAGAGTTGGTTTGATTTGTCCCTACTCTAGAATCTCTTAAACTTACAGTATAAGATGTTGATATTCCTAGAGATGGTGATCCATAGACTCTATTTAAAGTATATGTTGGACCTGTTACATAATTTACGCTTTGATTTTGTAATAGTTTTGTTGTTCTTGGTTTTTCAAAATCCAAATATGTTGTTCCTACAACATCTATCTCATATCCACTCACAAATGCTTTAAGTGGAGAAATTATATAAGTACCTAAATCATCAGAAGCTTTGTTATTATTATATGTTACTTGATTATCTTTAAATACGCCACCATTTCCCTTTAAATCATCTAAAGTTTCTTTAACGGAGAGAGATGGGGATTTTACATAATAATTTCCAGATTCATCATAAGTTCTTCTTGCAAATTCTTTTTCAAGAATATTATAATCTGGATTATTAATTTGTTTTTGTATTATACCATTTCTAACTTCTAAAAGTTGAACAAAGTTTGGAGTAGCTTCTGGATTTTCTACATTTAAAGGAATTTTTGAAAGTATTGCTTGAATTGATAATCGATCTGCTCCAGGTGCAGCGTAATTTGAAAATCCTTGGGCATTATCATTTAAATCAATATCATCATCGGGAGTTATAATACTCTCAAATATTTCTAGTCCAACTCTATAGCTTGGATAATTTGAATATTGATCTAATAAAATAGTTTGATCATCTACAGTAACAAAATGACCTCTAAGGTAGTAAACACCTTCGGAAATATTTACTGCTGATCCTATTGAGTTTGGATTTGATAAAATTGTAGCGGCAAATCCTTCATTTTGTTGAATTATTACATTTTTATCTCCAAAAATAGTGCTTTGCTCTGATATCCCATCTTCCACCAGCAAAACTTCATTCGAACCAAATCCTTGATAACTATTTGATAGTAGATCTGAATTTAAAAAATTAACATATAAAGTGTTATTATTTCTTTCCGAATTAGAAAAATCTAAAACACCAACAACTACAGCTCTAACTCCACTATTTACGCCACGAATTGTCTTCCCTATCAAATAAGGAAGATATTCTATTACATTAATACCAAGATAACTTTCTTGAATTTCTACTGCATAATAGTTGTCAATATAATTAATATTTCCGGGAATTACAATAGATCCTTCTTTGAAAAAATGATTTCCAAATTTTTCAATTTGATTTTGTAATAATGATTGAAGAGTGGTTAATTCTCTAGCTTGAACTGGATAACCGGGTTTAAATAAAACTTTATAATATTGACTTTCTGGGTCAAAGTCATCAAAATATGGAGAAACATTAAGGTTGGTTTGCTGTGGCATGATTCTTTAGAATTGCAAAATGACTTTGATATCTTCTTTTTGATTTGATGACCTAGTTATAGAAGGTCTGTTATCAACATATATAATGTTTCCAGAATATTTTTTTACTTCTGGATCAGAAACACCATTAATAAATGTTTGACCGACATAATACTTTCTATTATTTATTGTAGTAGATACACCAGTAAATGAAGTATCAATTCCTAATCCACTTATACCTGAGGAATTAATGGTCAAAGATCCACCTGTGCTTGGAGATGATGTAAACCTATGCATTTTAAATCCATAAATTGAATTTGGGTTTTTTGTACCATCACTATTAAATCCAACTAAAGTTCTATCCTGCCAATATTTTAAAACACCAGTATTTTTATCATAAGAAACAACTCTACCTACAGCTGTAGATCCTATTCCTATTGTTTGAGTGATAACGCTATCGTAAATAAAATTCGCAGTACTATAAGCGATTCCAACAAGTTTTAATGCAGATAAAGCACTAGATTTGTCTTTATTTAAAATTTGATTTGATCCAAACGCTAACGGATTTTCTACTATTCCAACCCTTGCAATTTGATTACCAACAATAAAATCTGGATTTTCTAAATCATTTTCTATTCTAGAATATACTAAAACTCTATACGCACCCAATTCTCTATAAATGTCGTATCCATGGCCATTTTGGGGAGGAATAATGACATCAAAAACTGGAGGTGTTGATCCAGCGGGAACTCCTCCGGCAGATAAATTTACAGTTCCATATGAGTATCCAGAACCGCCATTTGTAATAATAGCGGATTGTACTCTAGAGTCGCTATTAATCACTATGGTACATTCTGCTCCAGTTCCATCTCCATTTATAGGAACCCTAGTGTATGTTCTTCCTGCAGTACCAATTCCAGTTCCTCTATTAGTAACTGTTACAATTTTAATTTGACCGCTCACTTCCGCGTTATTTCTAACTGCAGAATAATCGCTGTTTGTCTCCCAATCAGAGGGAACTGGAATAAAATTAGTAGATTCAAACTTCACTAATTCATTCGGTTTAATAGTATATAAGTATTTCCAGATGTAACCATCTTCACTATCGCCAGCAGATCTTGGCTCTAAATCAGTAAAAGTTGGTTCGTCTAAAGAAGGTTTTCCTTTTGGATTTTCTGGGTCAACACCATTATAAAGACATATATAAACTCTATAATCACTATTAACTACATAAAAATTTGATGCATATAAACTAGTTGCATTTGAAGGTACTGATAAATTTGTTCTACTAATATCATGTCTATACATATCATAGACAGTTCCAGAACTCCAAGTAATTTTTCTTATTACCTGTCTGACATCACCCGGCAAAATCTTTTTTAATGCAATTATAGTGTCCCAATAATCATTTTCCTGATCAAAATTATCTTTTGGCGATGGTGGAACAGAGTCCCAATTAGAATCATAATTTGTTGCATTCGGTAAACCTACAAAAGTATAATAACCGTTTGCAGAAGAAGTTGCTGCCGCAACAAAGTTTTTTGCGTTTAATATTCTAATTTGATCAGTTATAATTGCAGACATTTTGCCGTTTTTTTATTTATTTATGAATATTATTGTAAAGTAGTTGAATAACCAACATATCTCAAAGGATTAATTCTTTGGATAACCGCAGATGTTGACAAACCTGATATTCCATTATTTGTGTATGAAGTAAAAGATTTTGGTCTCTTTCTAACAGTGGTATTTATTTTACCCCAACTATATTCGCCATAGAAAGCACTATATCCCATTCCAGATAATCCATTATAACCTAAGACACTTACAATCACTCTTGACACATTTGTTACTCCAATTCCAGGAACACTTGTCTGTGCTATGGAAACTGATGCAACTTTGTAAACATTGTCCAAACAAGATGTCCCAACTCCAACTATTGAAGAGGATGAATCTAGAGATGTTATTCCATAACCAATGTTAGAATTAAAAATAGTAAAGTAATAGTCTGTTTTAATTCCACTTATTCCTGTAGTAGCTACTCCAACATTAATATTTGTGTTTCGTAAGTAGGACTCTGTTGGTACAAATAAATCAAATATAATTCCAGTTGAAGCTATTCCAACAGATGTTGTCTGAACACCAACAATAATTCCAAAATCACCTTCATAAGTAACATCTTCAATTTTTTCTGTTTTGGGTGATGGATAAGAAATTAAAACATAAGGTGGTTTCGATTGAGTATATCCAGATCCTGGGTTTGTAATTGTGAATGAAGTTACAATCCCCGATGATATTGATGATGTCACTAAACAAGTGCTTCCAATTCCAGTAGGAGATGAAATAGTAACAGATGGTGATGTGGTAAATCCAAGTCCGCCATTTGTTAACGAAATAGCAGATATTGTTCCTGCAATAGAAACTACTGCCGTAGCAGATGCTCCAACTAAACTATCTTGAGATGTTATTAATATTTTTGTTTTATATGGAACCGTTGCATTTTCTCTTAGGTCATCGAAGAAAATCTTTGCATTTTGTACAAAAATCTCTGTCGAACCTACACTAACATTCTGTATAATATTAGTGGTTGGTTGAATTAATGACTCATATAAAATTCTATCTTTGCCAACTTCTTTTCCATTGACAATCTTATCTTCGGTTTGTTTACACCAAACTACAGGTCTTACTAAATTTTCATCTAAAGATAGTCCAACATCTGAATATGGATTAGTCTCAACGCTATCTGACGAAACAATATCAGTTACTAATCTTTCATTCTCTTTCAATGAAATAGAATCGCCGTTTATCCTCAGATTATCTCCAACTTTTACAGATTCTAGAATATCTGCAAAAACAACATCAACTTGACTGGTTCCTTTGTAGAATATAATCTTACAAGAATCACCTTCTTTTGGTGCTTCCGTAAATGTAATTATACTTCCGCCATTAAATATGTAACCAGATCCTGGAACTTGTAAAATATCATTAATAAAAACTAATAATGTTGACTGTACATCAATACTCGATCCGCTTAAAGATCTAATGGCTGTTTGAATTCCATCTATTTTAATTGGGAAATTTCTTCTTCTGCCATTAAATAAATTTTCTACCTTATCAATAACTTGAAAATCTCCAATTGACCATCCAGAGAACTGGTCAGAAAATACCTGATCAATAGTAATCTCAAAATTTCTAAATGGTTTTGTTGGATCTGTAGGAATTCCTACCAATCCACCAACAGGAACCGTTAATAATTCTGACACTTTATATGCATAACCAAGATTTTTAATTTCAAAATTAACCACACTGGATCCTTGACCAACTATTATGTCTATGGTTGCCTGTGTTCCAACACCAGAATATCCACCTGAATATACTAAAGGAATATCTGAATAATTTAATGGACTTTCAAAAACAACAGTTGGTGGATTTGATGTTGTATAACCAGATCCGGGATTAGTTATGATAACATTATTTGATATATGACCTGACAAAATTGTAGCAAAACCAACAAATTGATAATTAAGGAGTCCAGTACTTGAAGTTTTAACTCCAACATCAACCAGACCAACCATTGGAGAATTTAGAGATATTAATGCGGTTGCATCTTTACTAATTATTTGACTTGTTGTACTTGCCGCACCAATTGTAATATAAGTAGACCCAACAGAAACAATTGGCACATTAACTAAAACAGATCCTATTCCAATAGTATTTGCTGATGAGAATAAAAGTTTTCCAAATACACCATCAATATTATCGATAGGTATAATTGTCTGACCTGATCCGACCGTAGTTGAAACCTTAGTTATAATTTCATATTTTAGTGAAGATCTATATCCAGATCCAGTATTTCCAATGCTGATTGATGAAATAGTTCCGGCAGAAGAAACTATCGAAGTTCCACCTGCAGAAACTAAAGGTTGGTAACCAAATCCTTGTGTAGAACCTACAGAAATTATAATACCACCTCTAGGTATACTAGAAGTATTAATATCATATGCAGTAGAAGATATATTTCCAGTAAAACCAATTGTTGTTATACCAGAGTTTTCTTCCAATTTATAATCACCAAAAATATTAATGGATCCAAGTCTTTGTGGTTCCTGGAATACATTATTGATTAAAATAACCGCAGATGATCCAGATGTTGATAAACCGGAAACATTTGACCCAGAAGATTTTAGAGTAAACTGAGTAGAAACTCCACTAAACTGTTCATCTAAACTATCAAAAACATAGTTAGTTTTATATGTGTCTTCGTTTGAATTTTCTATACCAGATCTTAAGAAAACTCTTCCACTAAAAGTTGATCTTGTAGTAATACCTGTAAAATCTCTGGCATCTGGTCTATTTGTTATTGTTCCAATCGGAGAATTTCCGTAAGGTGCGTCAATAAAATGAATTGTATTATCTACAATATTATAATTGCCCATGATCTTAGTTACAAGAGACCCATTAGAGTGATCGTCTGGATTTGTTCCCATCCAACCACGAGAAACTAAAAGTACATTTGTGCTACCAAAACCTACTGAATTTACTTTTACAATCTCGTCATCAATCTTTAATAAATCTCCTCCAAATATAGAACTTATACCGGAAAGTGAGATTGTTTCTTCATTTAATTGAGAAAGATTAGATAATGTAGTAGTTGTTGAAGTCGAAACAATTGGAGATTGAATAAAATTATCAATACTTATTAAACATTTACTGTTTTGCTTTGTTGAGGTAAATGTATGTGTTGTGCCAATACCTACAGAAGTTAAAATTAAAGGTTCTGGTATTGGTTTTAGGGCATTTTCTGCAGATGCGGACAATCTTATACTCAAGTCATTAACTTTTATTGCATATACTGTTGAAGGAACTTTATCAGTGGTTCCAATGCCAGCAATAGTTGTAGTAGCAATACCAATTTTTTCTCCACCACCAGAATTATATACCAATTCTTCTCCAGTAACGAAGAAGTGTTTTGGTAATCTGATCGTATTATTTTCAATATTAACTATTGATGTGTCTGAAGAATCTATTCTTCTTTGGAAAATTGGAGTTTCTTTATGTTTTAAGTCAAATGATTTTTTAACACTGTTAAATGTTCCTTCATAGCTAGAGAATCTGGAAAGAATATTTGCATTATTAAAATTATAAAATTCAAAAGAATTTGAGGTATCAACAACACGCATTGCATGTTGATAAACTCTAACATCGACCGATATGTTAGGATCTGCGGTAAAATAAAGATTTGTCCCAGTTGACCCAATTCCTGCTCCTATTGTCCCAATACCGGATCCAGAAACTGTTTCAATTGTACCATATTCAAGCAAATAAGTTTCACCTCCATCATCTACTAATACAACCTCAGATGCTTTATATCTGTTGTTTGTAGTATCCTCAGCAACTATAAAATAGTAAGCGCCAGAATGATTTGTATCGTAGGTTGATATTTTTGTTTCTGTGGGACTTGCTGAAGATAAAATAGAAGTATAAGTGGACTTTAATTCACCTGTATTGAATGTGAGATTTCCAGAAGTTACTGCAGATGAAGTGCTTCCAATAGAAATTCCTAAAGTATTTGCAAAATATGTAGTGCCAACACCAACATTAGGGGTAAAGTCCAGATTTATAACAGATCCGGAAATATATGCAGAATAAGTTCCTATTGAATCTAAACCACTGTACGCAAGTCTATTTGCATTAGAAAGTCTTCCATATTCGGTAATATTTACATTAGTACCATCATGAATAAGAGTTAATTCGCTAAATTCAAAGTAAGTTCCATCAGATGCGGTCAATTCAACTAAAACTTTTGAAGATCTATAAGAAGATCCAATTCCAACAATTGTAGTTGTTGTACTTGGTGGTATTACTGCCCTTGAAGATTCTAATGTTGCGATATTTCCTAAAGATGTATTTCCAACACTTGAAACAGAATCAGAAATACTGTAAGACATAACACTAATATCATAATCATTTATAGTGTAATTAATTGGATAAAATCTCAATATTCCCTGAGAACCTAAAATAGAAAAATCGAAGGATCCTAAATCGTAATTAGATGAAACTTTTCCATACTGAAGCATATATGATTCCAGTTCATCTTGCACTAGAGAGACCAAACATATTTGTCGGAGTCCGCTAAATTTTTTATCTCTAACATATGTTACATATTTTTTGGCTCTTATAGTTGATAGGACAAAAGACTCTATGTTCGAATAAGTATCTGTTTTTGGAATATTGCTAAATTGATCGCTAAAATCATCGACTAGTAATACTCTATTTCCTATAGACTGAAGTTCATCCTGTAAAGAAATTGAACTGAATGCAATTTCTTTTGAGAAATAATTCGAATCAATAGTTATAACTCTTTCCTTCACTAAATCGTAATCATTTATGCAATTTAAGTCAACTTCGGAAACTAAGTCTGCAATACCGATAAAATTGCCTTGATCTTGAACTGTTGATATTCCAGTAAATCCGGAATCAACAGATTCTGCGACAAGATCTCCAAATTTTTTGAATCCAGATGTATGATTTAAGTTTCCAATAGATTTATTCCAAGTTTCATAATCTACCTTTGATTTTATAGCATAAGAGAAGTATTGATAATAATTATTATCTGGAGTAACTTGAAATTGGTTATTCAAAAATCCAACTTCATCTTCCCATCCTTGATTTACAACTGAAGATCCATCAACAGAATAAATTGCAATAAGATCTTCTATTTTCGTTATTATACCTTTAGTGTTGGAAGTTTCTCCTCTGATAAAGACTCCTGTATTAAAATAATCTTTACTTGTTATTTTCAACTGCTCAGAATATTGATTCCAATTCAAAACATTGCCATAAGAAGAATCGCTAGTAACTTTTTCTCCTTTAATAAACTTTCCTTTTTCTAAAACAGGATCAAATATTGGGAAGTATTTACTTGGTACAATTATTGCTGCAGAATTTTCTTCATCAAAAGTCCCCGGATTTTCATTTACCCCCAAATAATTAGATAAGTTATATACAACAGTTGCGCCAGATCCACCATACTGTGGATTAACTGATGTCAATGTAAATAATTCATAATTGTAGTTTTTAGAGTTATATCCTCTGAATGAGGTTGAACCCGAACTAATAATATTTGCACTTTCAACTAAAATTTTATCACCTATTGAAAGAGGAAATTCTTGACCATAACTAAAATTAACAGCCAATTCAACAGTAACATCTTTTGTTGTACTGTTAAATGTTATGTTATTAACTGGAATTCCATTGGAATTATTGACTGGTAAGATTTTTGGAGTTGCATCGTAAATACCATCAGTATTTTTTAAAATATTTACTTTTTTATTAAGGATATCATATTCTAAATCAATATCCGTAACTACTTTATTAGTATAAGAGTCTATAACGACTAACTTTGGTGAAAGTGTGTAATTAATACCAACTGAAGATACGCCAACTGACTTAAAAGTTGATGATGGATTGATGGTTAAAATTTGAGGAAGTTTTGCAGAAGGTCTTAATGTTGTATCTGCAGAATATTCAAACCCAATATCATCAATTTCTATTTTTTTAATAGAACCTATATCTGTACTAGATATATTAAATATTGCACCTCTTCCAGTGTTACTAATAACACTGGTTATTCCTGGAACAGAGGAATAATTTCTGCCGCCAGATCTTAATTCAAGATCTTCAATGCAACCTGTTACATTTTTTGAATTAGTATAATATTCAAAAAATCCATCAGATTCTGTGTAAGATAAACTTTCTGGATATGTTAAAATATTAAATTTAAATGTTGTCTGACCAACACCTAAGATTGTATGATATCCCGAATAACCGCTATTTGTTAAAGAAAGTTTGTTATTATTTCGGACTTCATCATCAGTGATTATTTCTTTCTTTATTGAACTATTGCTAAGTAAGTCAATAGGAACCAAAGAATAATACAAATCAAAATTTAAATTATTGGTCGTTAAAGTGACTATAGCATTTGATCCAATTTTGCCTGATTTTACAATTTCAAATTGAGAAGAATCCGTTGTTTTTTTGAATTCTTCACTAAAACTAGGATCAAAATATAATTTAAAGTCAAAAGCTGGGTAAGAATTTTGATCCTTAATATATGATAAGGAACTATCAGAAAGATCAAATCTAACAACTTGATTGGGTATTACATTTAGTTCTGGATTGACTAAAGAAATTGTACCAAAAGAAGCACTCGTAAAATCTATAATCTCTGGAATAGTTTTAGTAGAGTTATAGTATGATGAAGATAATTTAATCCTATCCTTATCAAACCTTACGATATAATATATTTGATTGTCTAAAAGTCCACCAATTGGAGTATTGGAAGAATAAATTATTTTTTGTCCAGTATAATACCCGTGATTTGGGATATTAATTGTATTATTTGTGATGTTTACTTTTGATGAAATAAATGATACCGGATTAATTACTAATCTTCTATGTTTATCGTTATATTTTACTGTAATAGTAGTAGTAATACCAGGTAAAGAATTCATGTAAATTACTTCACCATTACTTAACCCATGAGACGATGCCGTAGAGACTGTAATAGTATTTTTTACAATTTCTCCACTTAAGACATTATCATAATTAGTTTTAAAACTATGATTTACTCCAGAACCAATATTAATAAAATATAATAATGATGCAGATATGCTACTATCTATTCCGACGAAAGAACCAGTAGAACCTAGACCTACTCTATAAGTGGATATTCCTACCAAATCATTCGAAATTTTAGTTGCATATAACACCTGATTGTCTGCTAATTGGAAATTAACAGAACCATCATCAGAAACATAAAAAGGCGATCCACCATTACTAGAATATATTAATTCAGTTCCAGTATCTAAAGAATGATTAGGCAAATACATTGTTTTGGTTGGAACAAAGATATTTGTAATCCCAGCTCCAGGATTTGAGAAATATATTGTAGAACCAATACTAGCTCCAGAAGAAGAACCTATAGATAAAGACTCTTTAGGATCAAAGTAAATAGTCTTATTTAAATTATAATTTTGATTCTGACCGTTAATAGAATTTACAACAAATTTTCTAGTTTGCTCATAAAGAACAGATGTTGCCGTGTGAGATGCTCCAACTGTAGAATCATATTCTCTAATCACTTTGATTCTTGACGATAATTTATCGATAGATAAAATTCTTACTTTTTCATCATCAATTTTATAAATGTCATTTTCCCTAATATTTGGGAAATTCAACGATCCATTTACCTCAAAATAGGTTACTATTCCAGTAGCAGAAGAAGATCCTACAGATTTAGATAAAATTAAAGTATCAGATCTAATTCCAACTTCAAAAAGACTGTCAAAATCTTTTGAAGAAGTGCTCAATCCTGATATAGAAATTATATCTTTGTTAAAAAGACTATGTGGCAGTGTGCAGAATCCAATGAATTTACCTGTAGAGTCGTATGGATAAAATTCTACTGATTGCGAAGAAGTTGAAGCAAAACTAATATTTTTAATTGATTTTCCTTTTACATATGAAACATGCGCATATGCATCAGATCCCCCAGAATTAAAATTATTAAATCTTACGAGATCTCCAACTTTATATCCAGATCCTCCTGTTACAATTCCTATATTTGATATTCTTCCACTAGTGGAAGATTTTACTATTGAAACTGGTTCTTTAACTTTAATTGGGTTGAAAACAAAATCGTAGTTTGAAGTATTGCTAGTAAATTTATAAGGTGTAGTATTTCTTAATAACTGCTCAGAAACAAAGTCAAAAGTATTTTGACTTATACTCCTATCATAATTGAATTGGATTGAATCTGATTTAAAAGTATTTCCAATTAAATATGGAAAGACTGGTTTTTTATAGTTCTTGAAAACTCCATCAGTCTCTGTTGGTCCATTATTAATAGTTGCGAAATATGCATAAACTCCATTTGGATATTCTGGAGTAATACAAAATCTTCCATTATGTCTATCCAAATCACCCGAACCATTGAATTGATAATCTTCGACAAAAAAACCTTCAGAATAAATTCTATTTCCTGAAGATATTGGATTTGGTCTGTCACTTGATGGTTGATAAACATATCCAGATACCATCTCTCTAATATTTCCACTACCAGAAGGATTATCATATCCATATGGTCCATAAATTGGATTTCCGTCATATGCCCATCCAATAATAGGAGAGTGTACATATGATGTTACTTCTCTACTATTTGATAATTTCAAATCTGCAACATAAGTTTTTTTACCATTTACATAATCAATACCAAAAACACTTCTCCTCAATTTTCTTGGTGCATATAAATGACAATATTGGGATCCGTTTATTGTATATGAAGATACATCAATAATTCCATCGTCATCTAAAACTTTTTTAGATTCCAAATACTGCTGAACTTTGTTAATAGTCCAAGATTTTATTTTGGTCTCACATTTAAAGTTTTGACCAGATGGAACAACATTTACATAAGTGCTTGATGTAGTAAATCCAGATCCTCCATTTACTACTTTTACTTCTACTATTTTGCCATTATTAATTACTGGAGTTAAAACTGCTCCTGTTCCAATACCCAAAATATTAATATTTGGTGGTGCAGTGTAACTATTTCCCTGATTTAAAACTAAAATTTCAGTTATTCTACCATTATTAATTATCGGAGAAAACTGAGCTCCAGAACCAATACCTAGCGTTATTCTGGGTTGTCTTTCATAGTTAATGATTTCCGAAGATCCATACCCAACTCCAGGATTTTTAACAAAAAGATTTGTGATACTTCCTCTAAAAATAGGTTGCAATTTAGCATTAAAATTTTGTCCCGTTAATGTAGAGACTCCTATTTTGCCAGTTATTTGTACATTAATTTCTGGGTAGTTGAAACTATGTGTCGAAGAACCAGAAGAGACGAAATTAATATATTGATTTGTTCTATAATAAAAATCTTTATTAGTAGTGGCAATTCCCACTAAAGAAAGTCTAAATTCATCTTTATTCAATTTAGTAATATAATATGAATTGTTATCAGACAAACCCCCAACAGGTGTTTCAGAAGAATTGTAAACTACAATTTCTCCACTTTCATATCCATGATCAAATATTTTAATAGTGTTTGATGAGGTATTAATGCCAGATGATGAACAAAAAGTTTGTTTATTTGTATACCCAAATCCAGAATCTATTACATTAATACTGGATATTTTTCTTTTTGTAAGAACAGATTCAAAGGCATGAATTCCTGAACCATGAGATGTTAAATCTATAGTGTTTATTCCGGAAACAGCATCATTAAAAGTCTTATGAAGCTTTATATTGTATGCATCTTGAACTGAAGCATAATATTGAGCATTAGTTGATAGACCACCGACAGCAGTAGAACCATATGTCAAATACACAATATTTTCATAATCTCTAAATTTGTGGTAGCTAGAGAATCCAATTGTATTGTTTGCAAGATTTACTAATCCCGAAGAACTATCTGAAATAAAAGAAACATTGTGTTTAAACGGGGTTAAATTTGGTTTGGCGTAAGCACCATAACCATTTCCTCCGGTTATTGTTATCACAGGTTCTTCAACATAATCAAATCCACCATCTAGAACATCAATTCTTTCTAAAGAACCATTTACATGAGTAATTAAAGATGCGCCTATACCCAAAGAATCTTCTACAACTGCGATAGGCGGATTAATAACATCAAAGTTTTCTCCACCCGTTATTACATTAATTGATTGAATACCTCCATAATAAACTTTATCGTCAGATTTATAGTTATATGCCTCTACACCATTGACAAAAACTCCAATGGGACCAACTGGAGTTTCTTCATTTCTACCACTAGTAGAAGATTGTGTTATATTTTTTACATAATTTTGTGGTGATAACGAAGCATTTTCAAATTTTAATTTTCTAAAAATATTATCTGTGACAGTACCAGAAACTGTTACAAACTTATTTTTAAATAAATCCGATTTGCTATTAGATAATTTTATTTTTGTATTGTCTATTCTTTTAACATAATATACTTTTCCCAAAATATCCAAAGAATTTACAACACTTTCATCATTTTTGATGTAAATAATTGCATCGCCAGTATAAAGACCATGTAAATTATTTGGATTACCTGAACTTAAATCTAAAGTTTCTTGATTGAAAGATCCCGAAAAAATAATATCCGTATTTTTTATTTGAATATCTTCATTTAAATAATCTGGAATAGAATTTGCTGCGACATAAATGTTATTTTCATCTTTAATGTAAACATTTTGAATATTTGCAGTACTATCATTTATAAATTTAAAGTTGGAAAATCTTGGTTTTTTTAATTTTCTTTGAATGGTATATCTTAAATTTAAATTTTCAACTTTTGGTCCTTCAATAGATATACTCTTTTCGTTATCTATACCAACTACATTATATAAAAGTTTAATTCCACCTGAAGATAGTAAATCTGCAGAGTCTCCTAGGGAAAAATTATGATCATCATAAGTTGTAATGTTATAAGAAAATGTATTTTGAGTTATATTGGATGCAGTTGGTCCCTTTATTTCTTTTACATCGTAACTGTTAACTACATTAAATTTCCAAGTGTTCGGTAAAACACCCTTTGCTTCATATCCTAAAGTAATTGTTTTTATTGGATCACCTTTAGTCATTGAAGAGTTAAGTATACTGTAGGATAAATCTGACAAAACTCCAGTAATTCTGACTTGTATAATCGAATTATCTGATGCATATGCATATGCATATTGATTTAATTTTATATCTGTACCTTCAGGAACAATAATATCCGATAGAGGAGTTATAAAAAATTGGTTTATATTTTTATATGAATATTTTGTTTTATAATCCACTCCATTTACATTAAATATTAGCTCTCCATAACTTGGAAATCCCAAAGTAGAATCTACATCTATAAAATACTGATTCTGTTTTATTTCTGAAACATTTTTTGTTGATGGATGAATATAGAAATTACCATAAATCGAACCCTGAACATTGATGTCTTTATTGTAATCAGAATCAATACTCAAAACATAGTATGTTTTATTTTGTCTTACTATTTTTTCAACTTTTGAAACGCTACCGTAAGCTTTACCGTGAAAATCATTCTCGTCCTGATAGAGAGTTCTATTCTCCAAATCAATTGGATTTCCTAGAATAGATTCTACTACTATCTGCTTAGAAACTCTATATTTTGAATCTGAAGGTTTTAGAAGAAAATCTCTTGGTTTTACTACGCTTACATCTTCGCCAAATAGAGCTTTGAATATTAATTTATAGGAATCATCAGTTCCTTTTGATTTGTAAAAATCTTTTGCCTGCAGTAAAAAATTTTTTTCGTTTAAACCGTCAGCAAAAGTTCTATTTTCAAATCCAGGAAGCAACTGTTTTTTTATTTTAAATAAAAATTCTTTTAAAAATAAAGAACTTAAATTTAAAACTTTTGTGTTAGTAGTATGTGTTGAAATACTTGATGTGGAGAATACTAACTGATCTGGATTATTGCTTGAATGGTAAGATGTTATACCACTAAATCCTCTAGTACAATTATTAAATGTTGTGCTTGTCTTATCCGAATATAATATGATCTCAGAATCTATTTGAATTATGCCATTTTTTTCTGGAAATCCATAAGTTGATTCTACTGTTACTGTTAAATCGGTAAAATCAACATCACTTTTTAAAAATGTCGTTGATTTAGATTCTGAAGAAAATTCTAAGATATCTCCTGGAACAGCAGGTAACACAAAAGATACTGATAATCCATCAGTTGCAAAATAATCAATGTCTTTTTGTAACTTCAGACCATTTTTATAAACAATAAGATCTTCTGGAGAATAACCAGTAGAAATTACAAAATAATTTTCTGGAGACTGTGGTTTTATTGTTACGACACGGTTAAATAAACTATCATACAGTTTGTCAATTTTTAAATACTGATCAATGTTTTGGAGAATATCTAAAGTTCCTCCCTGAGACTCAACTGAGTTATAATATTCTTTTAAAAACTCACTGACAAGAGGATATTCCTCTTGCACAAAGTCTGGAAGTTGATTCTGTACGATTGAACTGATTTTAACTCGTGTATCTTTCATGTTATTCTCTTATAATTACTCCGTTACTGTAACTTGTAGTTTTTGTATAAGATGATCCTGATGGATCATCTCCAGAAGAAATTCTATCTGGCAAAGTTTGTATTGACACATTATCAATACTTAGATTTAAATATAAATCCTGTAAACCTATAACATCGTTTGATTCTGGTATTGCAGATATTTCTATTACAGGTTCACCTCCACTTTCTTTAGATGTTCCGACAATGTTAATAGCATTTAAGTAAATTTCTCCCTTTACATAATCAATTGAACCTGCATTTGAATTTACTATTCTATAAGATTGAGCAGAGTCTAGATAAAATAAGAAAATAGTTCCAGTTAAACCGTTTGATAAGGGTGAATCACTTAAATAGACCGTCTGAGCAATACCAGGAACGGTAAATCCAGAAGATTTAATGTTAAATCCATTAAGATTTTTTATATGAAATTGGTTACCAAAACATATTTCATAAGTCGCTAAACTATTTAACACAGATTTTAAATCACGCCTCATTTCAACTTTTGTTATATTTGAAGTAATAGATTCGTGACTATCATCAATTAATTTTAAAAATTTGCTATATTTGAATCTAGCTCCATATCGATTTAATTCAGTTGATTTTGCATATTTGTTTATATTTTGATAAACTACATTATTGATATACTCCGAAGATGGTGCGATGTTATTGTCGTAATAAATTGTTGAATTAATCTCAAGTATAAGATATTTTAAGTCTTTTATTTCTGGAATTATTCCAGCCACAGAATATTTTTTAAGTTTCTGTTTGATATTGTCTTTTACACCATTTGGAACAAAAAATCCATTTTGAGGTTTAATTGTAATAAAAACTTTTCCATATTCTGGTGGATTTAAATCTTCCCCACCATATACAGAAATAGATTCTGCTTCAGGATAAATTTGTGAGACTATTGCTTCATAATCATTTGCTGTGACTGCCCTATTCTGCGATGCATAAACCCTTGGGGCATATTTTTTGATAGAATCAATAGACTCTATCTCTTTACCACCACTTCCAGCGGTATTAGTGCTTATCAATGATATTTCGCTTAAAACAATAAATCCATTATTGTCTACAATATTTCCACTAAAAACAAAAGATGATACTCCATTTGCAGACTCACCTTTAGTCACAACATATGAAATATCAACAATGTTTCCGCTGATCAATTTTCTACCAAAAATTCCATCACCAAATAAAAGTTCATATCTTTGATCTTCTATTTCTTGAATAAAAAAGACTCTAGAATCTGCATTGATATTTAAAATATTATCTGATTGAATATATTTTTTTCTTGGACCGAGTTCGCCGTCACGAACCTCAACTCTAATTAAGGAAGAATCGATATCAGAATTGTTTAAAATATACTTTTGATTTGGATTTAATGAGTCAACAGTATATTTTTCTGTGATATATGTACCTTCATATATGCTTATGTTACTAAATTCTGCAATTCCATTTATAACAGGAACTGTTATGTCATCAGGAATTGAAAAAACATAATTTTCTGATCCAAAAGATGACACCGAAGTAGCGACAATTCCTTTTTTCAGTGTCAATGCAACAGGTTTTTGTGGAGAAGAACTAGTTGAGGTATCGACAAAGAAAGAAATATTAGCTCTTGATGCTATTTTAGATCTGGGGATATATCCAATGCTTCTTGCAATTGATACCACATTTTCTCTAAGAGTGGCACTATCAATAAAAACCTCATTGCTAACCATGTTAGCATTATATGAGGAAATATATGTATTATATGCAAGTATATCTAAGATTACTGATAGATTCGATCCTTCAAAATCGTAATCAGTAAAATTTGAATTCGATCTAAGGTAATCCTTAATCGAAGTCTTAATTTGATCAAAATCTAGATTGGTAAAGTTAACTAGTGCCATTTATTATCGTGTTGGTTGTAATGCAAATGATAACTGTTGAGGAGATACATCAATACCAACTATGTAATATTTAATAGTTACATTAAATTCATAATTATCATAATTTGGAGCAACATTAACCTCTATTAAATTTACTCTGGGTTCATAATTTCGAATTGAAGATTCAATTTGATCTTTTACTATAGAAGCACTGATATCATCAATGTTTTCAAATAGAGACTGATTTACATTAGAACCTAAATTTGGTTCAAAAAATCTTTCTCCAGGTTGAGTTGCTATTAGATTACGAACAGATCGAGCAATAGCATTTTCATTTTTAATCGCAATTAAATCGTAGTTCAGGGGATTAACCTGAAAGGATAAACTAATATCTTTAAATGATTTGCTTATCCTTTCAGAAGGCATGAAAAAAGTAATAATTCTATCTTATTTATCACTGATTTTTGGTTTCATAAAGGGGTTCTGTGCCATATTCCCAGTCATCGTAGTCAGAATCATTGCGAATTTTTGAGTGAATTTCATTTTGGTGGTAAAAATCATGCTTTTTGGGTGTCAGATCATCACTTGCGATTTCACGAAGCATTTTTTGCTTAGTAATTTTAGTTTCCCACCCATATTCACTTGACAAATACTCTGTTCCCCACTCATTTTTCATGAAATTTTGGTCTTTATCGACTTTTTTGGTCATTTTTTTGCTCCTGATTTGTTAAAATCAGAACTTTTTACGGGGTTGCTATCCCGAATTGTTATTATGTCGATGTAAAGTATAATTTTTTTGAATTCTAATATCGGAATTCTTAAAGGTCCAACATTCCCCACTACTATCTAGAAAAACAACCCACTCAAGATCATGTTCTTGAGATCGATCAATTACAAAAAAAGCCCAACCTTTACCCTTTGGAGTAAAGACTGGGATTTGAGGGTTAAGTTGAATCACCTACCTTGACCGCGATACTTTTTCTTTCGTCCGTTACGAGAGGTTGCACTCAATAGTGTGCGAGGAGAACGCCCTTGACGGGTTTTCTTTGGTGCTCCTGGTTCAAAAATAGTCTTATTAGATCCACCCTTTGCCATTTAGATTTCCTCCATTTCAATTAAATTAGGATCAATATCTTCTCCAGAGAAATAATCCTCAGAGAGATCTTGTAGAATCTCACTACACTCTTCCATAGTGAGATTCATGTAAATTTTACGCCCTTTATATAAAAGATTGTAGTGTTTTTCCATTAGATTACGCGAGTTTTTTCATGACCTACTCTAATCCGAGGATCGCACCAGATTTCAAAGCCTTCTTCTTTTGCATCAAGACAGAAAGAAACATCCTCTCCACACATATCCTGAACTTTACCAGACTCAAAGACTTGCATCTTCGGAGCAAACCAAGGATACTCAAGATTCTCAAAGACACCCTTCTTAATCAGAACCCAACCAAATCCAGTGTAATCAACAGTAAATGGTTTCCGACGCTTTGAGATAGACTCAACGGTTTCATGATTCATTACTCCACCGTTCTTACGGAAATCATCCTCTTCCAACCAGTGTGCGACAGAGGTTGTGTGACCATCCTCAGTTGCATACCATCCTGCAACAATTTCCTTCTCTTCACCTTCCTCATTGAGAGCAAGATCACAGAGTTGCCAGAATTTGTTAGTGTCAAAAACAATATCACTATCAATCCAAAGTTGATAATCATATTGTAGTTTTCCATCCCAAGGAATTTGCTTCGGACCTCTGAGAACATTTGCACCGAGTACTTTACAGCGAGCAAAGTTTACCATCGATGAGTAATCCTGAGAAATCTGAATACTCATTCCATTCTGAACCATGTCAAAACAAAGTTGTACAAATGCTTTCAGAAAAATAAAAGAACATCCTCGACCAGGGAGACAAAAAACAATTGACTTCCCTTTCATTCTCTCTTTAATTGCATCAATATCCCATTCTTGTTCTTTGGGTTTTGGTGCATTTGCTTTAACTGTGAATCCTTTTGCCATAAGTAAAAATAACCTTCAGATCAATTTTATCAGTCTATATATGCTTTTGTCAATGCGAAGAATTCAATAATACTTCCTTATTCAAACAAAGTTCTTCATAACTTAAATCATCCTTTGTAAGGTCCAAATCAAGAAGATCAACCATTCTGTGCATCATTTCCCAGGTCTCAGAAAACTTATTCTCTGATAAACTGTGATAGACGCACCGACCCTTTGCGTATATGTGATAAACCTTTTCAGTCATAAAAATATTTCCGGAATTTTTTCAGTCTCTTTTTAGTTTGTAGCCGCATTATATATCAGAACTATCAAAAATCCAACGGGGAGGAATACAATTTTTCCCATTGTCTTTGGATATCTGATCATCCACCCCGCAAGAATAACTCTCCAGAAATTCCAGTATGGCGTAGATCTTCTCATTTTTTCTTTTTGCGTTTTCTCGAAGCATTCTTTTGGGCACAAGTTCTTCCCGCACCTTTTGCTTTGTTCTTATTAGGGCGACTTTTACCGTTCTTATGAATCCATCCAAACATTTGAAATACCTCCGGAAAATTTTTATGCGTTTGATACTTATAGGTCGATTTGTCACCTCTGTAGGTTAGGGTAGTTTGCTTTTTTTAATAAGGGGGGGGGCGCAACGCCCGCTTATAATAATAACAAACAACATAAAATCGCTGCTAATTCACTATACTGTCAAATCACGAATGTCGATATAAAGAATTAACAACTCACAAAGTAATTATAATACCTAACTGTTTAACAAACAAAATACTTAAGAACGGGGAGAAAGAATAACTAACTCCCCGTCCCAGTTTACTATCAGAACTCGATGGTATCTGCAGTGGGTTCGTTCACACTCTCCCCTGCAATCTCTTCACTCACGATAACATCCAGAATGGACAGAATCTCATCACCAGTGTTACCTTGAGCAAGCAGAGAGAACATCATCGACTTAGACATAATCACCAAGAAAGAATAAAGAACTGTTGTGGTGTTAGTTTATAGTCATAACCCAGGACTGTTTGTGATACTAACTCAGCGAACTTGTGTCACAAAGTTAGTGCCACTGCTACGGTTAGTTCTACAACGATTCCCCTTGGTTTGTGTCATCACTAGGTGAGACTTACGGGGTTTCACTGTTGCTAACCGTGTCACCTTAACCTTACCTTGAACCTCAGCAATCACGAGATCCAGTGTAGACAACGAAGCAAACTCAGAGACGGTCATAATCACGAAGAAGTGTGTTGGTGAGTGATAACAATTCAGTTAAGAATCATACCCTCAGTGAACGGAACTGTTTGGACAGTATCATTCACAAACCACTCGAAGTCTTTCTGATAAACACGAGCACCATTTCCATGCTCTTGGAGAATAGCATTGAGACGCGACTTGGTGGTGTTTGTATAATACCCACAAGTGTAAAGTTCAATGAATGTATCACCAATAGTGGCAATGTGATTCCCGTGCAGATACACATAAGACGCATCTCTTTCGGGAGAATAAGTAACAGAAGTGTTGCTATTCTTCCAGTCGATGCACTTATTGATAGCGGTATTCATCTGCTTTTCGATGATACGCATTGCAGGAAAGTGTCGGTGGGTTTGTGTGGTTGATCTCTCTTCCACCCTTATAGAATACACGATTTTGGATCCTGTGCTCTTTTATTGTGCCACTTTAACTTGTGTCACATGGTATAAACAATCGGAGCAACTCACCATCTGTCAGGTACACTTAGGTCTTCAACATAAGCATCACACTTCTCTGCAGGTTCCAACTTGAATAACTTCTCCCAATCAATCTGATGTGGGTCGAAGTCACCGAACACTGATAGATCCAGAGTGATCCTATAACGCTGCTTCTGTGCTTGACTGTATGCTACTGACATAAGTGCGCTCCGTTGGTGTATGTGAAACACTATAAGATGCCTGTGAGAACTTGTCAAGTCCTGTGGGGTATTTATGAGCGAGTGGTGGATTTATGTGGGGGATGTGTGGGGATTTTGTGACGCTGGGGGTATTGACATTTGTGCGGAGTGCTGATATAATGCACGGTAAGATCACAAGGTCTGAGCACATTTATAAGCACATAAGTACAAGACCTCAGCACATTTATAAGCACATAAGTACAAGACCTCAGCACATTTATAAGCACATAAATGGGTCTTAATTGATACTAATTCTTATCATTATCACCTTTTAATAACAATAATTATCAGAGAATAAAAACACGCATATACATTTAAAAATACATTTTTAATTGATTTTATATCATTTTATCGTTATATTGTATTAAAAAGCATAAAAAAGAGAGGGATTTGTTCCCTCTCTGAGCATTATTCAATCACTGGTACTTTCACCTCTTGTTTGTACTTATCAGCATAGAATCCTGCTAACTCTACTGATGACATTGGCACTGGAGTTTGATTGTATTTGTATAAACGATGTCTGTCATAAGTGAACCATTCATACTCTTTTGTTTGTAGATTAGATGCAACGCAGTGTGAGATCATTACATCAAACTCCTAGAAGTTCTCGTTGTTCTGGTGTAAGACTTTCAATCAATTCTTTACGCTTTTGTGATTTGATTTCTTTCTGTTTCTGCTCTTCAAGTTTTTCATCTAAAATGTTATTCATTGTGTAAAACTCATAATCACCTTTATCCCAAGTAGATTCACCTTCGTTGGTGATGAAAACAGTTTTATTGCTCCATTCGTTACTATCGTACCAATCATCGCGCAGAGTGATTGTATAACCTTCATCTGTTTGAGTATAGGTTACATCAACAATAGAAAGTTTTTCTGCTTTACAGAGAAAGTCCAGCAGTTCAGTTGTAGTAATCATTTCAGTTACCTAAGATCAAAATTGTTAAACTGTTCACTCACATAATCCCACGAAAACATTGGTCCTTTGACAATAAGATAACTGATGCCCATACATGCTACATAAGCACCACCAAATACAAATGCAAGTAACATAAAAGGAAGTGCAAATAGATTCTTCAGCATCACATACCAAGGCAACAGATTGTTGTTTGGTGTTTGAGGAAACTTCCAGTTCATTGGTTTTCAGGATAAAGAATGTCTAGCATTTGTTGATAATACTCATCTGCTTCAACCTCACATTGATGAGATTCAGTTGCATCTTCAATCTCATATTGTTTTAGGTTGAGAGTGTGAATCACTGTAGAGAGAAGTTCAGTCAGAGCATCAACTTTGTCTGCATCAGTCATTGCATTAAGTGCGCAGGTGATCCACAAGAAAGATAAAACTCAATCATCCTTTGTGCTTCATCAAGTGTAGAGAATGATTGTATTCTCCACTCTTGTTGATATGGTGTGAAGTAGCGAATCGTGAACATCTCAGTGATGAAAGTAGAAACGAAGTACAACTGAAATGAATACAGTTTCAATCATTTACATCAACGAAAATGCTTCAGTTTGAGATACACTACCTTCTGGCAGTTTTGTAGTTTCAGCACAGAAAACTGCATCAGCAAAAGTATTAAACTTTCCGAAGTTTACTTGATTACCAACCCAGCAACCTTTGTATTCATAAACCATTGCTTGCACAATAAACTCATCACCTTTTGTTTGCTGATTCACAGAATGACGAATCTCAATGTTGTTTCCTTCCTGAGAATAAGTGTCGAAACTATTACTCTTAAAGCGACGATTCCAGGTAGGAAAACTTACAGAAACATCAATGTTCTCAGCAAAGAGATTTGCGAAGTGAGCAGTCATTGAGTGAAATCCCTTGAACTTCTATAGAATACACGATTTTGGACACTGGAGAGATTTATTGTGCCACCTCTACAAGTGTCCTATCAATATATTTTTGATTGAGAATACTCAGGTAATCAAAAGGCCAAAGAACAGGATTTTCCAGAAAAAACTCATCATCAGCATCAGTCAGTTGTGGATACTTTTCCCGACACATTTGCAGGATTTCTTCATCAGTGGGAAACTTGTTCATAATCAGCAGTTGCGAAGTTTCAATTCCTCAATGAGAAGATTCATATACTCTTCTGCTTCTGGTGTCTTTAACAGTGCTGTATCTGCAATCTCAAAGGATAAATCAGAATCAGCAAGTTCTTGCAGTTCTTCTACAGAATAGAAACCATAATCAGTCATTGAATTAACCTCCACCGTATTCATAAGCAACAACACCAGCAGGATGATTCACACCTTCGATGACTTTAATTGGTGCAGAATTAAACTCTTTTTGCATATCTTCATTCTTTACTTTTGCATAATCACTTTCACCAGATTCACCAAACTGCTCCATAAAGATCTGCTCACAATGAGGCAATGATTCAGCAGCGATTACACACATTCCAGGAGTGTAATCATACAGCACTTCGTTGAGAATGTAGAGGTTCATTGTTTTAGTTGCGGTCATAAACAAGATTCTCAAGTTCAGTAAGAAGTTCGGGCGTGAAGTTTTCTACAATGAGAACTGGTTCTTCATCCTCATTGCAATCATAATACAATTCACATTCATACTGATAAGCAAGGTCATCATCCAACAACATCAGATTCTCAAGTTGTTGTTCAATACTGCGAATCAGTTGTTCTTGTGTCATTTTGCGGGATAAAGACAGGAACTAAGATGACCGGGGCGAACAAGAACTTGCCCACCTTTTGCTGCACATTGTGCTTCAATCTTTGGATTGGTAAAAGCAAGAAGAATTGCAGCAAATGCAAGAAATACTACACCAATCCCAAGATAAACAAACACCTCAAACCAAGTTTCGTTGTTGTTCAAAACTCAACCTCCCAATCAGAATCGTTGTTGAGATTAACCCAGAAAAAGTTCTTTCCATTCAGTGAACGCAAAAATACACGATCACCTTTGTTTTGTTCAACAATACACTCTGATTCTGATTGCATCAAGTTACAAAATCTGTTCTTTGCTTTCTTAGATTTTGGAGAGACAAATGCAGTGTTCATTGTTCAAAAGTGCGATTCGGACCAATCAAGTTTGTCACTGTACTTTGCAATACCATCGTAACAACGACCTGCCATCAGATCGTCACCGTCAGCGACATAACCTTTGAGAAACTCAAAGCAATACTTGATACGCAGTTCAGGTGCAACTGCATCAAGTTGTTGTTGCTTACGCTGCTGATAGTTTGCATTGTAAGCAAACATTTCACGATCTTCGATGCTGATGGGATGAAACTTGCGATCCATTGGGTGAAATCCCTTGAACTTCTATAGAATACACCAATCTGGGCGCTGTGCTCATACCTTGTGACAGTTCCTCAACCGTCCGCATTTACTACATTTTCAATCATTTCATTCACATAATCTTCATCATAAAACTGTGAAATCTCTTCTACCAATTCATCTGGAGTAGAACAACTTTCACGCAGATTCATTTCAATTTGTTCTGATACAAATTGCACCAAACTGTCTAGATCCATTCCATCAACCAACTGCTCAACATAGTTGGCAAGCAGTTTATCGTACTGATCTTGAGTAAGTTCCATTTTGTTTGTGAAGTTAGGAAGGGAAATCATTTTTTGAGAAAGTTTTTGATGAAACTAAGAATTAGAATCACACCAAACACCTGCCAATAGGTGACAGTCAAACCAATCAGAAAATGGATAATTGCATATAGCACACCTGCGAAGATTGCAGTGGCAATGAGACTACCAATCAGTTCTCCAATCAATCCACTAATCTCAACTAAAATCTCTTTGATTTGTTGCTTTTCAGAAGAAATAGTCATAATCAGTTCTTGAAGTAAAAACCTGCAGTTTTGTTCATTGCAATCAATTTATCTTGAATCTCTTGCAACTCTGGTTCATAACAACCTTCATATAAATCATCACTATCAACTTCTGCAGTTTCCTCCAGATAGAGTGTTCCACCTTCAAGAAGTGGAGTGTAATACATTGCACCTTCTGCATCAATAGAATATGCACAACCGTGACCTTCGGGAATGTATAGAATCATTGTTCAGTGAGTGTTGAGAATGTGACGGTAATCAATAGACTTAATGCACCAACCAGTCCAAGATGTAATCTCTTCGACTAGATCTTCTTCATCATCTGCTTCTACAATCTGACCGATTGTTTCTTCAGTGATTGCGTTCATCTCTTCTGCAGAGATTTCATCTTCAGCACCAGTGAAATCAAACTCAATGTCAGTAACTTGGAATTGCATTACTTGCAATAGTTAGGGTCAATTTGACAGAAACGATCTGCTTGTTGTTCTTGATACTCATTCACAGTAGCGTGAGCAGCAAGACCAACACGAAGACCAAGCGCGAGAGTAGCAATCAAAAAAGCAATTCGCATCAGACTTCATCCCTCATTTGACCAACTTTGTCATAAAGTTGCTCAATATCCACATCCAGATGTTCACTCAATTCTATCCAATCGTGAAACTCAATCAATGCAAGAATTGCATCCAATTCTTCAAAAGTGAGAGTGGTTTTAGTCATCAAACTGCACCTTGCATAAAGTTGTACTCTTGAACCAGACCAATGTTGTCACCAGTGATGACATAATCCATTGCGATTCTCTCATCAATCTCGCGGATTGCATCTTTCTTGGTGATGCACTTCTGAGAGATTGTATCAATACCCTTCCAAGAAAGAATCTTGAGAGTGTGAGTAGAACAATCCTCAATGGGATAGAATCCCACGAGCATTGTGCCGTCTTTTGATTGAAGTGTGGGAAACTCGGTCATGGGTGAAATCCCTTGAACTTCTTAAGAATACACGATTTTGGGTCAGGAAACCAGAGCGTGTGCCAGAAATCGAACTGGCACACCTCTCTTAGTTTATATCAACGAGCGTACAAATATCCTCCCGACCAATCGCAATTCTCAAGCACATATTCACGATCAGTAATCAATCGCAAATCATAGCGAACACCTTTAGCAGGAGACTTCCAACTGGCAGACTTATAAACTTCTCCCGTTTGCTTATCAATGAAGCAATGAACACTGCGGGAACCGCCACCATTAACCAAAATCACTTTGTGATACTTTTTACCAGTTTCTACCTGATAATCAATGTCGCACTCTCCAGACTTGAGTTCATCAATCTTGCGCTGATGATACTCTTGGGTATCAGCATCATTCGCGAACTTTTGATGACCGCGAATAGAATACTCAACATAATTCTGTTTGAGTGCTTCAATCAGCATTTGAGTGTACTTAACAACATTCTCAGCAATTTGTTGCTTTGCTTGTTGTTGAGCAGGAAAATCAACGAAAGCAGTTGTCATTGGGTGAAATCCCTTGAACTTCTTAAGAATACATCATTTTGAGCACTGTGCTCATTTACTGTGCCACTTTCATAAGTGTCACCATTTGTTTTGTTGAATGAGGATCTTTTTGATTTCTTGATAAATGAACTGACGAAGTTTAGGTTCGGTAGTGTTATCAAAAGCATAATACAGTCGATTCAGATACTCATTCTGTGTTGCACCAATGTTACCATCACCACCGATGTCATTGAGTGATGAACCTGCAACAACTTTCGATTTTCCAAAGTTACCTGAGACACGCCCAGTTGTTCTCAGTTTAGGGCGAATCTTTGAGAGGTTAGAGTAAGTCATTCATCCTCTTCATAAGGGAACATTTCATCATACTCTTCATCTGTGAGAGTAAGATACTGAACATTAGCATTTTTGTGCTCTTCAGCATACACTAACTGATAATGTGCAAAAGAACTAGGATCGGAACTAGCAAACTCTACCAGACCATCAATCAAACAAAGGTAATTCATTTGAAACTCACATTTACACCAATTACTTTTGCTTTTGGATTTCGTGCAGTAGCAGTTTCTCTTGCATCTTTAGGAGAGTTAGCATACACCTCTTCCTTAAAGACTTTGCCACCAACATACAGATCAACAATGTACTTCATAGTGTTTGCCAGTGTTGTGCTTCTTTGATGTTAGAATTGAAAAACTTTTGAATGATAGAATCAATCACAGGATACCATTCTTCGTTTGCACTAGGATACCCACATTCTCGTGCTTGATTGAGAAACTTAAGGATGCAAGTTTCCTCATTAGGAGTAAAATTAACGCGATTGAAAGTGTAACCGTCAGTCATCAATCATCTCCAAAGTTGTTGACAAGAAAATCCTCAAGTTCGCAAAGTTCCACCTCATCTAAGGAGTCAATGTAGTTACGCAAAGTATCTTCTAAGACACCATTATTCTTTTTGCAAGTTTCATACAGAAACTCAAAAAGTTGCGTTTTGTTAGTCATAATCAGTTTGCGTAGATTGCCAGACCCTTACGGTCACGGATTGAATCATCAATCACCTCACCAATCTGTTCGTAAATGTAGTCGGAACCACCTACATCAGCGAGCACATCTTGAGTGAAAAGAGAAGAAAAATACTTCTCTTGATTGTCCTCACCATCAAACTCAACAACATCGTGTTGAGTGAATACAAACGCAGCACAGGGAGCGTTCTCACCTTGACTCTCAATCATTTGGTTGATAGAGTCACGAAGTTCAGAAAGAGTGCGATACATAATCAAACAGGGGTAACTTCAACAGAGCGGATAAGATTTGTGCGATCTCGTGCTAGGTAATCGTCTGCAATCTTGCCACAAGATGAACGAGACTTAATGAATGTTTCTTCATAATAAGTCTCTGCACTGTTGGGGACTTTATACTCAATCAAGAGTCGATAGTTGTTCATAATCAGCAAGCAGTGGGAAGAATAGAGAAAGTGCCACACCAACGACAAACCCAATCAAGGGTATCATTGTAGCAGCGAGGATTGCTCACCACCATGCTGCTGTTTCTTTCGGGATTGTATGCAACAGCAACATAAAGGTTCTTACCAACCTCCTGAATCCACATTTGATTCACTTTACCTTCCTTCCAGTTGGTAGTGTAGTGAAATACCATCGGTTGCGTGGTTTGATTCAACAAAGTCAGTATAAGCGCATCAGAGGCGATTCTGGTGCGCCTGGTGGACAGTTAATCAGGTGTCACTGTCGGCGCCGCGAGCAAGTTTATTTGCTCTTTTCTGCTGCGAACGATAATGTGTTGTCATAGCATCAGATCTTGCTTGTGCAGTATCACGATCTGCTACTGTTTTTGTAGTTTTGCGAATCTTATTTGCTCTTTGACGATCTTTAGCACTTTGAGACTGACTTAGGCGCTCTGCTTTATTCAGTGCCTTTTCTTCACCAGTTTTCTTAGGATACTTGAAATTGCCAGCATCACGAGCGAATGGAACTTTTGCTTCACAAATGCTCATAAACTCCTCAAAAGTTCTTGGTTTTGGGATGGGTTTGCCAGTGATTCCTACTTCTGTTTGATCCTTTGACATCTTAACAAACACTTTTTAGGTATTTATTAAGTCCATTGCTTAGGAAGAGCAAAGTTTTGATGAGAAAACTCATCACGATTTACAATCTTGTAACTTCCAAACTCATTGTGCATGACATAACCTTCATGATCACTGATTCCACCATCAATTTCACATCGAATGTCAGTGTCACATTCAATGTAAAAGAACATGTCCATTTTGATAGACTCAATCAACTTCCACAAACGAAGCAGGTTGATGTCAACATCATAATTTTCTGCAATTTCATGCTCATCCACCTCACTACCCTCGCGGATGTAGGAATTGATGACTTTTTTGAGTTCTTTTGCTTGTTTATCATTCACAAAGGTGCAAAGAGTGCTCATTTGTTTAGCAAACTTGCAGAAGTCTTCGATGTCTTCGCGATAAGGACAAATAGATGCTTCTGGTTGCACCCATTTCACATCCAGAGTATCAGCAAACTGTTTGCTGATAGGATATGCAACAGCATTGCGAAGATCATCTTCACAATCATACTCAGTGTGAGGGGCAATGATTACACTTTGCTCAATCACCTCAGGGAACTTGTAAGTGATCGTGTTGGGGCAATAAGTATCACTCCCAGCAAAACCAATAAAATCACCTTGATAGATATGACTTGTGCGAGGTAGACTATCAAAGCAAGCATGAAGAATAGTCGCAACTTTACCTTCATGGTTTTGATCAATTTCTTCATGAGAATGATTGATTTTAATTTTTACTTTGTTGAACACAGATTTGGTGCCAACAAAAAACTTACCGTTAGCAGGATTGCGACCCCACACAATAGCAGGAGCGCCATCAATCTTGACACTGACATGAGAATCGGCAGTGAACCAATCAAGAACTGAAAGATCACCAGTCAAGATGGTATCTTCAGGATGTTCGATGTGCTTGTTTTGCATTGGTGTTTGAGTCACAGGTTGATCATAAAACAAAAACAGGAACCTTGTGGGTTCCTGCGTGACAGTTGTTTAATTGTCCTCTTTCATCTTATCTTGAGCAGATTTGCTGATTTTGCACACCAAATCATTATCGTAAAAGTATTTTACCCTTTCACGGCGAGCAGCAATCAACATGTTGTACTCTTCTTGTTGCTGTTTCGTAAAAATAAAATCTTGACGACGCCAAGCATCTTTCAGTTCTTGAAGATGTGGCAGAACATTTACAGTATCAGTCATAATCAATAATCGTAGTTGGAGTTTAGAAAAGAATTGAAAGACTTTTCCTCATCTTCGACTTCATCAAAGAGTCCATCATAAGATGCTTCTGCAAAGTCGAAACCATCAGATTCTTCAATTTGGAAATCATCAAAGGTGTTCATGAAGTGCTCCTTGACTGAACAAATGTAATTTAACTGATCTTGGTGTGGAAATCAAGTGTCTTGTGACAGTTTGAGAACTGTCTCAAAGTTTCTTATAAAGTATGATTTTCTTGTTTTCTCCAGTAGGTTTAACAAACTTTTGCTTTAATTGTTCTCCACTATCCCATTTCATTGAAGATGATTTGTGGGCAGGAAGTCCTGCGGTTTCACCTATAACTTCCCAATTATCTGCTTTATAAACTGCACCAGTGTTTCCACCTGCAACAAATGTGAGCAAATGCGATAGATCATCACCATATTTTTCTTTCCATACTTCTTGGCAAGAATTGCGAACAAGTTTCAAAATCTGTGTGCCTGCATTGGGTATCTTTCTCTTTAGGCAAAATCTCCAATTATTTGCGAAGTTGTTAAAAACCTTTCGATATTCATCTTTACTGAGATTTACCTTTTTCAACAAATCTTTCGGTGGTGGATATACTGAAGAACCAAGTCCAATCATGCCAATACACTCAGGAAGTAAACCCTCCTGAGTATAATAAATCAACCAATCAATCCGTCTACCTACAGATGCTGCAGATGCGACATAACTGTGATAGTTCTCGATGATATTTTTTACTTCTTGCTTTTGTGCTTTTGTTGTAACTAACTCAATAGAAAACATTAGAAAGTTTTGTAAATATGAAACATCAATCCATGATAACCAGAGGTATATTTTTTACCCGAACCTTTCATTTGAAGATGAAACATTTTATTGCCATTTGAGTCAATAAAATGTAGTGTGGTCTCATTCAATACCCATTGTCCATTATACACCAGTTGCTCAAGATCTTCAACAGAGTACACTTGAGTATTAGTAGTAGGTTTATCAAACCAAATCAAATAATCAACTGGAGTGTCGCTCATGCCGCGGCGGACAATCACATCGAAGATTTCAAGTTTGTGTTGATTGAACCATTCAATCGCCCAATCATTGTATCCATCATCAATTTGACTTTTAGTGAGTCGATGTTGACGACTTTGACCTTTGCTTACATCTTTTCCAGGAATACCAAAGAAAGAATCAAACCACAGACGGAGATCTCCAGCAATGTTAAAAAACTCACACCACCTTTCAGTAGAAGTTAGGTGACATTGAGTGTGATTCTTACTGACAGATTTGAGACTGTAAGAAACACCAGTTTCGTTGTTAATGATGTCTTGCTTTGTCTTGGGTTTTCCATCAACAACATGACCAGCAGTTTTAGTATTCAACCAATCACAAATGCGCTGTTCATTAAGATGACCGATGCGCTTTGCTTCGGTTCCTGCAATGATTTGGGCAGTAGTCATGAATTAGATGTCAAAAGTGAATAATTTAGCGACTCATAATTGCTTTGAGTCTTGCCTTCTTTGCTGCAAGTTCAGATTGTGCTCTGCTTTGCATTTCTCCATGAGATTGTCTAATCTGTTTCCCCTTCCAAGTAGCAGATTGTCTAGCAACTTGTTGGTTATACAAATTAGGTTCCATTGTTGGACTTTGCTCAGTCTGCAACTCTTCCTTTACCTTCTTCGCTGCTTTTTCTCTACGCTTGAGTTCTCTCTTTACAGCACCACCGCCACTACGATTAACAATGAGTTTTTCTATTTCTTTTTTCTTTGGTTTACCTGCTGGACCTGAATGTGACTGGAGAGTGTAACTTTTTACTCCATCAACTTCTTTATAAGTTCCAGGAACTGCGTGTGGTGGAGTATTTGGTTTTTTACCTTCACAAATTTCGTAGAACTCTTTGAATGTCAACATTTGTCTATTGTTTTTTTGATTATTTATTTTTACTCAAACTCAAGAGTCCTATTTGCTTTTTGAAGTGGGTTCGGAGTTTGATATTCAAATTGTGAGGGAGTTTCAACAAATACTTCGATTTTAGTTTCATCGTTCCAATGTCGAATCACACCAGCACAAATAAAAGCATTAGTAATCAAATAAGTTGCAAATATAAAAGTGCGAATAATTGCAACCTTATCAGATTCTTTATCACATTTGCTTGCCTTTTCACCCAATGCTTTTGCCCACCAGCGCCATGCAGTCTTGTTCTTCTTCATGTTTTGATTGTCTTGATTTAACATACTTCAACTGTTTCCAATCTTCTTTGTAACAAACCACAAGCAATCTTTCGTTTGCATGAATAGGGCAAGCATGATAGTTTACTTTATCTTTAGGACGAACAATGTACTCGATAGTAATGTATTCGTCATCCTTAAAATAAACCCAACCTTCAACACCCTTTGTCCATTCTACATAATCATTGACTTGTGGTTTGTATTTCATACAAAGAACGCATCTAGTGGAGATTGTTTAATGGGCATTGCGGTGTAGTTTCGCGTGTCCGTGATATTTACACGAGCACCGATGGTTTTACTATTGATGGGGGCGAAGTATTCTCTGGTCTTGGACTTGTAGAATCCCCAGATGGTTTTTGTTGCAGCACCATTATTGTAATCAAACTTGCGATGGCAATGCAACCATATAGCAATAACTCCGCGCTTAAACTCTTCGAACTCATAAGAATACCCCTTTGGTGGATGATGAGGAAACTCAGCAATCATAGAACTTGTCTCGCGACATGTACTCAATTTGTTTTTGCAGTTGTAAGATTTCGTGTTCTTGTTCTGCAATTTTACTTTGCAGTTGTTCAATGCGATCTTGATACTGTTTCTTCAAATCAAACACCATTTTATTGGTGTGAGCAACATGGTGAGTCATCAGGTCGTAAAAGATTCAACTACTACAGATTCTACATCTTCTGCAAGAGCATAAGTCCTTGAGTTTAACACATTTTCGCGAAGAGTAGTGTAATGTTGCTCATAGAAGTTTCCTTCATCCTCCGCAGCAATTAAATCAAAACATTCATTGTCATCTTTGGCAATTACATTCCAAAGTCCACCGTATTCACTAGATGGAAAAGGAATGTAGTGGTCAACGATGTAAAGAAACTTTTGTGTCATTTGTCTTTGTAAATTACCTCTTTAGTTTAATGTCATTGAATAGAATTGTCAACATCATCATCGGAAGCAATCAAAAATGCAAACCCAATGGTAAGTAGAGAACCTAGTCCCATTCCAAGTAGAAAAGTCATCAGTAAAACTCTGCAAGATAATAGTCAACTGTCACTTCAAGTTTTGCTGCTTCACGCTCAATTTCTTTCCAAAACTCTTCTGCTACTTTGTCCATTTCTGCTTGTTTAATGAGGTCGCGGAGTCGTTTTGGGATCATTTTAGGTGTTGAGTTGCTTGTTGACGATAATATGATTTATACATTGCATCATCACGCTGGATTAGGAAAACATTCCAACCAAGAATAACTGCAAAACCAATCAATCCAACAACAATGTACTTTTTGTTCATTTGTTCATTTGAAGAGTAGGAACGGGCATACCACCTTCAGTGGGAACATAGATGGTCACATTACCTTTGTTAGATCCTTCTTCAAGACCAGTAATGTAAAGATACTGAAGATACTCACGATTATCTTTCAGCGAATCACCAATGATTTGGTTTGCCTTGGCAACACCAGTGGCACGGATAATTTCAGCATCAGCAAGTTGTTGTGCTGAATCTTTCTTTGCTTGTGCTTCCAAAACAGCAACCTGTCGGGTATATTCTGCTTTTTGCAGTTCTGCTTTACCAGCAAGAGATTGTTGCCACACATTGTATTGAGGTCCACCAATGAAGATAAGACCACCAATCACTACCACACCTACAGTAATAGCAGCAACTGCAGGGTCAATAAATCCGTTTTGTTGTTTCATAATAATTTACCTAAGAATTAAACAGCAAGGGCAGCAGAGGGGATTTCAACAACTTCAGGCATTTTAGTTCCCCACTGGTGACGATCATAGCATACCCACTCACCTTTCAGAGTGTAGATGTAAGCATACTCTTCACCCTCAGCAAGATACTCATATTTGTTAGCATCAAGGCGAGGGGGGCAATCTTCACCACGCTCAGAGTAATACTGAGGACCATATTCAGATTTCTTTTCTACACCTTCAGAAGTGCGGAAGTGATCATCAGTCCAACAGCAAGACATATCACCACCATCAATCAGTTCGGCAACTTTCTGACGGGTGTTGTAATGGGTACGGAGAATACGACCCAACCATTCAGGATAACCATCCCAATGGTGGTAAGCAGAAAGAATAGATCCGTCAGAGAGTTCAAGACCAATTCGTGCTCGGGTTGCCATTTGAGAGTTGTCTCCGTTGATTACTTTGTAAGTATAGGGTCTCCTGCGACCCCTGCGAGCATGTGTGGGACAGTTCCCCAACTGTCCTCAGTACAATAAACTCTCTAGTGCATTTGGATTAGATTCCACCTTCACTTCTGGATGTTTGATGATAATAAGTTCCGTTTTCTTTCCTCTGCAACTTACATCACCTGCCATCTGATAATCAAACTCCAAATAGCGAAACTCTGTCCAATCTTTATAAAGTTCTTTAAGGTAATCTGTGTTGTCATAAGACATCACGAACCCACCTTTATGTTGCTTCAAGACATCAGAAAGTTTATCGTGATTGAATCCTTCGTGAGTGCTTCCATCAATACCATAATAGTATGATGTAGTTTTATAATAAGGAGGATCCAAATACATAAAATCATTCTGATGCTTTGGTATTGTATCAAAACAATTTCCAAAAGAAAATGAGAAGTTTGGATTATAGAACCCAATGAGTTTATGAATACCAGAAAGATTTAGATTCTTTCTGGATGATTCTGATGTGTGACCAAGATCTCCACTAAAGGCACCTTTGATGCAAATGTAAAATGACCATGCTCGGGTGAACTTATCATCACTCTCTAAAAGAGGAAGAAAAGACTTATAGTGTTCTCTATCTTTTAGAGGATAATGCTTTGCTGCTTCTTCTCCAATTCTCTTTCCACCTTCTGTGGTTAGAATCTCCCAAAAATCAGCAAGAGGTTGAAATAAATCATATGCTTGAACTTTTACACCTCTTGCTGCAAGGGCAAGTTCAATACAACCTCCACCCATGAAAGGTGACATCATATATGTAAGATTAGGATGAATCTCATCAATAATCTTAATGATCTCATCTTTCATAGTGTTTTTACCACCAGCGTAGCGGTATAAACTTGTGGAGGTATATCTCATATTGGTAACTTTGCTACAGATTTTCCTTTCTTATGATCAGCAATATACTTTCGTGCAGATGATTCTGTTCTGCAGATTTTTTCTAATTGCTGACCGTTATGGATAATTATATATCCTTTTTTACCAAATGGCACTGCCGCATACTCACCTTTACCTACAATAAATCCCTCCATCAGTTAATTTCAACAAGAGATTGAGGATCTTCCACACCAATCAGTTGGGGAAGAGCACCTGCAATCGAATATGCAGAAGATTGATTACTCATACGCTTAACAACATATTGAACAACAAGATCATCAAGTTTTTTGAGATAATCAACTGCGAACTGTCGTTGTTTGGTAACTTCTTCTGCAGTTTCACAACCTTTAGTATAAGTCACAACATCAGTCATCTCAATGTCCCTTTGGACAAAGTTTTCCATAATTTGGATGAAACCACGCTTCACATACATTACATCTTTACAACAAATCACAACAGGATTTGTAGAAGAATCAGTATCTACAATTTCAGCAACTTTAGACTGTGCGTTTTGTGGGTAAGGGAATGGGAGAATGTTGACAGCGATTGTGGTTTGTTGATAGATTCGATTTACGGCATCTTCAACTTGCTTTGCTGTAAAAGAGTGATCAATACTTTCAATCCAATTTTTGATTTCTTTCTTTGAAAGATTACTACCGTGACGCTTGCAGTAGCACACGCCACGATTCACAAAATCATTGATAGTATGTCGCTTTGCAACTGTGTGATTGTTAGAACCAAGAGACACCATATCATAGGCATCTTCAATACGATCTTCCCAATCTTTTTTGAGTCGATATACAAGAAAGGGATAATCTTGAATACCAAGTTTATATGCAGCGTTGCTACGATTGTATCCATCCCAAAGTTGCTTTTTACCATTGGGAAGAATCATCACAACAGGAGGAAGTTCGGTTACGCGATAACCTTTTTGAAACTCTGCAATGAGACCGTTGATATTATCAGTATCAACACCACCTGCTCGTGCTTTATTTTTTTGTTGTTGAATTTGAAGTTGATTCCACTTAAGAATTTGAATATCATCAAATTCAGCACATTCAAATTCAGGAATGTCAAGAGAGTCAAAAGTAGGATTGCTCAGAAGAGCATCCCAAGAAGTCACATTAGACTGGAAAAAAGGAACAATTTGAGTCATAATTAAAAGTTAGCAATTTGCTTTGAGTGTCGATGCTATGAACAGAAGTTCTGACCAACGAGACAAGATTAACAACTTTGGGTGGGGATGTCAAGCCCCATTTTGGGATCTTAAAAACTCTTTACATACTCGTAATCAAACTCTTCTGCTTCTGCAAAGTAGTCTTTTTCATACTGATCCTGGTATCCGTGAAGGAAAAAATGATCCTGATTTGGATTACAACTTCCAGTAAGAACAGCACCAGTAAACTTAGTGTTGTAGATCATATTTGAAGGAACACAGCACGCTTTCCCAAGTTTTACATCAGTAAAGATAAAGAAATCGGCAAGTTTTTCGTTGACAGAACTGCTGGCGCGACTATTCTTCAGGATTACACCACGCACTGCCATTTTTGACACATTCTTGAATTGAATGACTTTTGATTCATAAGTGCATCCATCAGTGCCAATCAAATCTACTCCAGGTAGATTAACTCTCTTGAGTTGTCCTTTGCTATAAACATCATATGCAATCTCCACAAGTTCCCCTGCTTTGGGAAAGCGAAGATTATTTGTGGTATAGTCTCTCAAACTCCACAAGAGTTTAGAAAGGCGATCTAGTTCAAATGTGTTGAAATCAATCATAATCAGCGTTTGATTGTGGAAATAGCAGGTTCACCTTGTTGAAACACAGTGTCAACAACATTCTGAATTTTTTTAGCGGTGGAGATTCCCACAGAGTTGAAGGTCGGGATAATCACCAGACCATACGACTTATGGTAGTCCTCCAACCGTCCAGGTGTCAAGTCTCCAGAGCGAAGTCGTGCAGCATCCTTATGATGTAGTCGCACAACCCGTCCAATAGTCTGACAGATACCAATAGCATCCATAGATCGCATAAAGATCACTGCTTCAAGTCCAGATACATTGATACCTTCGGACAGAATAGAATAATGAAGCAAAACAAACTTCTTAGAATCATCCAAACTCCACTTATGAAGAATCTCAAAGAACTCCTCACGATTTACCTTCTTACCATCAATGATTGCACCAGTCTTAGATGTAATGACCATCCAAGAATATCCACGATCTTCTAGTTCCTGACAGAACCCAGTTTGTGAGATTAGATTGGTGATTTGCTTGGTTGCTTTGGCACACACAAGCACCTTAGAAACTGCTGCTTCGTCAATACTTTCCAGAAGATGATTGCAGTCACGCTCAAATACATTATTGCTGTCCAAAGATACTTGCTTAGCAACAATCTTAGGAGGAATAATATATCCTTCTCTCACCATACGGGGAGCAGGAACATTTGCAATGATGTTACCATAAACCTGAGTATTGTTCATCCCAGGTTTCTTGGGAGTGGAAGAATACTTTGGAGTTGCAGTATAGAAATAACAACGATCCGCTTTCCTGCTGAAGTATTCAGTAGCAACATAGAAGTTCTTTTGCACGCTGTTATGTGCTTCATCAAAGTGAATTGTATTCACCTTGATACCTGCCTCCATAATTTTATGAAGAGAATGATATGTGGTGAAGATCAGTTTGTGCTTAGGAGCATCAGGATTAAATGCAACTCTCACTATCTGATCCCAGTGCTGAATCTCTGCAGGTTTAGTGGTGCTGAAATGATGCGTTTCTCCAGAGTGAACATGAAGAACAGCAACTGTATCAATATGCTCCAGATACTCAGAAGACAGTTGATTCGCAAGCAAAATGCGAGGAGCAACAACCACAACAGTTTGTGGTGTCTCTTTCTCAAATTCTCTTATTGTGTCACCAATACCCACAAGAGTCTTACCTGCACCTGTCGTTGCACAGATAATACCTTTAGGATGAATCTCAGTCGCATCAAGACATTCATTCTGATGATCGCGAAAGGAAATCATAAATTAAGAATCAATGAAGTAATCATACCAGGAATCTGGTGCTGTGGCAAGTCAGTGTGCCAGTTAATCAATTAGCACATATGGTGCAGTTGCGACCTTTGCAAGTTTTGTTTTATTATTTTTTGTTTTGAACTCTTTAACAAAAGCATCTTCAATAAGCATACTTTTGTTTCCAGAAAGAAATACCTTAGCACCTTTCTTTGCAAACAATCCATAAAGAGACAGCGTAATTTGTTTTTTCAGAAAATTTTGTATATCTCTATCATTTCTAGTATAAATCCACAATCCTTGAGCATGGACATAATCATTATGCAAAATACCCATTTTATTTTTTAACATTGAATTTTTATCAAGAGTTGCAAGTTTTCCATGAGGACTTGTCAATGATTTGTTTTTACACAACTTAGATACTGCTATTCTATATTCTTGAAAGGAATCTTTTGGATTACTGGTTAAAGTATCATATTCTGCACAAAAACCTTTTATAATTTTATTTGAAGCATCATCATATAATACTAATTCTCTCTTACGAATTTCTCTCAAAGCACTATTATAATCATTTCTTATCTTTTGAGGAATGTTTCTTTTGTTGATCGCAAAATCAAATGCTTTATTTCTAATTGAAATAATTTCTACAATCATAGAATTATATTTTGAATATTTTTTCATTATTACATCAGATACCGTATATGAAGCACCACCAACAAATGCACCTTTACCGAAAGGTTTTGCATTAAAACCCGTTCGTCCAATTTGCAAATCAAATTTTGCCAACTTATCTGTAATGTCAACTTTTTTGTAGTTTAAAGTGTAAATTACACTGAAATAAGTTCTACCATCCGCAATTTTGTCATCATCAATATCTTCTATTTCCACCATTTCACTGATTAAGTCATATAGTTCCTTTCTATTCATTGACGATGCTCTTGCAAGAAATTCAGTATATGGGTCCAAATATATTTCAAATCCCTGAGCACCAGAAACTGTACCAACTATTGAAATATCTGCTTTTGATGCACTTGTTTTCTTCAAAGAAATGCCAACCATATCCTTTGAAGCAAAATACTTGTTTGTTAAAGTTCTAAAAGTATTTCTACCTCTATTTCCCCAAGCAAGATTATTCAAGATATCCATTGTTGTGACACTTGAATCAGTAATGTTATCTTTAAATTCTTTTAGAATATCATTTACTTTACTTTTTTTTACTGCGATTACATCAACAGATGATAAAATATCAGAACCAACACTATCTGGCAAATCTAAAGAATTTAAAGTTTTTGTCAGAGCATCATCTTTCACAATTTGCATAAAATCTGTGCTCTGATCAAAAAACATGTATTGAGATAAATTTCCAATAATGTTAGATTGTTTTAATTTTGCTGCACTAAGGTATGCCGACTTAATTTCACCATCTAATTTTGTAGGTTCTCCAGTTTCAGATCTTAACAAGGTTCCGTTTGGAAAATCTTTTTTGTGTTGACCAATTGGATATTTGCCATCTTTGTTAAGTGCATCTTCTTTTTTTAAAATTCCTGTTTTAGAATCTTTATGAAATTCTTGTATTCTTCTAAAATTAAAGGAATTTGGTAAATGATTGGAAAGTTTTCTTACTTCAGTATCATTATTATTGAAATAATAATCATAAACGATATTGCTAAACTCCTGCAAATCAGTATTTCCATCTGCAAAGTAACTAAATGCAAGACAAGTTAGTGCTTCTCTTGGTGTAGTTTGTGACGCCATAATACTTTTTCAAGTATTTAGAAAAAAAGAGGGTCATTTCTGACCCTCTCTATCAACCACCCTTTTCTCTCAAACTTCGCACAAGATATTCAGTAAACTCTTCCATTTTTTCAGGAACAACAGCAGCAGGTCTTTCATTGATAGCATTTTTAAGTGCTGTCATTTCATTCCATTCTGCATCAGTAAGTTTTTCTTGTTTTCCTGATGAAAGAGTCATAATTTTGCTCCCGAATACTTCGATATGTTAGCATATCCCTATAAAATATCTAGTAACTTAACAATCTCTTTGGGATTGATTAACAGTTCTTAACTGAAGAAAGTTCCGAAAGAACCTTTATCATCACCCAAACCTTTCATTCGATCTTCAAGTTTATCAAGAAGTTGATCTGTTTTAATTAAACTATCAATACGACAAATAATTTCCGAAATTTCACGAGAAACAAAGGGTTTCTCTTGTCTTGCAGCATATGCTAAAGCATTTCGGAGATTACCTTCTGCTTCTTTCAAACTTTCTTCTACTGATTCACTTAGTGCCATTTAATCGATCCTCACATTTAGTATAAAAAGTTCCGTTGACATAACAGGACTTCCCTGGTTCATAGTATTTTATCGTAGGTGGGTTAGGTTGGTCAATGGTACATATATTTCCAGTTGACATTAACAATCCATTTAAACAATACATTACCAACTGCGGAAGTAACATTACCCCACACTCACTTTACGCAATTCAAAACTACCATCACCACGATCAATCCATTCAATTTGGTCACCCTCTTTCAGGTTTGCTGCTTCTAACAAGTCATCAGGGAAACTGATAAAGTATTCTGTTTTATCGGTATCAGCATCTTTACATTCTTCAACAGGAAGTTGCCACTTTACAACTTTATCTCTCACTGGATAAATGTCTCCATCTTCAGTTATATGAAGTTTAGATTCTTCTGACCAATTATTAACATCTTCCCAAAAATCATTCCAAGATTTCATACATTCTGGTGAAGGGTCATCTTTATCACAAGAAAGAATTTTGTCTGGATCATATGATCCTTCATAGTATTCTTTTTCACTCATCACCTCTTTATATGTCCAACCACCATTACCATTTAACAGTGCAAGGAGTTCATAAGCCTCAGATGTTTTTTGTTTATATGTGTAGTAGTTTTCTTTAACTACACCGACAATAACATCATAAATCTCCTGTGGTGTTGCTTCACCTGCAGACATTGCATCATAAAGCCAATTTTCTAGATTTTCAAGTGAATACTTTTTGTAATCAGTCATTTCTTGGTTTGGGTTTAGAGCAATCGTGGCAATAGTAAGAGAAACCATCGCGGAAGTATTTTACCACCTGATAGTGGTCTTTGTCAAGTGGTTTTTCCACACCACATTTATCACAGATCCTTGTCTTTCTTGAGGGACTTTCGGATTCGCTTGAGTTCTTTGAGTTCCATTTTAATATTTTTGTAAGCAGCATCAGCATCTAATTTGCCTCCCATTTCCATTGCAATGATAACATCAACTCTTGTACCAAAGTGTGCTAATGCTTTTTCAAAATCGTCTAGTTCATACATTTTTCTTGTTCCAGTTCTCAAGAGTTAGAATATCTATGCGTGCATCAACTGCATCAATAGAATTAGAGAGTTCATAAAAGCAATTGCTATTCTCTACACTTTCCGCTTCAAGTGCTTCAATTCTCAATTCAAGTTCAAGTAACTTTGAATAAA